TCCTATGATGAATGTTGTCTCAAATTTATAAAAAGGAGGATTATAAGGATTATGAATTCTAATAAAAAAGGTTTTACACTCATTGAAATGATTTTCACAACTTTCAGAGTAATGACTATCTCTAAACCCTATATATATCAATGGTTTCCAGTGTTCCATTTTTTTTGTGTTCCAAAATTGTGCCAATTTTTTTAAAATATTTCTTGAATATTTTGTTCCAATTTTATCATATCTTATTGAGATTCTTAATGGTTTCACTGTTAAACGGATTTGTCTTTGCATATGTTTTCATTGTCAACTTAATATCATCATGACCTAGTAAGTCTCTAATGACATCATATGCTATGCCTTGCTCAAGACATCTTGTTGCAAATGTATGTCTAAATACGTGTAAACTAAATCTATTCATGTGGAAATTAGGTTCTTCAAAAAAGTTAATTTTATCAACTATATCATACACAATTGTGTTAATACTCGCTTGCGATACAGGTCTACCATTTGCACCAACAAATAGTAAATTGCCAAATTCATTAAATTCTTCATATCTATGACGAGTCTTAAATATATATCCTTCATTGTTTTTTAAATTATTTAAAAATTTAAGTTGCAATTCAATGGCTTTCATGGCTGCGTCATTTAAAGGTATATTTCTATCATCTTCACCTTTTGTAGTTGTAACTATATATCTTTTACCATTTGAAAATGTACCTGAACTAGAATATTGTAAATTATGTTTAACATGTAATATTCTATTTTTTAAATCAATGTCATCAATTAATACTCCAGCAACTTCACCAGCCCTTAAACCAGTGTTAAATAGAAAAATAAATAAGTTATAATAGTATGATCCTTTGGCATATGATAAAAACATATCTTGCTCTTCTTTACTTAAGGGTTCTACTTTCTTTTTTCTTTTATTAGATACTGGTTTTAGAAATTTGAACTGATTTGTATTAACATAATTTTCAGCAACTGCTAAATCAAACATGCTATCAATTATTGATTTTACATACCCTAGTTCAGATTGAGAATAATCTGCATCAATAATCTCGTTGTATGTTTTCTTCACATCTAATACAGTTATTTTATCAAGTTGTTTCTTTCCTAATTGTGTATCATACAAATGTCTATTATAAACATTTTCATAGCTTTTCATTGTAGTTTCTTTAATAGTATTCTTTTTATAAATATTCAACCACATATCGAAAAATTCATTTAAAGTTGGTTGTTCATTTTTTGAATTTAATTTTAAATCATTTTTAGAAGTTTCTAATTTAACACGTCTTTTTAATCTAGTTAAACTTGTATCATATATTGGTTTCGTTCTTTCACCAAATCTGTTCGTATATCTATAATAATATCGTCCATCCTTTCTTTGACTAAAACCTTTTCCAAGGCTGTTGCCTTTTAAATCTTTTCCCATTTTCTTCTCCTTTCTTATAAAAAACAACAAACCCTTCTATCACTTGAATTATATCATAATATAGAAGGGTTTATATAATTTTAATTAAATATATTCATTATCATTTATCCATTCTTCAAAATCTTTTCTTTTAATTAGAGCTTTACCGTTCATTCTTAATACAAATGTGCAGAGCGGATCATTAATCAATTCTCTTATTTTCTTTTGCCCTATGTTTGTGTAAATGGATGCTTCTTTGATTGTTAATGTATATTTATGCCAAATAGGTATTTCTTGTTCTTTATTTTCAATTACCATAAATAATAACTAATTACATAGATAATGCCAGTTTCAATGTTATTAAATGTTCTATCACAAATTTCTTCCAACCAAGGATGAATATTTTCTTTATCGGCATTTACCCCAATAATAGGAATTTTATTTTCATAAGCAATAGCTAGTTCAACAATAGTACCTACGGATTTTTCAACTGTTAAATCAACAATAATTAAATTACTATTTCTAACTTTATTTAATTCCCAACGTAGAATTTCTTTTTCGGTTTCATGATATTTATAATCGTAATTATAATATTTACTAGGATCGACAATATGTAGTGATAAGTTATCAGGTTTATTTGTTGTTAATAAGTTCCTGATTTGATCTCTTCTTTTTCCATATTCTTCTATAGGAATACCGCTCATGCCACCAGCCAAATATATTGTAAAATTTCTCAAATCTTTGGTTTCCTTTCATTTATATATAATGCAATTAGAACAATAATACAAAGAACGGTTACCTCAATCATTTTTATTCACCTAAAATTTTACCTACAATATGTTCATGATAAGCTGATAACCCATCTTCAACATGTTTTAACATTTGTTCTGGTGTAAATCTATATTCATAGTTTTTAATTACATAATCAGTTTCTTCTTCAACATCATCAAATTGTCCAACATCTGATAAAGAACGTCTGTAACATTCAACAATAGCATCACCACGTTGTAATAATTTAATTAATCTTGAACGTTGGTCTACATTAATATAGAAACTAACAATTTCAAATGGATTTTCTAATGTTTTATTATATTTAATTAATTTTCTTAATCCTGAAGGAGTTAATACAACAACTGAATTATCTTTTAACGAATCTTTTTCTAATCCATATGACCAGCCATTGTAAACAGCTCTTTCAATGAATTCATTATTCAATAGTTTTTTATTAAATGTATCTTCATCATAAAAATGATAATCGACATTATTTACTTCATTTTTTCTCATTGGTCTAGTGGTACTTGAAATAATTTTGTTCATATCAAATTCTTTGCAAATTAATTTTTCAAGAGTACTTTTACCTGAACCACTAGCACCCACTAATACAATAATCATTTATTCTTTTACTTCCTCCGTATTCCATTCGATTCCCATTGGCTGATACCAATTAGTTACTTCATAACTTTCAACACTAGGTAAGATCATTTTAGCTTTATTATAAAGCTTGAATGATTTAACGCAGCTAAACGCAAGCAAGACAATATTTCTATAAATCCTTTTATGATTTCTTTTAGGAAGTCCATAAACGCTTCTTTTATTATTTGAAAATATTAATAAACCATGATTATCACCTTCAATATGTTTACGAAGAGAATGGCTTATTTTTCTTTCATTTCTTGCTTCTTTTGTTAAATCATTAATTCTTCTGTTTTCTTTCTTTTTAATAATTCTTTTTTTCATTTAAACTTCAATAAAACTGTACTTTTAGTTTTAACTTTCTTATTTAATTTTTCTCGATATTATTGGGAATATTGCTTAATTCTTGTTTGAATTCTTGATACTTCCTATCCATAGCAGCATTGAATTCTTCTTCAGTAATTTCTATCATATCATTAAAATAAAGTTCCTCTTCATCATCAATATCGAAAAAATTATCTTCAAACATGAAATATTCAAAATCATAATTATCTTCTTTATGATGAATAATATTAGAAACCGGATTGTTTTTGCATAAGGTGAATTTTAAATAATAAAAGGGATTTGCTGATAATATTTTATAATAAGTGATATAATTACCATATTGCTCTTTAAAATATTTACCCACATAAAGTTTATTTTTTACGCTTTGTATATCGGTTTTATTTGTTTCATAACTGTAAATTATCTTATCAATTTCATTTCTTTGAATTCTTAAATTATTAATTTCTTCTTCTGTTAAATCATTTATTTCAAATTTTGAAATAAATGATTTGTCAAATTCACTCATATAATCATTCCTCTTCAATCCATATTTTTTCAAAATTTTCCTTCATACAATCTTCACAATAAATTCTGTTATTAATTTCATAATAACGAGAACTAATAATTTCACCACATTCATTACATTTCAATTTACAGTCAGATGAAAATGAACAATATGCGTGAGTGCAATAACGTGGATCACATTCGTAATCACCATAAATACAAGGGTTAGCCATTATAACGACACCTCTGTTAAGTTTGCATATTCAATATATCTATCTTCTAAACACACTATGAACATTCCTTTAAATTCTTTATTAGATAACGCATCAAATATTTCATCTTCATCAAACCAAGATGAATATATACATTTTTCATCTGGCTTATCTATTGAGAGTTTAGAAAATACTGCTCTTCGTTGCTTTTTATATAATCTCATTATTTCTTCCTATATGTTAACAAAGTTCCATCTTGATTATATAAAGGTGTAATGGTTACTCCTAATAACCTATCGTTATAGTCAGTGATCATATATTCGACTTTTGTCTTTTTGTCATAAACAATGCGATAATCTAGAAAATCTAAACTACCTTGTTCAACCGTTACAAATCTATTGCGATTATATTCAGGATAGGCTTCTACTTGTGATTGTTTATTAAATAGTAATGTTATACTTAAAATTATTAATAAAATTAATATAATAACAATTATTTTTGATTTAATTTTGCTCATTATTTATCCCAACCTTCATAAGTTTTATGTAAATCAATAACACCGTTACAATAATCAGTGCTATTATTATGATATGTAAAATACATTTCACCAGTTTCTTTATCATACATTTCATAACCATCATAATATGATTTAATAATACAAAATCTAGATTGATCTATATCTTTATATTCTTCTGACTTATCGCTAGTCGAAGAACATCCAGTTAAACCAAATACGGTTAATAAACACAATCCAATTGATAATAATTTCTTTTTCATATTATTTAGTTCCAGTTGACCCAAAACCACCAGTACCTCTTTCGGTTTCAGATAATTCATCACTTTCAATAAATTCCATTGGAATATATGGTATTAAAACCAATTGAGCAATTCTTTCATGTTTATCAATAGTTTGCATTTCGTTGGTGTCATTATGAATTGCGACAATATATTCACCTCTATAATCGCAATCGCATACTCCAACACAGTTAGATGGTCTCAACCCCTTTTTTGTCGCTAATCCACTTCTTGCAAAAATTGCTCCAAATGTATTTTCAGGTAATTCAAAAGATAAACCTGTTCCAACTTTCACTGTACTATGGGGTGCAATTTCGTATTCATCGCATGAATATAAATCATAGCCTGCTGCATATTTACTCCCTCTAGTTGGAATTTTTGCATCATTATTTAATTTTTTAATTTTAATTTGTTCCATTTTTTATTTTCTCCATATATTTTTTAATTGTTAAAGCGCCATTAATTAAATATTTTCTAGTTCTTCTTTAACATTTTCTAACCATTCATCACTGTCGACATATTCACAATATTCTTCTAATTCTCTTTGAATTCTTTCAGTTTCGCCATCATCAAGATAACGTTGAACAGTATCTTTTAATGATTCATCATTAGTGGCTTCAGCAAAAATCATATATAAATCAGTGCAGACAGCACACTCTAATGAATCAATATAATCTCTTAATTTATCCCAACGTTCTGAATTGTTATCAACATAATTTTCAATATATACTTCTCTAATTTCTTTATTGGTAACACCTTCATCATCTAAAAAATCATTAGCAATTTCTTCTAATTTGTTTTCAGCTTCTAATAAATTTTGTTCTAATATACTATATTCATCAGAACTTCTAATTTCGCTTTCTTCATAATCTCCGATTAATCTTTTAATTGTTCCTTTTAATGATTTCTTTAAGAAATTAATATTACTATTTTCAATATTGTAATCAAAATGTCTCGAGTTCCAATGTTTATTTAATTTTACTTCAAATGTAATAGTGTTGGTTGTTACAGTTATGTGAGTCATTTTTAATGTAAAAACAAAATCTCTATATACAAATACTGTCCATGATTTATTCCATAATTTAGGGTCTAAATAGTTTTTAATAATAAAATCATAATCAATCTCATATACTTTAATTGTTGGTAGCATTGCTGTTATTCTCCTTAGATAATCCCGTAATTAATTCACTTAATGGCAATGTTTCAATCCATTTGCAAAAATCACGCCATTCAAACATTTTATGTCCTTTTCTTGAACGATACATATTAGCTAATACTTCATAATTCATTTCGACATTGGCAGTTAAATGAAACCCCATTGGTAATAATTCAATAATTGCTCTCCAATATTTCTTTTCTTTTGTTTCATTAAATTGTTTAGCTAACCATTCTAATGTTTCTCTAACTTTGTTGAATGTTTCTAGAGCTTGTCCACCTACTTCATCAATACCCTCATGATCAAAATTATCTTGTTCAAAACCCATAACATGAATTTTGTGCATTTTACTACAGCTATTTCTAACTGTTCCAACTTTATATGTATCAAATTCTGCCCACCAAGTATGTCCTGCGGTAATTCTTGCATATACTGGCATCATTCTCATATATTTTCTATGATCAGTGCCCGCTCTTGATAAACGTTGCATTAAGTTTTTGTCATTAGAACCCAATTCTAATCCATAATATTTGTAGCATGATTCTCTTTCTATATCGCCACGTTTACAACTACCATCTCTGTCAATATGACCACATTTTTTGCAATCATATCCCTCATAACTATCGCTCTTTTCCCAGCTGTTCTTGGGGTTTCTCATTCCTTGAATAATAAATATCATTTGTTTTGGACTTGCCAAAACCACATTTTCAATTTTAATCATTTAACTCCTCCTTAAAATACAATATAAACAAGCATAAGATTTGTGATAAATAAGACTATAATTAATAGCCAAAGAATCACAATATCCTTATTGTTTTGTTTTATATTTTCTTGCATTTTCTTAATAATATTGAATTGAATCTTATCTATTCTTTTATGAATATAAGACACATCTTTGTTAAAATTACTTTCTATATTAACAATTTTTTCTTCTAGTACTTTGGCTTGTTGTTGCACTTCCTCCATGTCTCCTGGAATACCCCGTTCATTAAAATTCTTATTCATATCTTTCACTTTCTATTAATTGAATAAATTTATCTTCTTTACCTTTAATAATTGCAGTAATTGACTCTTTACCTGCTGTATCGTTTTTGATAAATTCATACTGATCATAGAGATTTAATAAATCTTTTAATGTATTTCTTTTTTCTTGAATAGTATTCATAATAGCCTCCTACATAATCTTCTTATGCGTTAATGATTCAATAATTGATTCAATTTTTAATTGAGCTTCTTTAACACCTGATTCATGACCTTTAATTACTTGTTCATAGCCTTGCTTTTCTTCTTGCAATTGATTAATTAAAGTTTTATATTCGGTAATTTTTGAATTAATATTGTCTACTTTTTCTAATAACTCTAATTTATAAGTATCAGATTCTTCTTCAATCTTTTGCTTATTTTCAACAGCTTCATTCAATAATTTTGTCATACGATTTACATATTCAATGTCATAATCTTCTCCTACACCAAATTCAATTGGATAACAAGTAATGATTTTATTATTTTTAGGATCAACCAATACAACCCATTGGTCTTTTTTATAAACTAATTGCTTGGAATATTGTTTAATTCTTCCTTTATAGATACATTCACCATATGTACAAAGCTTATTTAAAAATTCTCTAATTTCAGTGCTTCTTAAATTTGCATATTTAGTTTTATCTGTTTGATTTTTATATCCCCAAGCACGTTCTACAAATCTTTCAGCAGCGTGTTGACTAGGAATATAATGAGTTTGTTGAATTTCAACTTCTTCTAATTCTTCTTCCATTAATACATCTCCTTTACATATTATTAGATACCAGTAAAAGTCGAAAAATTATTTCTTGACTTTTACTTCTAAAATGTTGTTGATGATAACTTGTTTATGACCATAATTATCATCTTTAATTTCTAATGTACCATTGTCTCTATTTACATAATCTTCAATAGACATTTCAATTGTTTGATCATCGTCTAATTTTAATTTAATCTTGCTTAATTTATTAAAGTCAATGTAAGGAATCATATCATCTTCATGCACATCTAATAAATTTAGTAATTCTAAAGCATCATCATAATGAGAATCATTTTCAAATACTTTTCTAGCTACATCGAACACTTTCATTCCATTAATATCTTCATTATCATAAATTACTTTATCTACAATTGGTTTAGTCTCAATATCGAAAACTCCATATTCTTTATTAACTTGATTTACAACTTTATATAAAGTGTCTAAAACTTGTTTTGGTGATTTTTGTAATTCTAATGAACCCATAAAAATTCTATCAGCAATTAAAAATCCTTTATCACCATCGAAGTATTTAACTTTCTTTTCTAAAACTGAAATAGTTTTACCATCAAAGTCAACAATGAATCCATCATTAGGAGCTGATTTCATATTTGGTAAACAATTTTTAGAAACCAAACATTCTTCATAACTTTTATCAAATTGAATTTCTTTTTTAGGATTAAGTTTTAAAGCTACAACTGATTTGTTTTCGTCAATTTCACAATCACAAACAAACACGTAATATTCATCAAAATTATATTCAACATCATGTGATTCTTCGTAGAACATTCTAATGATTTCTAAAGCTCTATCCTCAAAATCCATTTCTTCAATTCGTGTTTTATTATAGACAGATGAAGTTTTTAAATTAACATTTTCTAACATCTTCTCAATCTTACATTCCACGTAATCTCTAATGGCATCTAAATCCATTTTCTTTGTTTCAACAATACCCTCATTGTCTCTAAAAGTAGGGATACGTCCAAAATAAACCTCATTAATTTTAATCATCTAATTCTCCTTTGTTTTTTATTATCCATAAAATATTTTCTTAAGCTTATCTTTACGGGACGGGAAAAATCAATATATGTCAAAATGTTATACGCTTGACATACTTCCTTCTCAATCAAACATCCTCTAGCGTATTGCCAACCTTTACAAAAATATGCAACATCAGCGGTTGACAATAATTCAAGCGATTTACCTAAATGATAAACACCTTTATGGATTGTACTTTTTGGTTCATCTTCTTCAAAATATGAATCAATAATTGCAATATTATCTGTTTTTAAATCCTTTTTTAACTTATTTAATACTTCTAAACGTTCATTTAGAATTTCTTCCTCTGATCTATTTGCTATTGGTTGACTAATAAATACTTTAATTGTTTTATCCATTTATCTAATTTCTCCTTTTGTGAAATCCAAAATCTCAACAATTTGTAAAATTTCAACAATTTCTTGAATTGGATATACGATATTGGTTGTAAATAGGCTTAATGTCATGACCAATTCCTTTAAATATTTATCCATGATTTTGAATGAACAATTTACTTCCCCAATTCGTCCATTTACAAACTTTACTTTTGTACCTTGTTTAATTCTTTTACCATTATAAGTAGCAAAGAATATATTCTTTTCACCAATATCATCTTCCACAGTGCAAATACATACGGTACTAACTTTTACTTGATTGAAAGTAATTTGCCCACTTTTATTAGTAAAAGCTCTGTAAAAATCGTTATTATCAAATTTACATCCCTTGTGAGGTATCACACCATTGTCTAGTGGTTTACATAATTCAAGTTCATCTTCCCAAACTGCATACCCATTATTTAATGTAATGATTTTATTGTTTGTAGCAATTGTAAGAATTGTATAGATTTCTCCTTCTTTTAAATATTCTCTATTCATGTTATAAAGTCGTTTGTATATAACTTTGTCTCCTGGTTTAAATATACAAGCCATTAATCACATCCTCCTTTTATTTCTTTTATTATTTGTGTGTAAATATTTATTTTAATACAAGTGTATATAATGTTTTCAACTTTTGATTTAGTTATTTCATTTACTTTGAAATTATCTTTATTTCTTTCTAAATGAAAATTAATAAGTTCATTAGCCTTTTTACATTTATATTCACTTGCCCAAATAATTTCGTTTTTATCATAATGATTGATTTTAAAATCCAATAATCTATCTCTTAAACCTTTATTTAATATAAGAACATCTTTATACAATGTATCGTTATAAGTCATTTTAAACGCCATCCAATAAAGTCGTTCTATATGATGAAATTATTTTCTTGCATAACCGTATTTTTTCGATTTCTTCTTTTTGATTTGGATAAGGATGAGTTAATACTTTTTGTTTTTCTAACATCATACCTTTTAATGCTTTAAAGAAACGAACTTGATCAATCTTATCAATTTCATCACTCATATCTTGTAATTCTTTTAGCAATTCTTTTTCATTATCACCATTTGTTAAAAAATACTTTGAGTGTAATAATTCTAAAAATGCTAAATTTTGTTTAAATAATAAATCTTTAAAAATTCTAATATCACGTACTGTTACATGAGAATTATCTTCCATTACATAAGTTGTAGAAATCATATCATCACCACGAATAATTTGACCCAATGTAGGACAGATGATAACTTCCACATCGACATCACTTTGATAATCTTCAGTAAATATCATCATATCGTAGTTCATCAAACCTTTTGCAATCATGAAAATAACGTATAATTCAGGATGATTATTTCTTAACCAATCCCATTTATTTTGCATATCAGCATAAATATAAGCATCAATTTCTTTAGGCGTTTTTAAATTATTTATAATTTTTTATTTCCTCAAAAAACCTATCTCGTAATTTTAAGAAATTAAAATCATCTTTGATTTTGTATTTACTTTTTCTACCACTTGTATCAGGTTCTAAATATTCTGTTCTTACTCTTTTTAAGAAACCGTAGAAATAATTTGCTTGAGCGTCTAATAGACTCCCCTCTTTATCTCTAACAACCCCATCTTTCTTAATTTTTGCTGAACCAAGTCTAATAATTGGAACTGTTAAATTTCTTAAATTCTTCCAGTATTTATAGTAGTAAAGTTTAAATTTGACCATAAATTTTTCACTATCTTCAACTACATATCCTTCGATATGTCTACCTTTATATAAATAATCTTCATCATTAATTTCTAAATACCAAGGATAGAATTCTTCCCATGAGTTAAATACATAAGCTTTTTCTTTAACAGTGAAACCAAAATTTTCAGCAGCAATACATAAATCTTCATATGAGACATGATTAAATTCTAATGTGTTATCAACAATATCTAAAAGGAATAAATATTTATCATCATAACTGATAATATGTGGATCATTTTCATTATCTACACATTCAATAAGAATTGTTTTATCATTTTCTTTTAGATAATTAAGGATATTTTGTTTTTGATCTTCAGTGATTCTTTCATTAAATAATTTAATAAATACATTGATTGTATCATCTTTATTAGCATAAGAATCAACAATAGCTTTTGTACTAAACATCAATCTATCTTCATCTTTGTTATATGAAATCATTCCTAAGAAACCATTCTCTTTAACATATGCTGTAACTGGAAATTTAAACTTGTGTTTTAAATTCATAATTCTTGTTTCTTCAGTCTCATTTACATTCATAAATTTTTGAAATCCACGAGCTTGAATCTTATTTTCATTTGTATTAATAAATAATCCTCTTGCTTTTACAGTTTGTTCATTCCAAATACCTTTTTCAAAAGCGTTTCTTGTAAAGTTAAATGATGAAATATTACCTTGCTGTCTTTCTCTAATATTAATGTTATTTCTTAATAAAGATACAGCTTGTTCAACTGATACGTCATCTAAACTTAATTTTGTTGATTCTTCATAATTTTCATCCTCTGCACAATCATCAATACTAAATACGTTATTTTTTAGTTCAAATGTTTCAAATCCATTTACATCAAGTGTAACAATTCTTAAACATCCACCTTTTTCAACCCCACCCTCAAGATTAAAGCACCTTTCATTAACTTGTACTGGTAGTTCTTCAATATTTCTATGACCACTAATTTGATAAACATTATTAGGTGTATTTCTAATAAATGACTTAGCAATTGTAGAATAATCTTTGTATTTACCAACGCCTCTAATAAATTGTTCAGTTGAAATAAAGATTGGATTTTGTTTTAATCCACTTACACCACCATGACAACAAAGAACTGTTTTATCATGATAAGTAAAATAACAAATTTGAGCTAATCTTCTACAAAATTGTCTTAAATCAGATTTCTTTAATTCACCTTCACCTACTGCTTTGTTTAAAGCTGGTAAAGTATGTGTAGCAAAATATCTTGTAAAATCTTCAATATTAGAAGCGAATGATCTTAATGAATATTCATGATTTCCTTCTAACAAAATAACATTTGGTTTTTGATAGATAGATAATAAGAATTTTAACACTTCAACATTTTCAATTCCTCTATCAATATAATCACCTAAAAAGATATAATATTCATCATTTTTTAAACCGTTTATGAAGTATTCTTGTAATACCGTATTGCATCCATGAATATCAGATAAAAAATGAATTTTTTTATATTCACTTAAATCAATAGGTCTATATAAGATTTGATCAAATTCATTTGGCTTCAATTTTTTAATTGCTCTAGGGATTGATTGAGTTTCAAATCTAGCATACATTTTATCAATTGCTGATTCTGGAACACGTTTAAATTCATCTCTTAAAGCATTTCTTCTTTTACATTCTTCAATAGGAACATCTGTCATATCAATAATATAAATTCTATATCTATATTTATCGGCAAGTTCTTTATATCTTGCCATTTCAGATGTTTTAGAATTTGTAGCATCAATAACTGTGAAGTCACCTCTACTCATTCTCTTTTCTAACATTTGAAATAATAAGCCCCATACTTCTCTTTCTTTTTCAACGTGGATAATTTCATTACCTTCATTGTTCAATACAGGAGCTTGTAATTGTAATCTAATTTCATCAGCACTTAAGCTATATTGTTTCAAATTATGTTCTTGAATATATATTGATTTACCTGAAGCTGGTGAACCTCTAAATAATAATAAAACTCTCATTTAATACTCTCCTTTATTCATATATTTCTGGTAAAATATTTTTTATTTGTAATAGTAATAACACAACCATCAATGCTAATGTTATAATACCAACGAAGATTAATTTATAGATTGCTGTTTTCATAAACAATACAGACACTACACATAACAAAAGAAAATCTATAATAATTAATCTTCTCACTATTTTTTTAGTTAAATATTTCATAATATTTGATCCTCACTTAATTTGTTTTTATAAAATATCAATAAACATATATTTTTTCTTCACCATAATCACCACCTCCTTTGAATCCTTTGAATTATAATTCACCTTTTAATTCCAATTCTAATTTACGTGTATAACAATCAAGAATCTTACATTCAACTTTACTTTTACCTTGTTTTTTATATTCATCTTGTTGTTCATATTTTTGTAGCAAATCTTTCATTAATTCTTTTTTACTTCTTAAATTCGCTTTCATATAACTCCTTTAACATATTATTACATACTACGTAACAACATAAATAAATGTGTAGATTTCTACGCTTTCATTGTATAATATATATATTTACTAGTCAATAATAATATGTATAAAATTTAGATTTTATTAAAATTATTAGGTATTTTTAAGTCCTAAAACTAGGTACTTTAGCAGTACCATAAAAACAAAAAGTAGAGAATAATCTCCCTACTTTTTCATATGAGGATATTTTTTTAATCTATATCCTATCTTTATATATTCATCATAGACTGGTTTCCACAATAACGTTGCTTTCCTATATTCATTAGGCAATAATTTATTTAAAGTATTTAGAGTATCTTGTATTTTAATGTTGTAAGGACAAGCAATACAGCCTGAACGTTGAAAATTATAAGGTTCATGATATAATTTACATAAAGGAATATTATATTTTTTTATAAACCACTCAATCCAATCATCTTTCATAGGATTCAAAGGTTTAAATTTCTTTAATTTTTGTCCTTTATCAATCACTAGACAACCTCCATGTGATGCTCTTAATCCACCTTCGGCAATTCTTTCTCCAGTAATCTTATATGGTTTATTATTTTCATGCTGCCAAATATTAAATGGTTCTTTCTTTAACTTATCACAACATTTATTACTTATCTTTAAGTTAATATTTTGTTCAAATTGATATTTCAAAACATTAGGACAACCATATCTTTTACGTTCTTCAGGTGGATCATAATATCTCATAGTTGATTTACTATGACCATTTTGTTGATACATATGTACTAATTGACTATGTTCTTTACTTTTAAATGGATAACCATAATTCTTTAAAATTTTACCTAACGGTTATTCAGGTCTAATCACAACCAATCTATCATCTTTTTCTTTTAATTCATTTATAAATTCAACGATTAACTCATATTCAATACCAGTATTGATAAATACTCTTGGAATTTTATTTCCTGGTATTGCTAAATCAATTAAATAGCTTAACACAGTGGAATCTTTACCTCCACTAAAACTTATTACAAAATTTTCTTCTCCATATTTAGAGATAATTTTTTTGATAGTATCAATTCTATCAATTAATAGTAATTCAAAATCCAATTAATCAACCGCCTAAACTTATCACGTTTTCACGGTTAATTTATCTATTTGCTCTTATACGTTTATATGACTTTCGACATATAAATTTCTAGCCACGACAATTCAAAATTTTACTGTACTACGTCATAATCATAAAGCACAAACCTAGTTTCACTAGGATAAGATTAATTTCCTTTCTTTATTTTATAACTTTCTAATTCATTAATGATTTCTTTATGTTTGTTAACTTCATCATCAATCAATCCATTGTATAATTCTACACATTTTTCATATGTATCTGCATATTTTCTTGATCTCATTTCAACTCTTTTACTAAATGCTAAATCTTTATCAGTCCAATTTTTACCATTACCTTTATAATTCTTTTTAAATGGTACAAAATAAAAAGGTCTCCAATGATTAGAATATTTTGATATTGGTATGCCTATTCTTTCTTTGATAGCTTTATCTCCATATCCTTGTTCATATTCTATTAATACAACAACACCAAATGCTGGTTCTTTTTTATACGTAAATGTTGTATTTTGATAAGAATTTATTTTTCTTGAATTTGTTTCAAAACCACAAGCCCAATATGGTACACCATATAATATCTCATTATTAGTATTCATTATTTATCACTCCTTTCTTTAACTTATTTAAGCAATGTTATCTAAACTTATTTGTATTAATTGCACATTTAAGTTTATTGCTTTATTTATAGTCAACAAATTCCATTTTCTAATTTTCTTTAGGTGGAAAAATATTTAATACGCATTCTTCAATAACTGGTGCGAAGTATTTATTGAATCTTTCTCTTTCTTTTTGTCTTTCTCTTTTTTTATGATAACCACAATATCTCTTTGTTGGTAAATTATGATTTCTTCTATAATTGTTTGTCATAATTACTCCTTATATAAAATTACTTTATTTTCTCTTAAAGATTTTTGAACATCAATAATTCTTTGGTTTATTGATCCTCTATATGCTAATCGCAATTGTTTTTTTTCTTCAATAAATTTACCATCGACAAGAACATCAATCGTATAAAATATTGTTTTTATAAAGCAATCTGGACGAATAAACATTGATGTTTCTAAAGAATACTTTAAAGAAAGTAAATATTCAAAATCGTAACCCGTATAAATCCAAATTGTTTTGCTAGGAAAATCATTTTTAAACCATTTTACTAATCTATATGTTGCAAATAAGTTTTTATGATGTAACGGTTCACCTCCAACAATTGTAAGACCATTAATGTAATCTTTGATTAACGGTTTAATTTTATTTTCATAGTATTCTCTACTAAATGTTTCACCAATATTAAAGTCCCATAATTCACTATTAAAACAATTTTTACAGTAGTGCTCACAACCACTAAAGAAAATAGAGACTCTTATGCCATCTCCGTTTTCTATCGTATAAGGTTTTACTTTTGCTATTTTACTCATTATTTTATAAATCCTTTAATTTTAAAATATGTTTCTTCCTCGACAATATTTTTATATCCCCAATCCCAAAATCTTAATAAAGTTGATGTATAAGTTTCAACAGAATCAACAGATAATAGATCGCCATCTCTCCAATGGTATCTATTGTATGTCAACATAGCTTTTAATACTTTTCTTCTATTGATGTATGTATTTAAATTTTTGAAATAAAAATAAAACATTATAAACATACAAATATATATAATTTCTATTACCATTGTTTATAATCTTCTTTCATACAATTCAACTACATTTTCGGCTAAACAAGCAGTTGTCAGTAAACCAACTCCACCAATATTTTTAGTGATATAACCAGCCTTATCTTTGCAAGCAGCAAAATCAACATCACCAGTTAGTTTACCAGTCTTAGGATTTACTGATAAACCAACATTAATTACAACTGCCCCTTCTTTAATATGATCATCGGTAATTAAGTGTGGTTTGCCAACACAAGAGACGATCACATCACACGGATTTGTAATACTATCTAAATCCTTCGTGTAACTATGACAAATTGTAACAGTTGCATTTTTGTCTAGCATCATTTGAATTAATGGTTTAGCACAAGTTTTACCACGACCAATTATACAAACTTCTTTTCCTTCAAGGTTATAATCAATCTCATTAAAGATTTTCATAATACCTTTAGCTGTTGCTGGTTTCACAAATGCATCTTTAAAGAAACCATCAACATCTCTTTCAGGACAGCAATAATAATCATTAATAACTTCCCATGTTACTTCAGTGTCTACATCTTTATTAATCGGTAATTGTACAACAACTGGATTATTAGCGTTTGCTACTTGTAATAATTTCTTATATTCAATATTTCTATTAAATGGAATTTCTTCAAATCTAATTCTTACCTCCTCACAAACCTTGCGCTTATTTCTAACATAAGCTTTTGATGGTTCATCGTCAGGATTTGTTAAAACAGTCAATTTAGGATTGATTCCTTTTTCTTTCAATTTATCCACTCTTTCTTTAACATCATCTTTAATTTTTTGAGATAATGTCTTGCAATCAATAATTTCTCTCATTATTTTTTCCTTTCTAAATTGGTAATTTTTGAACATTTAAAATAACAATATTTGTAAAAAATAAAATTCTTTTTAACTCTTCTTTAACATCATCAATATCATTTATTTTAATTTTCTTTTTGCTAGTAATGCTGACAGATGAAAAACCATACTCATCATCTCTTATGTAAAAAATGATATTAAATAACCTTTTTCTCTTTTAAACAACATCTATTCCACCACGATTTTGATTTTATAACCAAGCTTTTCTTCAATTTGTTTTTTAGTCATCTCAACTGGTTTTCTTTCCCACAATAAAGGTCTATGATTAGTATCATATAATGCTGATGTACAAATATATGTATTAATATCATTTGATAAACCATAAATTCTATAAATATTTAGTTCTTTATTTATGGATTCATAATTATTAAAGAAAATATCATATTCACTTATTTTTTTAATTCTACCACTCAATGTGTTAATTAATAATTTTTCAAATTTATTTTGATCGTGTCTCACACATAAATATTTTTCACCATTTTGCAATTCTACTAAATAACCACTTTTAATATTATCTGGCGTGTTGATTTTATAACTTCTCATTTTTCTCCTCCTTATTTTTATGTATTTTATTTTCTTCTTCGTATTGTTCCCAAATTAAACAAAAGAAAATAAATCCAAGAACAATGAATAATACAATAATCATTGTTATGTGAACTAGTAAATTAATCATTAGTCGACAACTCCAAAAATATATTTCTTGATATTATTTTCTCCTGCTTCTTCGATAGCTTTTTGACATAACTCTTTAGTGTCAAAATAAATAGTATTTGAATATTGGCGAAATGTATCATTTAAAATACCAACCAACGACTCATCATGATCGTAAACTATATAAAAATTATAATCTTTGTTTTTAAATTCTCTTCTACCACATTTTAATAAAGTAGTTTCGACTTTACGTCTCATAACTTCAAATTCAGCATCTTCTTTGGTTAAGAAACAATTACCGATATTTCTTCTCCAATTATCAACTACAACATTTTTCCAAGTTTTATTATAAATATCGGCATAACTACTAATAGACCAATACCTATCACCATTTTTTAAATTCCATACTGTTTTAGGTGTCGGTGGAGTAAGAAACTCTTTTAATTTTTCTTCATCTACTTCATAACCTTTGTATTTTTCTGCGATTTCTTCTACTTTAATCATTAATATCACCTTTATTTATTACATTTTTGAGTCTTTCTTTTTCTCTTTTAGCTTTCTTTTCTTTCCATTCATGAACTTCAGTTTCATTTATGTAAAACATTTCTTTTAATTGGAATAACATGATCTCAACATCAGCTATTTCTTCGACTAAATTATCCTTACAATCATCTTTATTTGGATAACGCAAACACTTATTAATTGCTTGAACTAATTCAGCGCATTCTTCCATTGCTTGTCTTGACTGTGATTCTTTGCCATAAATTTCAATTGATTTTTTAAAAATCTTTTCTATTTTCTTTCGTTTCATTGTTTCACCTCTTTATCTTGCGGCATTTGAAATACCATATCTTCATTTACTCTTGATTGAATATGGTTTTTGATCATATCTAGAACTTTTGAAGTTTTTTCTTCAGATGAATAAATACCAAGTTCATTGAATTTATCATCACAAACAAAATATTCTTTTACGGTTTCATCATCTTTAAAAATTTTTCTTTTTACAATTTTGTCATACCATTTGCCATATATTTCATTAGTATAAATTAACATACCTTTACCTTGTGACCTAACCCATACACCCATATTCAAACACCTCTTTAACAATAACTTTTAGTTAAATCAATTTTCTTTTCTCTAATAAAGTACTTATTCAAATAAGGTAAGTTATTAGATAAACATACATCAAAATAATGTCTATGTTTCATATCAAATTCATCAACAATCTCACTTTTTAGTCCAATAAAAAGTACCTCTTCTTTATCATCATTCGTATAAACTTCAAAAGTTTTCGTATATCCTCTTCCATAAGACATATAGCCATTATCTTTTAAAAATAATTCAAATCCAGTTTGTTGTTGTAAATAATTCAATATTCCACCTATTTTTACAAATTCAGTTTTCTTCGGTGGTCTTGCATATTCATCAAAGAAACTATCTAAAATTGTTTTGTTTCTTAATTGAATCTCTTTTTCAGTTAATTCTTCTTTCAATATTTTCACTTCTTTCTTTAAATTCGTGGATTTTTAGTTTTTATAAATTCCCTATAATTAGGCATAATAATAAAGACTAAAAATTACATAAAACCCTAGTTTTAAATTTTCTATTTATAATTACCTAAATTATCCCAGGTGAAGAATAATTCATTAAATAATTCAATATCTTCTTCATCTTTAATAATTGGTTCGGGTCTTTTATATTGACCTTTCTTCAATCTGTAATAAATTTTTCCTTTATATGGAATTTCTACTTCAGCTAAAACTCCCCAATCATGTTTTTCTTTGATCATGAGGATTTGACCTTCTAAAGATTTTTGACAATTTATTGCCTGAATCTCTTGTCCAATATAAAATGTCACTATTCATCACCATCTTCAGTTTGTTCAATTTCTTTAAATAACTGCATTAGTTCTTCTTCGGGAATTGAATCCATCATCATTTCAACAATTTGTTTTGTTTTGTAATACTTGTAAATCTTATTAATAACGTAAGAAACAACAATTCCCCAAATAAATCCAATAATATAACCTATTAACTCCATTTATATTCCTCCTTTATTCTTTTTTTGTATTTCTTTCATAAGAAAAAAATACGCTGGTTCAGGATAAACTACTTTTGTTTTATATAATGGTGCTGCGTTGTGTATTTCCATCTTTGTTGTCTTTCTCAAACAATCTACCATAAGCAAGTTTTGATCCTATTTTAAAATCAAATTCATCTTCAGGATGACATTTTGCAACTGTACGTTCAATAACTTTATCATTTTCTTTTAAAATAGCATGGACTTCATTATCTTTACGTGTGATATGAATTTCTTGTTTAGGAAAAATTAAATCTTTACATTTAACCTCAATAAATTCATTAGCTGTACATAAATCATATCTTCTTGAATAATGTCCATTTATAAAACAAGTACTAATACCATTAGAACCAATATTTAAAATTTTAGGATAATTCTCATCCCTTGGGTAATATTTTGTAGCTATTTGTCCATCTACCCATTTGATATTAATATCCTTACAAATTTTTAAAACCTTCTTTACTTCTTCAGCGGTTTCACATTTAACAGAAACGCTTTTTAAAATAACTTTTCCCATTTTTATATCTCTCATTTCTTTATAAAATATCACTTTTATTTTTTACCTTTGCATCCCAATTTATGTAACTTCTGATTACTTCACGGGCGATTACCTTAATATTAGGTGCTGCCTGATACCAACAATCCCATTTTTCGAGTTTTTTAACATCAGTCTCAAAGGCATCACCTACAAATATTTCATATTCTCTACGTGACCATTCTTGATATTGAATGATTCTTGATAACATTAAACAAAAGCCTTTAAATCCATAGATATAAGAATCTTCATTTGAAATGTTATCACTGTAATAATATTCAACTGGATTCTTCCAATATTTTTTAACCTCTTCAAATGTTTCTTCATAAACAATAGAATTATTAAATATGTTGTAATTAATAACTTTTTTAGTATTTGGATCATAATTTAAAACATAAAATTCAAATTTTGGATTATCTTGTTTATTCATATATTACTTTCCCTTTTTATCCTTTCTAATCGAGCTTATTGTAAATTTGTAAAACTGCTAAACTTAAACAGCCAAAAACAAATCCAGTAATATAAAGATTATTAGGTGACATAGTTTCTTTTATAATTGCGCCCGAAATAATAATCATAACGTAAATGCTTAAACATAGTATTTTCTTCATCAAATTCTCCTTTTGCATATTATTAGATACCTTCTAATTACAATAAAATAATAACATTTGTTCTTGTACTAGTCAGTAATAATATGAATGAATCTAAATGTTTTTTAATTCTTTCAACCAAGTGTCACGTTCAAAATTCTCTTTTTTTAACACTGCTCTATTTACTGTGTTAATATCACCTATATGAAACACTTTTTCTTGCATACGTGTTAATCCAACATAAATAATATTGCTATTTAACATATATGTATGACTAGATGGTGTAAATAAAATAATAACTTTGTTTTGTGATCCTTGAGATTTATGACAAGTAATTGCATAAGCCAAAGAAACATTTTGCATATCTTCACGAGAATAACCAATTAAAACATCATTAAAATCAATAACAATTAAATCATCTGTTATATCTTTTATTACTCCAGTTTCGCCATTTGCTAGAAAAATATTTGTTTTATATTCTACCCATTCTTTATTACCAAATTGTTCATCTAAAGTTACCGCAACTGCTTCTCTATTATTTACAGTTTGCATTACAATATCACCAATGTAAAACTCTTGATTTTTTACTGTTACATGAATATCATTTACATCATGTGGATTTGCTAATGGTTGTAATAATCCATTTAGTGCAACACTTCCAAAATCACCTTTCCTGTAACATGATAAAACCGTGACTTCATCAGGTTTATAGGATTCTAAAACCCTTTTATAAATAGTAACTAGATAATTTATACCTTCTAATTTATCAGCATTAATAAAGGTATAATCTTTATTATCACCATAAACCATCATTTTCTTTTTGTCATCTTTTTGTTCTTTTAAATATTGAACACTATTTCTTACATCGGTTGCGACCTTCATTAATCCGCCATCATTATAACGGAATACTTCAGTTAATTTAGTACATGGTAGTTCTTTGATTGATAATAAATCATGTAATAAATTACCACAAGCAACTGAAGGTAATTGGGCTGGATCACCGATAATCAACATTTTTGTCCTTCTAAAATCAATAGCTTCAAGTACTCTTTTAAATAAGAAAATATCCGTCATAGATACTTCATCAATGATTAACACATCACAGTTTAATTTGTTTTCTTCGTTATAAGTCCATTTCGGTGGAACATAACCAAGACCTCTATGAATTGTTTGAGCATCAACTCCAGTATAATTACCCAAGACCTTACTTGCCTTACCTGTGGGCGCTAATAAAGTAAAGTTTTTACCTAAATCATTTAACATATTAAGAATACCTTGTACTGAAAATGATTTACCAGTACCTGAATAACCGACTAAAATACTAAATTGATTTTCACATAAATTTTTTAAAGCATTGCTTTGTGTTTCCGTAAGTTGTGCTTCATCAATTTTTGTATAATCTTTATAATTGCAATCATAAACTTCTTTGAATTTATTAGCATTGATAATACGATCATAAATATATTTTTCAGTCTCATATGTACTTTTAATTGAAACATACGGATGATTTTCATTATCCACATGATAGTAAATATCATCTTCCTTAAGACATTCGACAAATTTATTTGAACATTCTGGTGTTAATGTTTTAACTTGCTCATTTAATTCTTCTAATCTAACTCTTGTACTACCATTATTCTCATTTTCTTTTAATGTATAAAGTATGCAAGAACGACATCTTTGTTTTGATGTCATTAAATCATATCCAAAATCAATCGTGTTATTTTTTTGAAAATCTAATAACATTGCATCAGCAGTTTTGAACCCAATACCACTTAAATCACATAAAAATTTATATGGATCATCAAGAACTTTTGCTCTTACTTTTTCAATCGAAGCATATTTATCATACATTTTTCTTATAACATTAATTGATAATAAACCTTTAAATTCATTAATCAAATCCATTAATTTAAAGTTGTCAATAATTTTGTCTCTAATTTTTTTAAATGATTTTTCACCAATTCCTTTTACTATGCTTAGGTCAATTGGTTCATCGTTTAATACCATATCAATAACATTGGGATAGTTTTTATATAATTCATTTGCTTGATTTAATGTTAAAATACTTTTTAAAAATGTATAAGTTTCTTCTGAAGTAGTAGGCTTATCACGTCTACATGAAATTACTTTATACGACATCCCATATTTACCTTTAGTCTCAACCCCTGTAATCTTATAAGGAGTATTAAAATCTAAAGTTGAAATATCACCCATTATTGTTACGTTTCCATAATTATTAAGAGAAACTTGTTTAAATTTTTCACTATCAACATTCATTGCATAAATTCTAAAATCGTCTCTTTGAAAGATACAGCGATTAACTGTACCTTCAAAAGAAACTTCTTTTTGTTTTTCTATAACGCCATCACCTCATAATCGTTTAATATATCTTCATATTCATCTATTTTTACCCATTTGCCATTTTCGTCTGGTCTAACTTTATTCTCCTTATCTAATTTATCTATTCTCAAAATCGAATATTGTTTAAAAGGATCTTCAATAAAATGGTTTCCTCTTTTAATTCTTGTTAAAATTTCCTCACCATCATTCAAACACCTTAAAATCATTCTTGGTTTTCTTGGGTCTTTATTAGTCGTGATTTTTAATACAATGTAATACCTATAATCAATTTCATGATTGAAATATTCAACATATTCTAAATTATCCATTTCAAATTTGACTTGATCTTGTACATTCATAGGTTTATTTGGAATATCTTTTACTAATTCTTTTAATAAACCTATACCATTAATTTCTTTGAATAATTTAGCTGTCTCTTTATCTGAATATTTTTTTACATAATATTCAGAAATACCTAATTCATCTAATTTATCTTTTTTAATTTGTTTAATATTTCCTTGTTTTAATTTGTTAAACATTTCATAAATATCAAACAAATATTGATTTTCACCAAAATCAGAAAAATAATTTAGTCCAATCAAAACATTCATTTGTCTTGAATTGACACTTGTTTTATTTTTTATATCTACCAGCAAATCAACAAAATTGTTATATGTATTATGTTGTGATAATTCATATAGTTCTTCAGCTATAATCTCGTTACAATATTTGACTGAAAGAACACCTTTATAAATTGAATTATTTTCTTTATCTTCCATATAATTTGCTCTTGATTTACCAAATTTAATTGAATGTAATTTAATACCAAAATATTCAAGTTCCTTAGTCAAATATCCAGTTCTCACTTTATCATCTGAATATAAATCAAATACAACTGAAAAATATTCTAATGGATAATGTGTTTTCAAATATGATCCATAAAGAGCATCAATTGCTACTGACAAAGCGTGACTTGCATTGAAACTGTATTTTGCAGCATCATTTACTACTTTCCATGTTTCAGCAAATCCATTCATTTTACCTAATTTGTCGAACCAACCTTTTTCAAGTTTTTGTTCTAACTCTTGTAAAGCTTCAGGTGTAAACTTCTTCTTTGATATTTTCTTAATTATGTCGTAGCTTTGGGACATTTCTATCCCTAACCACCCTAAATAGGTCATAATCGACTCTTGATACATCATATAATGAAATGAATCCTTTAATAATTCATCTAATTCTTCTACTCCAGTTGAATAAGGTTTTCTTTCAATAAAATTATTTAACAAACTTGCAAATCCTGGTCTGATTGCCGCTACATAAGCTGCCATTTCGGCAAGATTTTGTGGTTTATATTTTTTTAGTATTTGTTTATCGTAGTCACTGTCACATTGGTTAATTGTTGTAGTGATACCATTACCAATTAAATCCCATACTTTTTGATCACAATGATTAACAATGAAACTAATGTCATCAATAGGTCTACCTATTTTTTTATAAACTTTATCAATAATATCCCAAACAGTTACAACCAAGAAGTCATCTTTGACATATTTATATACGTCACAGTTATAACCATCAAGACAACAACAAATACGGTCTCCAACTTTAATTAACCCAATTTCTCTAGAAATAGGTTTATCTAGCAATAAGAAACTGCATGGCGAGGGCGATATAGAGTCAATAACTCCTAAAAATACGGATGATTCTTTAATTAACTTACCCCAATAAGGATGTTCTCTGTAATCATCAATATTCTTACCAATTTCATTATAAGCATCAAAATCTAATCCTTTTGCTTTACACCACATCTTAAATGCCTGTGAATCTTTCATAGTTCCGTAGGCAACCATGAAATAAATATTATCATCACCTAAAATATCTTTAGCAGATTGTATAATAGGTTCTTGACTAGCCACGTTCAAATCAATCCATTACTACCCCTAGTTTCCTAGTATTTATGTGTTAATAATTAACACGGGGTGTAGACTATACAATAATCGTTGATATGATCTCGGATTCTCCTTGGTAGTCGTTGCGAACTTCTCGTGTCAACACGATTGATTTAGAGCTGTTTCTCAGGATTATCTCATCATTAATCTTGTTACCATACCATAATGATTAGTTATGCCATGTTTCGATTTCTCTAACACTTGGTAATTAATGCTCTTAAAGACTTCCCCTGATATTCAGAGTTTTTCATTATATATCACTATATAATGCGACAATATTATTTAATAAAAAGTAATTCTAATAAGGCGTATCTTTTATTATCAATTTCAAGAAAACCTTCTTCTTTTATTTTTTTAATTTTTCTACTACTTATATGTTCTTTTTCGTGTAAATTTTTACTATTTAAGTATATTTCACCAGTTTCAAGACAAACTATTGGTGTATTTCTCTTTTTACTTATCAATGATAGATATAATAATTCTTGTTTATCTTGATAATATGGATATGAAACCCAATGTAATCCAGCAGCAGTTCTACATAAATTATCCAGAGCAACCGAAAACGAACTTTCATTTTGTACATGATATTTTTCTCTTGCATCTTCAATGCAATCAAAAATTTCTTCAGTTTCGACACAATATATCTTTTTTGCTTTTGGATTATTGCCTTTTTTATTATGTTGAGATTTTTTCAATTTATTACTTAAAGATTTCTTCATTTCATCAGACCATTTATGATTATAATTTGGATTATTTTCTCCTTGCACTAATGATGAAATCTTTTCTTTAAATTCTTTACTTTGGTAAACACTGTTTGGATCATTTCTTAATTTAACCACTTTTTCTTTAAATTCTTTGTTAGACCATAATTTTTTAGAAGATTTTGATATTTTTTCTTTACTTTCATTGCTTTGTTTTCAGTTTTTACTAATTCTTCCACCATCAGCTAAATTTGTTAAATGATAATCAGTGTTTTCTCTATAATATTTTATCAATTTATATTCTTGTTCATATGCTTCATCTTCCGACAAACCATCCATAACTATTCTTGACGAACATTTATTGTTTTTATATACTTCTTGAAAAAATCTATTCCTTCTTGAGGATTTTTTGTATCTATCATTATGTCCTTTTCCAACATAAAAAACTTCATTGGTTTCAATTATGTACCACTCGTACACGTAGTAATTGTTTATGTTATCACTCCTTTTCTTTTTGATTTACTTTTTATTAAATTTTTCTTATCGGGCATTGATTTCGTAGCTAAAATTCTTTCAGCACTCATAAAACGTGATGGATATAACTTTGTAGGTGCTTTTAATCTATCAACTTCGGTTAATCCTAATAGATTATTAATATAAAAAGAGACTGCCGAGTTATGAACAATCATATTGTTCAATAGATAACTATGCGAATCTTCAACTTCTAAATCATAAACAGAAGTTTTTACATTCTTCAATACTTCAACGTTTTCGACAACAAAGTAAACATATTTTTTATCAGCAAACACTTCTCTATTTTCAAACATACCTAAACCTAGATTATTCATTTGTTGATTGTTTGGAAAACATACATAATCTCCAGGTTTTACATCTTTTGCTTCAATCCATTGTAAAGCTAATTGTTTATTTACTGTAACTGACATACCATCTCTAGTCACATAATCTTTTTTAAGAATGAGAATCTTATGATTCAATGTGCAAATAGATGGATTATCTTCATTAGAAAACTGATGTGTAATTTTAATCATATCTTCTTGAATGTCATATCTGATTGTATTTAATACTTGTTTCCATTCGCCATTAATATCAACTACATAAGCACCTTTAATCACTTGATTAATAGGTTTAACCATTTTTCTTGTATGGACTAAAGCGTCTTCTGTAAAACAACCTCTTCCACTTCGAGTAATTACTGCGTTATATTCATTAACTGCACGTTCAACAATTGCATGGTTTAAAATGAAATAATCAGCCATTCCACAATCAACAACTGTCTTATATTCAGACGTGATTGCTTCGTAGTATTCTTTTCTTCTTTTAGGATTAGTTTTACATTTCTTTTTATCCCATTCTTTAAGTAGTAAGTCTTTTAAATATTTATTGCTATCACCTTGAATAATCTTTGGCAATTTAAATTCTTTATCAATATAAATTGGTTCACATTCATCAAAAATATATGTATTTGTAATAGCATCAAATATTTGTTTATCATTTAGAACACCTTGTTGTTTATATCTTCTAACAATCGTAGGAACACTTGGGTAATCTAAAATAAAATTAGATTCATCTTCATAAACAATTCCTTTTGCTTTTAAATACATATCTCTATAAATTGCATCTTGCTCATAAATATAATGACTGTCATTTGCATGAATTAACGGAATATTATATTTTTCGTGCATTAATAAAATCAATTTATTATGTCTACGTTGTACATCATCAGGATGTGCTTGTACTTCTAAAAAGAAATGATCTTTAAAGTGATTTAATACTGGTTTTAAAAATTTTTCTTCCCAATCATTACCTTTAAAGAGTCTTGATGCAACACAACTTGAAGTCACTATTACATTTCCTGGTGTTAATGATAGTAAACACTTTAAATCAATTCTTGGTTTATAATAGAAACCATCAGTATTTGCTTTTGATAAAATTGTATTAATTTCTTGTCGACCTTCTTTATTTAAAGCAACCAACATCAAGTGATAATTACCTCTATCTAGTTCATACATATCGTCAACATAATATGCTTCAACTCCATAGATACATTTCAAATTATTTTGTTGACATAAAGTAAAACATTCAAAAATATTACCTTGCCATCCGTGTTCAGTTGTAAAGTATGAATCATGACCTAACTCTTTTGCTCTTTCGATATAATCAATAGGTTTTGAAACACAGTCTTGTGTTCTAATGTTTGAATAATGTGTATGTTTATGATAGTTGTAGTAGAATCCATTTTTAAAGCGTTCTACTTTAAGCAATTCTACTCTATCCATTTAAAATACCTTCTAATAAGGAATTCATTAAATCCATATCTTCATTACTAGTACCAGCATCATATGATTTTTTAGTATCAGAGAGTAAATCTATTCCACCTTTTTCGGCTTCTAATTTTTCTAAATATTGCTTGTAAGGTAATAATAAATTAGCTGAATAACCACATAAATTTGCGTAATAATATGATTGAGATTTAACTGATTCTTCATTATCCCAAAATAATTTATCATTATTTGTTTCATTAAATTCTTTTGTTTTTGCATTAATTTCATCAATATTAGAGACAATTGTATTTGTCCATAAATTGACTAATTCTTCCGTTAATTCGACATAAACCCAACAATCATTAAATTCAAATTTTTCTTGCACTTCTTTCGGTAAACATTCAATGGAATTTGAATCAACTAATTTGACAATAAAATCATCAATTTCTTTTTCATCATATTTAAAGTGTTTTAACCAAGTTTTTACATTCGATGTTAATGATGATCCTAGTTTACATCTTTCAATTTCTCTTACCTTTTTCTTACCATTTTTTTGTTCAACAGTAACATTTTGATATTTTAAGAAATTCCATCCAATTTTGATTTTATCAAATGGTACATTATATAATTGATGAACACCAATTGCATAAGTAACTAACTGTCCACATTCATCTAAAGCCTTTTTACCTTTATAAATTGTGCTTGTTTTCCAGTCACCTACAACATAACTACCGTCTTCTAAAATTCTTAAAACATCTATATAGCCTTGCAAGTAAATGTCATCTCTAAATTTAATTAACATAAACTTTTCAAGTTCAAATTTATTATTTTCATCACTTTTTAAGACTTTATGATGTCTATAAAAATGATCTAAATTTTGTTTATATTTATTTTTAATATTGTCATTCTTTGCTTTATCATTTCTGTTAAATTTAAGATCAACAATATCTATATTCAACATCCACCCCGTATCAAATTCATCGTACATTTGATCATAAGTGATTTCATTACCATAAAATTTTTCTAAAGTTTCATGAGCAATACCACCTAATGGAGCGTATGCGCAATTATCATTATCTTCACGAATATGTTTTATATACTTTAAAAAGTATTCATATTTAGAATTCATATAAGAATGAACTCTAGACCAACTCCATAAAGCATCAATATTTAAATCTCTACATAATTGTGAAAGTTCTTCACTTGTTTTTCTCAAAATACTCCTTGAAATCTATACTTCTTTTTCTTCTAAACTTTTTAAATATTTCTTATGTTCCGTTTCATCATATTTAATCTTGTATTTAAAAATAAAATCATAAATTTTCTTTGGCGCATCAGCTATTGAATCTTTAGGATTTAATAAGTCATGTTTGTCATATGTATAGTAGACATTTCTAATACCATAAAATTTCTCACATATATATCTAACTTCATTAATACTCACATCTTTATCCATGCTAATTACAATATCAACATTTAATCCTATCAAAATTCTAGCTTGTTCATTGGACAAACTATGTCCACTGATTGCAACACCTGTTTTATCTAGTCTAGAATGTCTTTTTAAGACGCTTTTTTCTGCTTCATATACCACTACATATCCTTTTCCTTGAATATATTTCTTATTTTCCCATAAACCAAATAAATTCTGATTTTTTGGATATGTTGGTGTTATGAAATATTTTTTTATACCAAATTTGTCATAATTAGGAATAACAGTTCTCATGTTATAACCTAACAATTTACCATCTAACCAATATCTTAATGGAATAATATTTCTTTTATGAATATTACTATACGCTAGACCAAATTCATCTATAGTTGGTTGTGTAATTCCTTCTTTAAATAAATCAATATGAATAAACGGAATATAATCCATTTGTTCAATTTCATTTATATCAGCTAAATCCTCATAATCAGGTGTTGAATTACGAATAACTTTTTTAAATACATCTAAAGGATCAATTTTCTTTTCTTTTTTAATTTCCTTTTTAAAAGTTATAGGTAAATCAAATAATTTATGAAGATATTTAATTGCATCACTGAAATCAAAATTTTTGTTATCTCTTGATAAGTTATACTGTACAAGGGTAAAAATATCGGGTGAAAATGTACTGTTTTTTCTAAAATATTCTTCTCTTGTATAGTTGATAACATTTAAATACTTGTCATTAAAGACAAGAATACATGAAGGATTGTCACCATCGACATTCCCACAAGAATAGTATTCTTTATTTTTATTCAATTTTATATGGTGACATCCTATTTCGTTTAAGACAAAATCTACTTTGTCATTTTCATAAATGTATTCTTTTAAATCTTGTGGTGTCATTACTTCATATCCTTTTTAGAAATCTACTGGAACAGTTGTATATCCTATTTCTTTTAAAATATTTCTTGATAAATCATGTTCTATAACTATTTGATACTGATTTGCCGAACCTTCACGGTTTTTAACAATAAATATTATTTGATAATGTTTTTTAGGATCGAGTTTTACTGGAACTTCAGACCTTTTATTAATCCCTTCTCTACGTAAAACTTTTAACGCCCTTTTACCTCCAGGTTTTTCATCATCAAACATTGTTCTAATCATTAAACAAGTTGAAGCTGGATCGACAATATTTTTAGCCATACCAATATTATCTTGAGTATAATATCTTTGCATTGAACTTCCTTTACTTAATTGAAAAGTAATTAAGATATGTAAATTTTTACTTTCAGGTTTAACTACATCGTTGATCTCAACCATATTTTGTTGCATTTGTAACCATGATTGCTCATTGGTTGAACCAGCATCCATCTTATAAGTATCAAGTGCAAAATATTTAACACCCATAGCCGAATATTTATTAATTACTTTAATAACGTTAGCTGTTTTATATCGTTTGAAAGGTAAAATAATAATTGTTTTATCTTTATCCTTTTCTTTAATCCATTGAGCAGCTTTTCTTAATGAATCTTTAAATTCTTCAGTATAATTACCGTCACGAACTGTTTGTTTTTGCATATCAATATCTAAAATATTATTCGCAACATATACTAAAAATTCTCTTTGCCATTTCTTTAAACCATCTTCATTCAACATAATGACAATTCTTTCATCGTGTTCAATAATGCTTGGTATAACAGTATTTCTTAAAAATGCTGATTTACCAACATTTGAAAGTCCACCTACTAAAGTAATTGAACCCATATATTGACCACCAGTTTCATTCGTTAAAATAGGCATATTATGATATGGTAAACCTACTGCCATTCCTTGATCTAATTCATCTATTAAATCATCAATACCAGTTGAAATACCATAAGTTACAATATCTCCTTCGGCATTAATAAAAGTATCATTCATCAAACAGTTATATTCATCGGCAATTTCATCAATTGTTATATCTGAAAATTCGCTTAATTTTTTATCATCTATAAAAATATTTAATCTATTACATAGGTTATAAACTGCATCCCATTTTTTTAATTCTTTAACATAGCCATCAAAGTTAGATACATCAACATATTTTTTTGCGGTATCAATTGTTTTATATCCACCGTATTCGATGTATTTTTCTTTTAATTTTTCGTGCTTTTCTAGATAAAACCCAATTGTAATATCATCCAATTTTGCTTTATCTTCAGTTTTGTATACAGCACTAGCTATTACAAAAAACACCCTCCATATATTTGAAGAAAAGCTATCCATAGTAATATCTGTATTGTTAAATAGTTCAGGTTTTTTATACAAAATTGACACTACATTAGCTTCAGCAGATATTTTTCTATCGACAATTTTCTTTAATATATTTAATTTTTCTTTCTCAACGGGCGTAATCTTTTCTTCAGCTATAAACTTCACCGCCCATCTCTACCAAAGGTCTTTTAATTTATCATTAACTTTTGTAGTCTTTTTAATATAGTTAGCATTTTGATTATTTGCTAAATTGCTAATATTAATTTGATCTACTTTGCTTTTTTCTTCTTCATATCTTTTGTTTAATAGATAAGCATTATTGAGTTCGTCTTCAACAATTTTTCTAATATAATGGAACTTTTGCTGTTCACTTTTAAAATCTTTAGTTCTTATTGCATAACTTATTTTGTTTTTACTTAATTTAAAAGCCAATAAAACAATATCATACCCATAATTAGCTTTATCTTTTTGTCTTTTATTTTCAACAACTTTACCAGTTGCTAAACCTTTTAAACCTAAAACAAAAGAAGAAGGAAGAGATTGTTTGCTATCATAATTCATTACTTCAGTTTTAACATATCGGTATAATTCACCGAATTGTTCTTTTTCTTTTTCAGTCAAACAACTTATCCTCCTTCTTGAATATTATTTAGTTAATTTTAAAATATCTTTGGCTAATGACATATCAGTGATGTCTTTAGGACTAGTTAATCCATGTTCTTTTAAAGCTTTTAAGATTGGTAAAATCGCAGTTTTATCATCTTTTTTATCAACAATAAATTGATAAATTTCGTCATTGATTGCTTCTAAATCTTTCTTTTCTTTTTCGGCTTTCAACATTTGAGCAATTTCTTCTTCACGTTGTTCACGTGCTTGATCTTGTTCTTTTTTTGTTTCTTCAAAAGATTTACCAGATTTAGATTGTTCAGCCTTAATAGCATCGGTTAAAGCTTTGATAAACTCATCCGCATCAAAGGAAATTTCAGGCACAATATCGGCAAAACGTGATCCTGAATCAACAACCATCAAATCATCCCTGAATTTAATTTTTCTTTCTTGACCTTTAACTACGCCTTTAACAATTTCTTTGCCTTTAAAATCTTTTTTACCAGTCTTTTCTTTAGCAATCGATCTATCATTGTATGCTAAAGCAAGAAAGTGGCATTTCTTTTTTAATCCATTAAAATAAGTTTTAGCTACATCGTTTGTTAAAGTGTTATATGTCGCTTCACTAATAACATCGGTTACTTCTTTTGTTTTTACGTGACCAATAACAATGAAGTTGACACCAACTTCTTTTAATTCCCAAAGAGAATCTAACATTAAAGATAGTGCGACTTCTTGCCCTCTTTGGTAACCTTTCCATGCAGCGTCGATAGTTTTAACTTTTGCATCTGGATATTCTTTATTACTTAACCTAATTGATTCAGCTTCGGCTAATTTAATAAAGCCATCATATGTATCAATTACCACAACTCTTAAATCTTTATAATCTGTGGTTTTGTTTTCAATGATGTCATCTTTAATTTCTTTAAAAGTTGACCAGTCTTTTACTTGTTCGTAGACAATTCCTTCAATAGCATCAGCGCCATCTTCTTTCTCCATTTCTAAGAACATATAACCATCTTCACCAACCAATTTTTCACAAACATCTCTAATCAAAGTTGTTTTACCAATCTTAGGTTCACCTAATAAAATTGTGTTATATGCTAATGGATCAACTTTAACATGATTTTTTTGTCCAAATCTTCTTGCCATGATTATTCAGCCCCCATTTCAGCTAGAATAGCTGCCAAATCCGCATCTTCTTCTTCAGAAATTGGTTCAACTGTTTTCATTTCAGCTTCTTCTGTTTCTTCTTCTGTACTTGGTAAAATAAATTCTAAATCTTCTTCTTTGTATTTACCTCTATAGATTTCAAGTACATTTGAAGTTACATCGCCTTTTGTAACTTTTTTAATATTAGGCATTACAAGTACCATGCGTCTTTCTCTAGATGAAGATGCTGAGCATCTTGATAATGCTTCTTCTAATGGAATAATATCTAAATCAACCATATGTTTAATATCCTCTTCTAAATCATCGTAAGTTGCTTGTACTGTAGCACCACCTTCACGGAATTCACCATTAAATACAATTTCATCTACATCTTTTTTTACTTTGAATAAAGCATTACATTTTTTAATGTATTGTTCAGGATTTGCTTTTTTATCAATTTCATATTCAAAGTCGACTTTGTATGGATAATTAGATTTAATTTCTACTCCGTTATAATCTTTTAAATAATCGACACAATAACCTGGAATTAATAAACATCCTTTATCACTATCATATTCTTTAAGGTCTAAACAATCTTTATCAAATAAAATAGCTTGTTTAAACGTAGCAGTATATTTTGTTGGACTATCAAGATAATCTGCTAAATACACACCTGTGATATTTTTTTGAACTTGAACGTTTCCATTTCTAATTTGATATTTTAAATTACCAGTTACAGAAACTTTCATACCTTCTTCAAGATTTTCACTTAAGTATTGAATAAAGTCATATGCTGATAAGAAATGTTCTTTAACAATATTCCCTTTGTCATCTTTCTTAATTTCCGCTCTAAAGAAACATAAGTTCCCAACAGATTTCAAAAGTTCTTCATCTTTACGATCTTCCCATGCGATTTCAAATCTATTTTGAAAATCATCATGACCTTCTTCGTCTTTACCATGAACATAGATTTTATTTTCTTTGTCTTTACCGTAACCTCCCATAGCGTCTGCGTAAATAAATCCGCATTTTTCACCACAGTTAATTCCTAAAAACATTTGATTATAAATCCAATCCGATTTAGATGATTCCACATCGATTTTAAAAGTATTTTTACCAGGTTTTGCGACCTCACCAGACAATTTAAATGCTGATGCTGATTTCTTAAGATTATTTAATTGTTCTATAATATTTTCTCCTTTTTACTTCTTTAAAATTTAATTCTTATTTAATTGTTCTTAATTTTTTGTTATATTCTTTTTACTGATTGTTAATAATTGTTCTTACTACATATTATTAGATACTACCGAGAGTTAAAAAATTATAACCCTCTTACTTATACTCCTTTTTTAACCACATCCTTTCAAAAATATATAATTAAAATGTTAATTCAAATGTTCCAAAGCGTTTACTATTTAATACGATAAATTTTACTTCTTTATCATCATCAAAGACTTTAAATAATAGTCCCGATCTAATTTGTTTAATATCGAATACAGGATATGTTTTACCTACAGTAAACTTTTCATTATTTGATTTAGTGCAAATAATTCTTGCTCTTACTTTATTATAATTTTTCTTGTGTCTTTTTCTTTCTTCATTATTTTCTTCTTTTACTTCTTCAACTACTTTAATTTCTTCTTTATTCATAAAAACTTCTTTACCTCATAATTCTTTCTATTTGTACTAAATTTTGTAATTTTATATATTTTTTGATATTTTTCGTTTTTTTAAAATCCTAAAACTAGGTATTTTAGACTGTTAAAATTTTTCTATAAAATGCTGATTTTAGGATTTTGATTAATCTTCTAGCTTAAAACTTGGCATTGGTAATAATTTCTAACCCTTGAATTTTACCAGTATTCCAATCACGATGTTTAATACCATAAACTGTTTTACATCCTTTAAATAAATCTTCATATTTCTTGGCAGCTCCATTATCTGGAAAATAAATAATTGTATCTTTGCCAATTCTTTTTAAAATAGAAGTTATTAAAGGTTCTATGCCAGAAATATGAATATTGTTAATTAATGCTTCGCTTACAGAAGAATGTGGATCACAAACAACAACATCATTAAAATTTAATGAATTAATAATTTCGCTAAAATATTTTAATGTAACAACATCGTTGTTATTTTTTACTCTATCCATTCTCGCATTAGGAATATAGTTCATATATAAAATTATTGGACTGTTTTTCGTGAATCTTCTAATATGCTTAACTAAATAAATTAATCCAACTAACTCTTCATTGTTTTCAAACTTCCAATTAATTCTATAAAACTCTCTATAATCACTATGTTCAAAGACATCTATATCCATTCTTAAAGTTCCATCAGGAAAATGATTTAATTCGACAATTTTATCATTTAATTTAAGCATTATCTTCACCTACTATCCCTTCATATTCTTTTTTATCAATATATTTAAAACTAAAACCTTTATATTTAACATTCTTCAAACAAGCATGACTAATATTCTCTTTCCCAAGATATGTTCCAAATAATTTTATTGAATTCTCGCTTAAATCAGACAAACCATAAAAAACGTTTAATAATTCACTGTTTTTATATACAGCAACATACTTTTTCTTATTGGAATTATTCTTGGGCATATTTATGTATTTATCAGGATTATTTAAAATATCTTTTTTTAATGTTTCATATGCCTTTTGAGCATCTAATTCGTTATCAAATCTACCACCATAATAATTTCTACCTTTATATACAACAGTAACTTGATATTTATTTATTTTATTTAATTTTGTTACTCCTAAATATTTTGAAGATGTATGTTTCTTTATAGCTTCATTTCTAACATCTAGGTTTTCCCTCACAGTTACAAAACAACAATTTTCTAAAGAATATTCTATGTTGCTTTTATTTTCTGTCTTTTTATCTTTATCTAGTTGCAATTTACCTTTCATAAAAAGCTTTTCATTATATCCTTCAATATTTTTTATATCTTCCAAAAAATATTCAAAACATAGCCATCTTTTACATATGGTTACATTTTTTCGATGATAAGAAATAGTTCTTCTTTCTTCAGAAGAATAACATCTCTTTAACATACCACTCCATAGAGAAAATTCTTTTTTATAATCTGAAGTTTTTCCTTTAATATTGCCAACACAAGCAACATCATAATATATTGGATAATAAGGATCTCTAATTTCTCCTTGTAAAACACAGGATCTCATTGCTATTTTTTCGTAGCCAGTTAATAAAAATTTAATTTTAAATTTATATTCAGGATATTTTTCAATAATTATAAAGTCACCATATTTATTGGAAGAAAATACATCGCCAACTTGTATTTTTTTATTCATTAATTTCCTCAATTTGTAAACTCTTCATTAAAACTTTTGTTGCATCAAAAGCCTTTTTGGAAGTTGCACTTGTACAACTTGTGTTAATAAAAACTTTAATATTTGGAAATGAATTTTTAATCATTACTGCATTACTTAAAACACATATGTCAAAACACAAACCAGCAAATTCAATTGATGATATTTCAACATTGTTTTTAATAATATTTTTAATTTGTTTAATTAATTCTATTGAGCCAAATGTTTCTTTTTCGAGCAAAACATAGTCACTTTTATCTAATTGATCCTTAACATCAGGAATCAAATTAAAACCCCAAGTACCAAATAAACAATGTTTAATTGGAAGATATTGCCCCTCTAATGTATTAAGATAATCTCCATAATGACAATCTTTTGTAACAAAAATATAATCTTCATTTTTTTGATATGCCTTAATCTTATTTACCACATTTGGAATGATAGTTTGAGCTTCTTTTGTTCCCAAACTACCAGTAACAAAATCATTTTGCATATCAACTACAACAAGCAATTTTTTCTTTTTCATAATTTTTATTTCCTTAATCTAATTTTTAGTAAATAAATCTGGTTTAACTTTTTTGATCTTATTAACTACTTCGTTTCTTAATTTTTTAAAATCAACCGTAGGATTTTTAAATTGTTTAACGAAGTTCCATGATTCTTCAGTTACCAATGTGTAGAAACAAATATTTAATAATCTTGGAATTAAAACACCTTTTTCAATTTCAGAATTTTCATTTAAAATTTTTGAATATTCTTTTTCTACAACTGCTTCTGAAAAATATTCATTGATAATTCTCATTCAATCTATTTCTAAATTCTATAAACTTTTTCATAATATTTTCTCATTTCTAATTTTTTCTTTATCTTCTTCTAATTCTTTACTTCTATCTTCAATTCTCTTTTTAGCAATCTCAAAATATTCTTTATCCAATTCAAATCCAATGAATTTACGATTTGTATTTAAACAGGCTATGCCTGTACTACCTGAACCCATACAATTATCCAATACAAGCATATCTTCATTTGTATACGTCTTAATTAGATATTCCAACAATGCAACAGGTTTTTGAGTTGGATGGACATTTTTATTAATTGATTTATTAATTTTTAATACGGATTTAGGATACCTATAACCATCATCTTTATTTCGCACTTTAACTTTCATGCTTCCATAATGACTATCTTTTGGATTTACCACATCATTAACAGTTTTTCTTTTATCGACTTTCCCGTATCTATCATAATCTCTGGTATCAAATATTTTTTTTAATTCATTTTTATCGAGATTTTCTATATCTTTAAACTCTAATACTTTATATTTAATTGGGTTATAACTAACCTTATTGCTATTCCCACTAAATACAATTATTTCTTCATGATATTTTAGAGGGGCGTATTTCGCACTCATAAAATTTGCCGCCTTTTGCTTTTCCCATATCCATTCATGCTTAAAATGTTTAATGTTGCTATTTATTAGTAATGAAGTAAAAGGTTGACTTCCAAACAAAACTATCGCTCCATTATCTTTAATAATTCGATTATATTGTTCCCATAACTTATCAAAAAGAATGATTGTATCCCATTTACAAGCAGTAGTACCATAAGGTAAATCGCATAAAATCATATCTATACTCTTATCTGGTAGATTTTTCATCAATTCAATACAATCGCCTTGTCTTAAAATATAAGTTTTAATATTTCGAATCGTAAGTGACCTGATTTTACGAATATAAAACAATTTAATTTTAAAATGAAAGGAGAATACATAATATTTTGGTGTTAAAAATATCGTATTCATTGGTGTTTTTATCTAGTGAATAAAACTTATATTTTACCTTTGATGTTAACTAGAAATAATTCTTATTGCATATTATTACAGACTAGCTAACACCAAAAAAATAAAATACATAAATTTAGCAATTATCAGTAAAATTTAATTAATTACGGACAATTACTTTATAGACATAAATCTACGTTATCATATTCTTCCTCGCAGATTGTAGCTATGTGATAGCATAAATCATGAGGAATAACACTTCTTAAAATACTTCCTTTAATTCCTTGTGTTCCAGTTCTACTACCTCTAGGTGCTGCTACGTGACATGGATCACCATTTTTACATGGTGGTTTAAATTTTGGATTTGGATGATTTGTCCAGACATCTGTAGGTTTCATTCTACGTTGATTTGGCGGTAAATCTGTCATATAACTACAATAAGTAACAGTATATCTTGGTAAACCTTGCATGAACGACATCTTTCTTAATCCACCTCTAGGATTTTCAATAAACCAATATGTAGGTTTTAGTTCTCTTACTAAATCTAAACAATGTTGATTAATTCTATCACAAAATTTAGCATAATCACTCACTGGATCAAGATTACCAGTTTTAGGATTTTTCTTTCTATGATGAGAAATTCCCGCTATAGAATAACTGGTGCAATCATAGCTCATCCACACCACGTCAGGATGTCCAAATTTATCCAGCACTTCTTGTGCAGTTAATTCACCAATATCTTTATACAAATCAATATTTTCAAAATCTTTATTCCATTCCACCGAAAACACTTCATGTCCACGTTCTTCAAATGCTTTACCAATACTTCTTGTACCAGCAAATAATTCAAGCACCTTTAATTTCTTCTTATTACCTAAATCTTGATTTTTATTCAAATGTTAAATTACCTCCATTATATCAATTAAATTTAGATTGAAATATTAAAATTACTATTTTGACTTGATTTAAAATACTTAAATATTACCCAAAATTCGGTAATTATAGTTAGTACAATAAAAATCAAGTTTTATTCTTTTTGTTGAATTTCTTCAACTTCTCTAATTCTTTGTTTTGCTGTATTGAAATAAGTTTCATCAATTTCAATACCTATAAATTTTCTATTGTTCTTAATACATGCTTCACCAGTAGTTCCACTACCCATGAATGGATCAAGAACAATTTCGTTTTCTAAAGAACTATTTACAATAAAATTTTCAACCATAAATGTTGGCTTACAAGTTGGATGATTATAAAGTTTTTATCTTTTACCCATAATGGCGTTTCATAATGAGTTTTCTTTGTGCCAAATGAACCATATATCTTAACACCTTGTTCTCTAAAAAACATTATATATTCTGTATCACTTAAATACTTATTACCACAGGCTGGTACTGGATTTGTTTTATGCCAACTTAATAAATTCCAATTGATTTTTCTTTTATATAAAATATGTTCTTTATTCTTTTGATTTTTAAGAAAATAATCTAATAATACTGGAATTTGTTTTTGACTACAAAATAAATAAATATTTACCTTTTTCATAACTCTTACTAATTCATCTAAAATATTTTTATCAAAGCCATTACTAATTGTATTTAATTCCTTTATATATTTTTTATCTTCTTGGTTATATAGTCCACCACCACTTGTTTCTATTTCATAAGGTGGATCAGTTACCACTAAATCTACACTGTCATTTGGTAGTTTCTTTAATATTTCAAGGCAATCACCTTGTTTTAATATGGATGAAATTTTACTTTTATTGATACCATCTAAAGTACCAATAAATAGGTAAATTTAAAAACATATTAATGAAAGGAAACTACTGTTTAATGTTATATAATGTAAAATATGTAGATTATATGGATTAAATTTTACTGTGAATAAAAGTAAAATTTTATAATTTCGCTAAAACTTATGGTCTTTTATAGATTTCTTTATATACTACGGAATCCCTAAATTTTTCAGCTTCTATTCTTGCTTGTTCTTTGCTTCTATTTTGGTTAATTGTAAAACATTTAGTATGTTGTTTACCATGAATACTCCAATATACCATATATCGTGAATATTTACCTGATACCTCGTAATAAATATTTTGTCTTTTTGTATTTCTTTTATTTAAACCGTTGACATACATAGAAACATTTCTTAAATTACTTTTAAAATTATGCAAACCATTACCATCAATATGATCTACAGTCAAATCATCAGGACAATTGTTTATTAATCTATGAATAAAACCTTGATTTGAGTTACATAAATAATAAGTTTTAGCATCTTTTCTTATTTTCCAGTTATATTTTGAAATTTTTTCAAAATCTTCTTTATCAATAAAACTATAATATTTTTCTCCTTTTTTATTAATAATTTTAAGAATTAAAATATCATAATCCTCACCTAAACTATAATACTCATTAGGACATTTAATACCTTGTCCTATTTTTCGATAAATTAATTTTATAAATTATTCACCACTTTTTAAAATTGTGTCGGATAAAATTAATCCATCAGTATCACCTACAACAGAAGGATATACCCCATTCCATTTTTCAATAATTTTTTCTTTTAAAATTTGATCTGTTAATTGAGTAGATTTAGCTGCATTTGCTTCAGCTTCACCTTGAGCCTCGATTAATTTAGTTTCAGCTTCTTTTTGAGCCTTTTGTTTCTTTTGTTCAGCAGTTTCTACTTCTTTTTTAGCCACTGCTTCATCTTTAATGGCTTTTTCAATTTCATCACCAGCATCCATATCTTTTACTGTTAATGATTTGAAAGTAACACCTTCATTAGCATATTTTTCTTTTAATAATTCAGAGGCTTTTGCTAAAACTTCATTTCTTTTATCACCTAAAATATCAATAATGTTGTATTGTGTACAAACTTCTGATAAAGCTTGTTGTGCGTAGTTTGCAATAATATTTTTATTTAATGTATCAAGTGTTTTATAACCTTTATAAACTTTAAAAGCGTCTTTAGTTGTTACTTGATATTTAACATTAATATTCATTGTTAAGAATTGAGCATCATTTGTTTGAACCATTACATCTTTAACACTGCGTTCTTGAACAGTGGTATCAATTTCATAGATCTTGTCAAATGGTGTTTTAAAATGTAGTCCTTCATCTAAAGTTTCTTTACTTGTTCCACTAAATGCACTATACTTAACACCGACAGTATTAGCGGACACAAATGTAATACAACTCATACCTAATGCGACCAACAATGGGATGATTGCTAATAACTGTCTTTTATTTAATTTAGATTCATATTTGTTACTGTCATAACCAAACCCAATAACTATACCAATTGCTAAAACTAATAAAATAATACTAATTAATAATTTCAAATTTATTTTTCTCCTTGTTTTTCACGTTTCTTATCTTCGAGTAAATTAATTACTCTATATAATCTATCTAGAGCTTTTTCAGGGCTTCCAATGCCGCTAAATAATGATAAATATTTTAAGTCATCAAATTCTTTTGGGTATCTTTTATATAATTCAACAAAAACTAATAGCATTACATTAACAACTATAGAATTTCCACCTTGATTATATAAATGTTTATCATCCATCAAAGCGTTTGCTTTTTCATAATCAGAATCGCTAAAATCCATTAATCTAAAAACCATTTTAGGACTAGGTTTATATAACCTATTGTGATACCAAAACTTCTTACAATAATTTTGCACATTTCTACAAGTCAATGTACCAGTTATACCAGTAGGCATTGTAATCGTGTCCATTTCTGCAAAATTATATAACCCCATTTTCTTACAACCAATTCCCGCCGAAATTGGTAATTCTTCTATATATTTGATAAAATTCTCATAAGATATATTGGTATTAAAAACTTCATTGTATCTACTAATAAAATTATCAGTTAAATCATCTTTCTCTCTAAAATCAATTATATCTTCTAATTTATATTTCAAATCAATCTCTTTTGGAAAATCAAAAGTTGTATAAATGTCTTTTCTTATACTTACACATATAATACGTTCTCTTTTTTGAGGCACACCATATTTAGAAGCATCCATAACTTTATAATGTGATACATAACCTATATCATCTAATTCTTTTATGTATTGTTCAAAATTATGTCTATGTTTTAGTGCTAAAACATTTTTTACATTTTCCCAAATAACAAATTTTGGTTTACAATGTCTAATGATTTCAACACTATTCCACATTAGAGAACTTCTTGTTCCACTACCTTTATCACCACCATGTTGTTTACCCGACAAAGAAAATGACTGGCATGGACTCCCATGTGTAATTAAATCAATATTAGTAGGCAGTTTTTCAATATTAATTTGTGTAATATCACCAAGATTCAAACTATGATCAACTCCATGTATTGCACAATACGATTGAACTGCATACTTATCAAATTCGCAAAAATTAACCAATGACCAACTTTTACGAAAATTTTCAGTTTTATTAAGTCAACAAAAGATTCAATAGACTTGAGAATTTTAATAGACTTAATAATGAACTTTAACCATATAAGTTAAAATGTATTAGAAATTTTATTGATAGAATCAAGGTTTTTATAGTATTGAATAAAACTGAAATTCTAATAAAATCCCTTTCTTCTAAAATTTCCAATTATGTGGGAAGATTGTTCCCACCCTATCTCAAAGTAAAGGTTATTTACCTTGATTTCTTATTCTACATCAAGAATACAAAATTCAACATGTTCAATACCTGGTTCTCGCAATTCTTTATTAAAAGCTTTGCCACCATCAATATCTCTTATGAAATGTTTAACTTTGCTATTCTTGAATCCATGATTTAATAAATCACGTTTAATTTCATTTTTTGAATGTTCATTTAGCACATTTGGATCAACAGAACAATTTCTAAATTTCTTTAGATTTCTATAAACCCAATCTTGAAATAAACTATCCATAAATTTCTCCTTAATCTCTAACTACTGATTTAAAGACCAAATCTCATCTTGTAATTTTTGAACATCGTTTTCAAATAATTTACAAGCAATTTCATATAATTCTGGAATCTTTTTCATAACTCTATCAACGTAATCCATTTTATTTTTGATTTTCGGTTTCATTGATAAACATTCTTTACTTTCCATACGTCTATCTAAATCCAAATGATATTTCATTTCAAACTCACGATAAAGTAAACTATATCTTTCTCTATATTGCGTTGTTCCATACCTAATAATTTGGGTAATTCTTCTTCTCTTTTCTGTTAAATCAATATCATCTACTAAACCGACAATTACATCTTCTTTATGACAAATTTCAGTAGTTAACTCTTTATTTTCTAATCGAAGTTTTTGACGTTCTCTTTCTTCTTCAGCCCATTTCAATGCACGTTCAACTGGATTTTCAATCATATAACTATCTCTCATTGAATACACACCGTATTTTCTTAAAGCTGGTAATACTTCACTAGTCACCCATTTCTTGAATTTTTTTGCATTTGGTAATTTACTAGAAAGGATTAAACTGTAAAGACCTGATTCATTAATAAAAGTAAGTTTTCCAACCGTATTCCCATTTTGGGAATACGCTGATGTTTTTGTAACTTTATCATCTTCATCAACATGATTTATTACAGCTTTACTTGAATTTCTGTAACCCAATGCTGTTGCAATATCTTTCCCAACAAACCAAGGTTCACTATCAATTGTTATACTTCTTACTTCGCCAAATTCTTCATTATTAAATACTTGTACTTCTTCCAATAATTATTTACCCCTTATTTAAACCTTTAATTATTGTTATCTAATGCATCAAATCAGTGCATCACTTTATTCAATTACTTTTTCTATTCCTACTATTCTTCCATTAAATTTATCGCTATAATTAAGATCACCTTCATGATATGCGATGGGATATGCTTCTTTAAACAAATCCTTATCAACTAAAACCTCAACCATTGATCCATCAGATGCATGATAACAATTATTTACTGTTCCTTTACCTTTTTCATCCAACATGATCACTCTTGTCTCGTTTCCATTGTCAAATTTAATGATAAATCTATCTCCCGCCTTTCCATAAACCGTACCCATAGCAACACCGATATAATCTTTCCCATCGGTCGTATGTAACAACCCATCGCTTCCAATTTCAATTAAATCACTATGGATCAATTGATAGTTTGGTGAAGATTTATCTGTCACTAATTGATACGGTTCAAATGATTTAAACCAGGTATGATCTGAAGAACACAATCCTAATTTGATTGTAGGTATTCTTCAATTGGTTTTTTCTGAAATAAGAGTATTAATATCATTTACTTGATCAGTTAAATCTTTCATTTGAGATAAATACTCCTTATTTTGTTCTTTTGTAGATTTTAAACTCTTTTGTAATTGTTTATTTTGAGTTTCTAATTGTTCAATCTTGCAATTTTGGTAATAACCAATACTACAAGTCGTACCAATAGAACCTAAAACACCTACAGTAGCCAAACCTACAACAATTTTTCTTTTAAGTCTCATAATAAAACCTTCCTTTTAATTTTTATTTTTTCTTCCTCCTGGTCGTTATTTGATGTTCGCAAATGGAATCGAACCATTTTTATTCAAACCTGAACGAACAGTTCGGTATTGTGGTGAAAAGGAGATTACCACAATACCACTTTGACTAAAATGAAATTAAAATTATTAAGTAGTGTCCACAAGCAGAGTTGAACTGCTTTACGTTTCCCACATGGACAGTTTACGATGGATGAGGGAGGATATTTAAAATAGAGATTACTACCAACATGACATTTACACATAGCTTCTCATCCACCATATTTTGTATAAAAAGTTATTGAAAGGTGTACTCATCAACAGAATTGAACTGTTCTAGAAAATCTAGGCTACCTACGATGAGTAGATTGCAAATAGGCTATGGAAAGACTATAATTCGGTATTGTTTGTAATTATTAATATTTTGAAAGGTTAATTAACAGCCTATTTGCTATAAAATTTTATGAATGATTGTCACGAATGGAATCGAACCACTCTTATCGCTAACCTGCGTGACAAGATTTGATAAATAAGTTCTTAATTAAGATGAATCGACCTTTTATTTATTTTTTTGGTGACGAACCAATAAAAGCAAAAGCTTTGTTTGTGATATTAATAATACAAATATATTTAATTTTTGATTTGTTTTTTGACATCTGATTTCCTTATTCGTTTTTTGATTTTAAAAAGGAGATTTCCTCCATTCTTTTTGTTATTTAAGGTTTAATCATTTGTCTATTCAGTTGTTAATCAAGTTTTTATCCTATGTCGTTTCTTAATATCAAAACTTATTTATCTCTTCTGAATAATTATGATCAATGCAATTAGTGGTTTTTAATTTTGTATAACATGTTCTTTTCGTTTGGGCTTGACCACTTAAACCATAATTATTCGACTTTCTGAATATAGTAATATAGATAATAGTTTGTGTATTTAAGGAATCGAACCTTAATCAATGTTGCCTTTTGATGTAAGCCTACAATACACATATTATTAGATACCAGTTAAGGGCAAAAAATATTTTGAGTGTTATAACTCAAATTCATGAGTTATAACATCTCCATTTCTTTTTTCAATAATTAATCGACCTTGACCATTTCGTAAATTAATAAAACTGAAGTCAAAAGCCTCAAATTCTAAATTATACTTTTTAACTAATTTATCAAAGTCATGAAATTTTCTTTGATCATCAAAATACTTTTTTCCATCTGTAAACTTATATACATTTACAAATTTTTTTAATTTATAAACTTCTCTTAAAACTTCAATTAAACTCATAAATTTCCTTTCTAATAAGTATAGAACATATTATTAGATACTAGCTAACACTTTTAGAAGAAGATGAATTATTCTTCATCTTCTATATTAAATACCTTCAAGTAATAACCGTAGAATTCATTATATATATTACCAGTGTTTATGCCAATTTCATGACAATACACATATAAATAATGTCCAAGGTTTTCTTTATTTGGGATTATATTCTTTTCTTTTAAGTAAAATATAAACCTATCTCTTGAACCATATTTCTTTATATTTCTAAGGCTTAAATCAATATTAAGTTCATTTAGCACACTTCTAGCATATTTCATCCAATGTCTAGCAATAAATACTTCAAATTCTTCATCACTTTCAAATTCTTTTAATCTTGGATCATTTTTATATGATAAGATGTAATCTTTATATTTAACCAAATAATCGTTTCTTGTACCATTAGCTTGGATTCTTTTGTCGGTATTATAGAAAATTTCAAACAATCTCTTGAATTCATCATCAATTTTAAATTCCTTATCTTTTAATTTTATTTTTTTATTAGAAAAATCCAAATTTGAAATTTTAATTTTTGCTAAATCATTCAAAGAAATACCAGTGTAAAGTGAATAGATTATGAATTGAGCATGTCTATATATAGATAAATTCAACATCAATATTTTAAAATCATCTGCCGTAAACACCTCTGATTCGTTCATTTTAAGTTGATTTATATTTTTCAGTAATAATGTATTATCAACTAAAAATAAATTTTCCTTAATAATTCCCTTTATTACACACCAATCAAAATATTTACTCAATAAAGCTCTTGTTCTTGCCATTGAAGAGTACGACTGGCTTTTTAATAAATTCAACAATTCATTCGCATTGAAATTTTCAATTGGTTTATTTAATTTGATTTCAGCGTTATCAATGTCTTTAATGCTAAGCATAACATACTTGTTAATCTCAACATTTTCTTCGATGTACTTTTTAAAATTTTCCATCTTTCTCACCTCAGTGTCATTCTACAATTTTTACGTTCACTAGTCAATAATAATATGACTATAAATTTAATAAAACTTCTTTTGATTCCTTTGATCCAGCTGCATATGTATCAAGCGTTACTGATGAACCTTGTACATGACCAGCTTGTTCTTGAACAAAAGCCAAATCATTTGTTGCGTGATATAAATTTGTTACATATAGATGTCTCAACATATGCGGTGTTATCGTGTTATTTGAATATTTCTTAATTATTCTAATAATGTTTTTTTCTTTGATTCTTAAACCTTCTCTTGTTAGAAATACTGCATTTGATGCGGTTTGGATTTTGTTTCGTATTTCTAACCATTCTTTAAGTGCTTCACAAGCATCATTAGAAATATAAACTATTTCATATTCTAATTCACTATAAGCACCTTTTCTAATAACTTCCACATATGGATAATCAAACTCTAAATGTAAATCATTCATATCAAGACCACATAATTCACTTTCTCTCAATCCTGAACCAAGTAAGAATCTGTAAATAGCTGAATATTTAACTCTGCTATTTACATTTGCTATTTCATTTAAAGATTTTGACAATACATCTAAATCTTCTTTTTTTGGCAATTTAGTCGTATCTTTTTTCTTCTTTAATTGAAATAACTTTTTATTTCTTTTAAGGATTGGTGATTTTCTTATTAAATCTTCTTCAACTAAATAATTGAAGAAACTTGATAATTGATTTTGAATTGTCACAACGGTCGAATTCTTATAACCATTGTCGATTAATTCTTTCAAATACTTAACAACATGACTTGATTTTACATTTTCAATACTATTGAAATCTTCAAAGATATTTTCTTGTAAACACCAATTTAAGAATTTATTTATTGAACTAAAATAGCCTAACAAGCAAACTTGTGATTTAACTGAAGAATATCTAAAGAAATTGGCTAAATCTTCAGGATAATTATTATCCTTTAGTAATACTTCTATTTTAGCTCTTTTGATTTGTTGTAGCTCTTCTTTATAAATCATTTGTTATCACCTCGTCCTTACATATATAAGTATATACTATACATACAGTATAGTCAACACATTTTTATTAAAAAAGAGAAATTTCTTTTCACTAAAATTTCTCTTTTAATTTGGTTAATCTATTCCTTTAAATTTCCAATAATTGAACAAAATATAAGATAAAATTACCCTTTGTTCCGTTAAAGTTAAATCTATAATAAATTCTTCTGTTTCCCCTATTAGAATTTTATAGATTAGATCTTCTCCACGTCTCCCTACAGTTAAGAAAATATCATCATCTTCAGATGCTCTTTCTATATTATATAATATAGTCTCATCCAAGATAACATTACTATTTAACTTATCTTTCCATAATTCTACGTGAATTAAACATTGATCATCACTTATTTCAATATCTTGTACAATAACATCACTAAAAATTTTAAATACATTTCCGTTCATAATTTTTGCTCTCCCTTTTATTCAAATAATTTAATACTTACACCAATGCTACCAGTATAAATATTCATATTTGAGTACATAATAATCTTGTCAATACTAATATAACTCTTTTATCATTGATGCAAGGGTTGACAGTTTAAGAGCGTAACGAGTTCGATTGGTCAACCCTTTTATACACTCCATTATGCAAACCACAACCTCCTTTAAAATGAAAGCGCATCAAGTATCTACTATAATGATAACACTTTCATGAATAACTTAAAATTACATAATTCATCATAATTACCTAAAATTTGGTAAAAGAAAAGACACGTATTTGTACGTGTCTAATGCTACTATTTGATTACAACATCATCAATTTGGCTTTCCCATTCATAATTACAGTCTTGATCAGGTGTAGCTAAATGAATAGTATAACTCATACCAGGTGCTATTTCAGTTTCCGAATAACTATCTTTACTAATAATTGAATTATCATCGGTTGTATATGTTACAAAGTAAGAAATGTTATATGTGTAATTGGTATTATTTTTTACCGTTGCTTCCATATAATAATCCTCATAATCCCAAGGCAAATCCCCATCTTTAAATTGCGCTCCAATATCACTATTAATATCTTCATAAGCTTTTAATAATTTCTTTTCATAATCTAAATCTTTAATATAATTAGCTACGAATTTTTTATTATTCTTTAAAAAACTAAAATCATTATACAAACCATCTAAAGTCTCAAATCTTTGTATCATGCCTTCTTGCCAACCATGTTGATAATCATAAATTCCTTCTTCTTTTAAAGAATCTTTTTGAGTATTTAATCCATCTATATAATCTTCATAATAACTTTCGATTTTAGCGTTTCCAAAATCTTTATTTTCAAATTCTTCTAAATAACTTAATTCAGTATCAACTAAAGTACTATAATCAGCATCATCTGGTTCTTCCATTCTTTCAACTACTGACTTTTCCATAGCTAATAGAAAATCACAATCTGTTATTCTATCTTTTGAATCTTTATAGCTTTTGATTTCTTTATAGATTTTCTTTGCTTGTTTGTATTTTCCTTCAGTTACTAATTTGTTTGCTTCTTCATATTGTTTATCATCACCATTTGATCCACTACATCCTACAACTGTAAAAATAAAACTAAATGCTATAACACATTTAATTATTTTTCTAATACTACTACTCATAAACAACTTCCTCCTTTATATCCCATATTTTACCATATTTTTTCCATATATACCATAAGAGAAGAACTAAACGTCAAATTATTCCACTAAAGCGTAATACTATCTTCAGTTTGTTCAATAACTGGCAATACACCATGTTCTTTTAATTCATTATAAATCAACTTAATACCATCTTTTGTCCAAGCATTGAATTTAGCTACACTTACAATCTTTTTATTTTCATACATATTCTTTGAAGTAGTAACCATGAACTTCAATCCATCTTTCTTATATTCTTCATTAACTTCCCATACACCATCAACTTTATCTTGTAAACCAATCATGAATAATAATTTGTTAAATTTAACTGCACTCATTCCATAATAATTTGCAATTTCAGTTGTTAACCATCTATCCTTTGATCCTACAAATAGTTCGCTTAAAAAAGTCACATCTTGTTTTTCTTCTTCTAATTGTTCATTTTTACTTTCAAGTGATAAAATTCTACTATTTGCAAGAATTAAGGCTCTTGATAGTAGCTCATCTTCACTCATGTTTTCTTGTCCATAAATATATCCACCATTTTTACGAATTGATGGTAATACTTCACTAGTAACCCAACGTTTAAATCTTTTTGCAGAATCAAGTTTGCTTGATAAAATAAGCGAATATAATCCAGATTCATTTATAAGCCATGTTCCTCTTTGTCCAAACTCAGGGAAGTTTTGTCCCTGAGTTTTTGAATTAACTTTATCCTCTTTATCTACACGATTAGAGATTGCATGATTAACGTCTTTATATCCCAATGCTTCAGCTACATCTTTTCCAACAAACCAAGGTTCTCCATCAATAGCAATTGCTCTTACATCATGTCCTTCAAATTGAAAATCCAATACATTATTTCCTTGCTCTTGTTTTACTACTTCATTTACTACTTTTTTCATAATTTAAATCTCCTTTTCTTTTCCATTCATAAAATTTTATATAAAAAATGGATTCAAGAATTAATCTCAAATCCATTAATTTATCTATATTTAATTTCTATTTCAAAGATAAATAAAAATAGGTAACGTTGGCTAAACGTTACCATAGACTTTCTAAAGAAGATACACGAATAGATAATGTGTTAGTAGAATATGTATCCTCTTCTTTAATATTTTAACATTTAATATAATTAATTTCTACAAAAATTTTAATTTTATGGGGTTTATCTCATTTCTATTTAAAACTTATGTTTTAGAAATGATTTTCATAACTTTTTTCCAATTGAACCTTATATTATTTATAAATCATCTTCAAATTCTTCATAATGTAAACCAGGTGAAATAGGAATTTTTCTAATATCTTCTAATTCAACAACAATACTTGCTGCAAATCCATAACTTACAAAGTTATAATCTTTACAATACATTTCTCTAAATTTATCGACAATTTTACTTTGTGGTTCTTCCATATAATCATGATGAATAGCAATTTTATGTGCATCATTTACAATATCATACTCTTCTAAATTAATTGATAAATTTCCATATAAATAATCATCCGTATTGTCACTCTTCACGTATACAATAGAAATACCTGGTGAATTATTTGATGCATATTTAGTAAGCACAAATCCCATTCTATCTCCATTATATTCAAAAATTTGATCTTCATTAAAATGAATCACATCTTCAATCTTATCATTATTTTGTAAATCTTCAGCTACAGCGTTATCTAATAAATACTCAAATAATATTTGAAATTTATAACACTCAATATAATGTCCAAAAAATTTTCCTGGCAATGGGAATTTTTTAAATTTATCATCATTAATTTTAATTTCTAAATCATCTAAATTATTTATAGGTGTTCTAAATTCTACTGTGTCATCCACTTTAAGTTTTAACCATTCTGGAATATCTACTTCCACATAATTATTAAGTGCGTCAATAAAACCATCAAATACTTTAACAACTTTCAATTCTCCTGATTCCATATATAAATTTTCCATATTATTTTTCCTCCTTAATTTAAATGTAATTGGTTGATTGTAATATCAACTAGTTGCGACTTATCATTAATAGGTAAACATAAAGGTACATAACCTTCTTGAATGTCATAATTTTCCCATTTTTCAAAATCACAAAAGAACAAATTAGTTTCTTTATTTTGATTAAGAAAAAAGGCGAGTGTATTCGCCTTGTAAATCTCATCATTATTTCTCATCATTTGTGTACAACGATCAACAATTTCCTCACGTGTATAGAAATTTATTAATTCAGTTCCAACTTTTAAACAATAATCATTAATCTTTTCTAATACCTCAAATAACCCATATTGATTACTTGATGACATTTTCTTTAAATCCATTACAATTTGTTGCATATAATTATTCCTCCTTGATCCAAAAGATTGTATTGTTATAAGGATTAAATTCAATCTTTTTTTCATATAGGTGATAGAAAATATCTGTTACTAAATCAGTTAACTTTTCAGTAGGATTTAATATAGGATTTTTTAAATAACCTACTTCATCAGGAATTAAAAATTGACATTTAGTCTTTTCTGTTTCATCCACATAATAAATTCTTACTGGTACTTCATTTAATCTTAATTGTTGATTGACTCTTGCAATCATGCTATCTACAAATTTTTCCATATTCTTTATTCTCCTTTTGTGTTTGATAAATGTTCTCTTGCGTATTTCATAAATTGTTTAAAAAATTCGCAATCTTCTTTAATATCATAATAGCAAGTAAAAATGCTATAACTATGGCGTAAGTATTTATTAATTAGCTTATCACTTAATTCTAAATCTACACCTAATTCATGCTGAATAGCTAATCTAGTATCATTAAGTAATTTTTCATAAATTTTTTGTTCATTTTTATAATAATCATAATCAATTTTCTTATTGTGTTTTGAAACTTTTTTATTGTATTTTTCCAACTTTTCTTTATTTTCTTTTACAGTCAAGTCCTCGTTAAATACATAGGTTTCTGGTAACTTTGTTTTCCAATCTAAATCAAGTTTTTCAGGTCTTTTATATTCACCTTTTTCAAATCTCTTATCTATTTCTTCAAATGTCATATTTATTCTCCTTTAAAATTTCTCATCCAAAAAGATGTACCAGTATTGTTAAAATTCAACTCTTTATGATACATTTCTTTAAATAAATCTCTAATAATTTGAATTAATTCCTTTTTAGGATTTAAAATTGGTCGATCCAACCATTTTTCATAATCTTTGCAAGCTAATTTAATCGTACAAAATTCCTTATGTGTTTCCGTTTCATAATCAATTACAATAGGTATTTTTTTTAACGCCAATCTATAATTAATTGCAAATAACATATCATCATTGAATTTATCCATATTTATACCTCAATTTCTTTATATTCTTTATCTAAAACAATTTTTTGCTTTATATCTAGATCAACCAAAGCAACTTTTTTAATATGTTTTTTCTCTCTTGGAATAATAACCCACTTTTATATACATATTTGTTGCATGATCATCAATGTAAATTCTTAATATTTGTACTTCTGGAAACCAATATTCAGCTTTTTTATCAAATAACTTTAAATGAAACTTTCTCATTTTTTCTTTAAATTCAAAAAAACAACCTGTTTTATCCCGAAAAGGAATTTTAATTTCTTTAAATTTTTTAAATAAATATTTTCTATCTTCTATACTTAATTCATCCATAAATTCATCATCTTTCTTACTAAATAAAATATGGAAAATCATTTATATAACAATTTTCCATATAAGCCATTATAAAAAATAAAAGACAAGTTTTAAATTGCTTGTCTTTGTCTTTATAACTCCTAATTTTACACCATTCTAAACATTTCAGGATGTAATTTATTGATATACCATTTTGAAACTCTCCATAATTCACCATCAGGAATACGAATTAGCGTTACAAATAAACGATCTTCTTCTAGTACTTCCCATTCTTCAGTTTCTTTTGTTGGATGTTTATATTCAATTCTATCTTTGACATGAATTTTATTGAATACTTTTCTATTATCCATAAATTTTCCTCATTTCTTTTACTTAAATTTTTCCATCTATCACATTATTTACATATTTATTCAATTCTTCTTTAAGTTTATTAAAATTTTCTACAAACTTTTTCATAAGTACTAGCTGATTATTATTTGTATTACAATCAAAATTTAATCTCCAATAGCCCTCTTCTACTTTATCTAAATTTAAGTCATTTTTACCTATTCCTACTGAAAATCTCCCTTCAGAACTATAAGTAATACCATCCACAATCATTCTCATATGTGTTAATTGCTGATTATTAAAACATTGCCCAGCAACTTTATATAAAGTAAGTACTTGATCCATTTCATCTCTCATTGACATAATGATATTTTTATATTTTTCACATTCTTCTTTATACAATTTTCTCTCTAATTCTTGTTTCTCTTTTTTATCATCTTTATATTCTACTAATTTCTCAATTGTCTTTGAAATATCCATAAATTTGTCTCCACTCCCTTTAATTTAGTAAAAACTTTCCATTTAAAAATCCCTATTTCTAGGGATTTTAAAGTACCATTTTTAATAATAAAATTCTTGTTTTAATGATTTTTTTATTCTTATTTCTTTTACTTGTTATTCTTTTTCTTAATATGTTACTTTTACTTGATATAAGATATAATCTCTTACCCATTTTGTAATTTCACCTTCCTCATAGTGAAATCTTAATTGTTTAAAGAACATATCTTTATATTCTTCACTAGGAAATTCAATTTCCTTAATTTCATGACTTTGAATATATTCAAAAATTTCTAGCATTGCATCTTCCATATAAGAATTGTATTTTTTCATTTTTAGATCATTCGTATCAATGATATAAATAAAATCTCCTTCATGCGTATTCATAACAAAGATAGGATTAACATTTTCATTATACATTACAAATTCTTGCTTCAATTCTACCATAATTTTCCATCTCCATTCTTATATCATTTATCAACTTCATATAAAACAATTTTAAATTCGCTAGGATCTGAATTGTATTCTTTTGCTAAATCTTCTTCAATCAAAGCATTTGCATCTTTTAAAGCCTCTTCTTTCGTTTTAAAAGACATTTCTCCATTATCTCCTACTAAATTCCCATGCCTTAATTTATTTAAATAAATGCTATATTCGTATTCAACATTTTTATCGTCAATAATTTCTTTAATTTTTCCGTTTGTAGCCTTATCTAGTAAAATTAAAAAACTTGTATAATTACAAAGATATTCCATATTTAAACCTTCTCTTGAATAGCTTCTAATAAACTCTTTATCATTATCATTAATTTTCCAACAATAAAACTCATGATCATTTTCAATTTCACTTCTTAAAAATAATTCGATTAATTCTTTTTTATCATAATCATTATGAAGTTCATTCCATAAATTTTCCAAATTCAATATATTTAATTGTTCATAAGTCTCAAACTCATTTGCTAACTCTATAAATTCTTCATTATTTAAAGTTCTTAATTGTTCAGCAATCAAACATTGTTTTTTATAAGATAACTCATTAAAATTTTCCATGTTATTTTTCTCCTTTTATTTATTAAAAATTTTCCAATTCAACCAATTTAACAACTACCAGTAAATAACACATTAATTAATTCTTGTTTAGTATCTATAATTGTGCAGCCCTTACCCCACATACTATAATCAAATAAATAAATATCGTTTTCATCATTCCCGTCAAGATCAATAGCAAGTTGATAGAATGTATCACCAGCTTTAGCATGTTCATACATGATTTCTAACATTTTTTCATGAGTATAAATATTTTCATCTTCACTAATGATGTCATATAACTCATTAATCATATCGTATATTGTACAGTTGTCATCGTTTATACATTTTTCCATACGTTGTAATTGATCTAATGTAAAACCTTTGTCATTTTTTTATTCAATCTTTGAAGTTCTTCAATATCAAAAAATATTTTCCAATAGTTCGACCTGATCCTGATCATCACAAGTTAATCCATAATCTTTTTCCACATCGCCAGAATGTGCTTTTTCTCTTGCTTCTCTACTATTGTTTGCTAAAACTTCAACATTTTTCCAATAACTCATTGTAACGCTATATCTTTTCATAATTATTTTCCTTCTCTTTCTCTTAAAATTTTTATAAACAAAAAAGGATGTAATTTTTGTTTTTACATCCTTAATAAAATCTATTTTTTATAAATTTTTCCATATGATATTTAATCATCTTCACCTTCTTTTCGTTCTTCTTCAATATCAATAAATTCTTGATAATAAGCATTACTCGTTTGATGAGCGATCATTGATTCAATCTCATTTTGTGTCATTTCATGACAACGTATATTTTCAACTTTTTCTTGAATAATATCCCAATCTTCTTTTTCTTCAGCTTCTTCTTTAATTTTTTTCAAATCATATTCATTTATAATATAATTATTAATATCATCATCATGAATAATATCATTATCAATTAATATATTAAATAGCTCATTAATATCATCATAATATACAACCCATGTCCATTGACGATGTGTTGGTTTCCCTTCCCATCTGTATTTTTGACCATAGTAACTATTTAATTTATTTGTAAAATGTTTCATATTTTCCACCTCATTTACTTTATTATATCTTTTTATACAACTTTTTTCCATATAACTAATTATAATTATCACACGCTTTACAAGATATACAATGTTTAATATATTTACACGTTTCACATGAATCAAATTTATAACGATAATCTTCACATTGTTTTAAGATTAATGATTTATTAGGATACCCATGTATTGTCAACATACCTTCATCATCATCGTATTTTTCAATATGTTTAATAACAGTTTCTTCTGTTATTGGTTCAAAATATTCTTTTCTATCATCTAGGTATTTTGAGCTTAACTTTTCTATTTCTTTAATATATTCTTTAATCTTTGCTTTTCCATCAACAGTTAGATATACGCCCATTTTTTTACCTCATTTCCACCCATTAGGGGTTATTTAAAATAACTTTAACTGTAATTTTTACCAAAAGTTTTACTAAACTTTTTCCAATTCGACACTTATATTAATAATATATAGGGGTTATATCAAAAGAAATAAAAGTTAAATTTTATCAATTTATTTTTACAACTTTTTTTCATATGTGCCCTAATGTATGGATATTTAATCATCAATATAAATATTATAATATCTTGATCCATCTTTAGTGAAATAACCTTGGAAATATTCGTCATCTTCAATATCATCTTTTGTCACTTCATAAAAATACTTTTCACCATCCTTGTAAAAGATTTCGATCAATGAATTAAACATTTCTTTGATTTCTTTATCCAATTTTTTAATTAGTAATTCGTGTTTTTCAGGAATCTTATAATCTTCAAAATTATCTTCATAATCATATATAATTTGTTTGGCAATATCATTTCTATCAATCAATGAATAGGTATATTCATCATTGCTTTTGAGTGAAACTGTATCAATTGTTTTAGATATAGTTTCTAGAATTGTTATTTCTTCATATGTAAAAGGCGTTTTAATCTCTTGAATTTTATAAGCGTTTAAAATATCCATAAAATATAAGTCACCATAAATATTTAAACCGCTGCCTTGACAACCACTAAAATCATATTGAACCTCTATTTCACTATTAGGAAAAAAATGATGTAATTGTTCGTTTACATTTTCAGTAAAAATATAAGCAAGCGCCTCTTTAGCTGTTATATAATCTTGTTTTATCTTTTCTTGTACTTCTTCGCTTAACTCTTCAAATTTATACAAATCAATTTTGACTTCTTTAATAATTGTTTTCATAATTTTATCCTCTCTTTTATCTATTATTAAAATTCTTGAAACTCTTCAGGCGCCACACGATTTTCCCAGAACGCTCTTAAAAAAGTTTCACCGCATTTTTCTTTTATGATCCATCCAATATCTTCTAAACTATATCTAATTTGTGATGAATCAATGTTGATCAACAAATCAAAATCTTCAGCAACATATCTCAACATATCAATAGGCATGTTTTTCATATCATCAAAAACTTTGCAAGTTTCATTGCTTTTATTAATTGCTAAAACTTCTTCGCTCGTTTCATCAAATAACACGATAATGCAATGATTTTTGGTGTTGTAATATCTCATAATTTCTAGCATTTTTTATTTCCTCCTTAGTCATCTAGGCTTTCAAATTTTCCATAATTATTGATGTTTCTTTCAGCTCCTACAGCGTTCATATAGTTATAGCACGGTTTCCCGTCTTTATCTTTTCCTAATATGCTGTTAGGGTTGATATTCTTATAAAAACAGCTTTTACAGCCATTGTCTTTATTTTTCCATAAAATCATATCAGCGTTTACCCTTTGAATGAACTCCCATTTATTGACTTTCGGTTGATCCTCTGGAATTTTCAACTCTTTCGGCAGCTCATATTTATGTTCCTTCCATGATCCTTTTTCTTTTTGTTTTTCCTGTCTCTTTCTTGCCTTTTCTTCTTTTCTTGCTTCGATTGAAGCACGTTTGACATTCTCATAATATGAGTGTCTTTTTTCAATTCTTTCTTTTAATCTATCAATAACCGCGTCAAGTTCTTGTTGTTTATATGTATTTATTTGTGTTCTTTTTTCCATTTTTCTTTTCTCTCTTTCTTTTTTGTATTGTTTTATGCTTTTTTGTATTGTTTTCTTTTTGTTTGTTAGAATAAAGAAAAAGCTATGTTTCTATAGCTTTTATAACCCTCCTAAAATTTTACATATTACGAATAAAAATTTATAAAATAATAACGCTAGTGTGTTTGCTATTGGTTCAGCAAATACAACCATAATCAAAGCAATAAAAAAGAGGATCGTTAAAAATCCTCTATAGCTTAAATGATATTTATTTGTTTTCATGTTTTACTCCTTATAATAATTTTAATAAATCTTTTTTAGTGATATTGTGATCACTGTTAAAATAAAACTGTTTTAAAAATTCTTTTATGTGCCGTAAAGTTGTATTGCTAAATAACAACGATTGATCTATACTATCATTTAAAATAATATCATTATGCAATAATGTGCATACTAATGTATTATAGCTATATAATTTTATATTTTCGTTTTCTTCTTCGATAATTGCTTTATGGTAAAAACTTTTTCTACCGTCATAGATTGGTAATAGTTCATATTTTTTCATGATTTTTATTCTCTCTTTCTTTTAATTTTTTTAATAAATAAAAAGACTATAATTTTATAGCCTTATTCAATATTTAAAAGCGTGTTGTTTTCTTTTACATTATTATATTCAATATTTAAAATATCTCTTGTTTCATTATTTAATTCATTGAAATATTTTTGTATCTTGATAAATTCTTGATATTTTTTTGATAACTCTAATAAATTAGACATATCATTTTTAAGCGTTACAATTTGTTTATACTCATTATCAATAATATTTTGTAGTTTATTTTTAAAATATTCTAGGTCGATACGTTTGTGTTCTTCATCTGGTAAAAAATCTTTAGTATTTAATGTGATATATCTCTCATTATTATAATTCAATTTTGAATAAATTTTAAATGTGATAAAATAGTTTTGATCATAACTATCTTCATAAATATTAAAATTTGTATTTTCTAATAGTTCTTTTAAATGATCTTTAAAACGTTTATTATATACCTTGTTATTAAATTTTTGATCAACATTATTTTTTAAAGTTTCCAAAGTTTCAATATAATTTTTATGTTTATTAATAGCTAAATTATACTTATCAGTAATAGCTTTTTTATTTCTTTTTGGTTGTGTTTCCTCTTTAAGAGTGTTTAAAAAATCCATTTCTTTTTTAGCTTCTGGCTTTTTTAAAGCGTTTATAATTGATCCATTTTCTTCTTTAATTTCTTGCTTTCTTTGTTCTATTTTTGATAAATCCACATCATAAGAAGCGCACAAAGTACATTCTTTATAACCTCCGCAAACTTTAATAAATTTACAATACATTTTTTTATTTAATTCTTTCATTTTTTTACTCTCTCTTTCTTTGATTCTCTTTCTTTAATTTTGATAAATGAAAAAGGCTATAAAGTTATAGCCTTTAAAATGTTTTAAAAAATTGGTAGTATTCTTCAGCGTTTAAAAGTTCTTCATAAATAGCTTTTATTCCTTCCATTACATAATTAGTTTTATCGATTTTAACATCTTGTTCAATTAGAACATCAGCAGCATTTTCAAAAGTATATAAAATATCAAAAATTGAAGGTAAACCAGAAACCCATTGAAAAAAGCGGCTAGATGTCAAAGCCTCGTCTTTTCTGCATCTTTCTTCTTTTGCGGTTTTTAAAATGTAATGACAAATAGAAAAATAATTTTCTTTTTTATTTTCTGGTGCATCTTCTGGGCTTTCGTCTTTGTCCCATTCGTAATTATTTAAAATAAAATCTTTAATAGTTGTATTCATAATCTTTTACCATCCTTTTTTTAATTGTTTTATTTTTTTATAAAATAAAAAGGAAAGCTGTTTTTTAACTTTCCTTAAATATTGAAAATTTATTCATATCAATATTTATTTATTTGACCTTTATAGTCGCTGAAATAAAAGCCCTTATCATGGTTGTTATTTGTGATAATTTGATTTTTAATGACATCATTACAACCAGCGCTTACACCTTTTTTATATCCTTGATTTGATCCAATAAAAAAAGCACCTGTTATAAGTGCTATTAATAAAGCGAATTTAATAATTCTTTTTGTTGTTCTTTTCATTTTTGTTATTCTCCCTTTTAGTCATTTATAATTTTTATACAATCCATTTCAAAAATTCCGATTTGTTTAAGCCATTTTTTTGTAGTTCTTGAACCTCTGCCGAATTGCTTCCCATTGATAAATTGTTTTAAATAATAACCACCACTTAGTTTTGTGACTTCCCATGTTTTTATTGAATTATATGGATCTTAATAAATTGTTCTTTTCATTTTTTTATATCCTCCTATAAATCAATATTGCTTATGAAAATATTCATTTGCTGTTATTTTATGATACTTTCTAATTTTGTACCAATAATTAAAAATTATTTTAAAATCTTCAATACTTGAATCTTTAAAAATAACTTTATCTTTATAATTTTTTTGTGTTATATGCTTAAAACCACGATTGATAATATTATTGGAATGAATACGAAAAATATAATTTATGTTTGAATCTTCTAAAATGTCATCTTGTTTATTTGTAAGTATTAAATCTTTTTTACTTTCGTAAACATAAAGCATAAATTTTTTATTTTCTTCACGATTTTTTTTGATTTGTTCGACTATTTCACTTTTTTCAAGTAAAAAATAGTTATTTATAACTTTTTTCATTTTCTTCTTGCCTCCTGAAATTTTATTTTTTCTTTTCTTCTTTCAAATAACTCTTTTTTGAATTACTTCAAAGAAGAAAAGAAAGACTTATTTTTTTCATAAGTAAAAAGAATGTTTTAAATTTTAACAAGCTGCATAGCTTAACTTTTTCATGTGTAGCAATTAATTTTTGAAGTGTTTACGCTGTAAACTTGTTTCAATAGTTGCATCAATGAAAGAAGATTTTTAACATTCTTTTTTTGAGTTTATGAAGTTTATAAGTCTTATTTTTTTAATTTTATCAAGGGTTATTTTTTAAATACATTCTACAAAGTTATATTTTATTATTTAAATACCAGAATAACAAAAAACTGGTTACATTCTACAATTTTTTAATAAATACTATTAATAAAGCGTATTTATTAAAGGATGAGGCTTTGGCATAGATCCAAAGCGGTTCAGGTTCTCCCCTACCCTTTACATCAACCTTTATTTACTTTTCAATGTTCTCAAAGCGTTTTATTTTATAACCCCTGATAGATAGTCATAATTAATATTTACGCTTTAAGAACATTGAAATTAGTTTGATTTTTTTTTAAAAATTTGTTATAATCTCATTGAGTTAAAGCTCAAATATTTTTGTTTGTTGATGCTGCTGTTTTGGTCGATAGAAGCATCAACATTTTTTATGACTTTTGTAAAGGATCGAGATATTTATTTTTTATATCTCTTTTTCTTTACATCTTTATTATATACCTTTTAGGTTTATTTTTCAACCCTTTTAGCATATATTTTTTATTTTTTTGTAGAATTTATCAAGGTTTTTTTATTTATTACCTTTCCTTTTCTACAATATTATTATAGCATATTTTTTTACTTTGTGTATAGTATTTTTTTATCTTTTGGAGTAGTTTTTTTAATAAAAAAAGACTTATTTATTTTCAAGTCTTTTCATGTCCTTTTTAATTAAATTTTTAATATATCTATTTTTTGAGATTTTTATATCATTCAAAAAGTCATAGATTTTCATGTCATCATCATTTTGAAGATTAAAGCACACTTGTATACGTTTGATATTTTGTTTTTGATATTTTGTATCATATTCTTGTTTATTTGCTTTGGCTTTGTCACTCATAAATTTATTCATGATTTTTTTATGTCCTTTCTTATAAGTTCTTTTATATAGCTATTAAAGGATTGATCCAATTTATTTATATGATCAATAATATCTTTATCAGTATTTTTATTAAACTGTAGCCCCTTTGTAATTGCTTTATTTTGGTTATATTCTTTTTTATATGCTTTCTTTTTTGCTGCTGCTTTCTCTTTCTTGATCTCTTCAGCTCTCTCTAATATCTCATTATCATTCATATTTATATACACATCCTTATTTAATTATAGTTTTATTTGTTCATATTTTAGCATAAATAAAGCAAAATAAAAAGATATGGTTAAATGGTTAAGGCTGCATATAATCATATTTGATATACATCAGTATATTATTATGATACTATGTTGATAAGATCATGTATGCATGATAGTATGTAAGAAGATACGTAAGATAAAAGGATCAAGAAGAGAATCAAGAGCATAATAATGTTATGTTAACGTGATAGCATTATGTTATGATAATGTTGTTGTATTAGGTTGATAAGGTTATGTTATAGTGATGTTATGTTATTATAGTAAGAGAGATATAACAGAATGATAAAGAAGTGTTGAGATAATAAGAACGTGTTAGCGTGATGCCGATGTGTTAGGCTGATAAGGTTGTGTCATGATGATGGTATTATGTTGATGTGATAAAGGTGTGTTGATGTGATAATATAGTGGTATGGTGATATGATTGTTTTAAGGTTGTGCCCTATTGGTGGTTAATCATGATCATATTAATGGTGGTTGATCATGTACCGATATATTAAAGGTTGATGATGTCTTATTTTTGGGTTTGGTTTGTTGGTGGTTTGGAATATTGATTTTTAATATATTGGTACATTGATTTTAATATAGTTGTATCGCAATTTTGATATATTGAATAAGGTAGGAATAATAATAAAAAATAATAAAAATAATAAAGAATAATATAACATATGTTATATTTGGGAAATAATTTGGGAAATACTCTAATTTTTTCACTTCTGACAATTTCTTTTCGTTCTAATAAATATTTCTAACAATTCTTTTTTGTTTGATCCTCCCCCTGTCTAGGTAAAAAAGGGTATATTATTATTAGTAGTATACCCTTTTATCATGTTTGTTTTCTTGATACCTAGGGGGGGTGGTTATGACATTTTTATTCACAACTTGTCTAGACAAGGCGCTATCTCTTACATTTTTTCACTAACCCAAAAATCCCATTCTCGACACCTAATACACATCCACTCCCCATCTTTCAACCCTACCTAACTCCCCTAATATTCCACACTTATAACCACCCTATCCTTGCCCATCATAACAACCCAAAATCACCCAATTCCATCACTTTAGCATATTCCAGGTAACTCAAATCCAACTCATATCAAACCCATCATTCTACATCCAATCCATCTCTCTCACAATCCCATGACCATATATTTCATCCCTCATTACTTACTAAAATCGATCACCACAATCAAACCAATCCCATCCATTACCCATCTCCATCCATACAAAATTCCTCAAAATAATCCATTTTAAAATTTACAAAAAATCGTTAAAAATCCAACAAAATTTAATATTTCATCTCGTAAACTAACATTTCCATAACCAATCAAACCAACCTATCAATCCGTATCTTACATACCCTAAAATTTACCTATTTCCCAACCAAAATTAGTGAATTCAAGTCTCTTTTACCTAAAATTACCTAAACCAATTCACTCCAAACAACCAATATTCTCGTATTTCTCTCGAGACCGATAAAATTTGTCTTAAAATTACCCATAATTCTACTACAAAATGATAAAACTTTATCATATTCATTCCATCAAATACCTCTGACGTACCATTTTATTTCCCCATTAAATAGATACCCGACATCGTAAATCACAACTTCAGAACATAAATAATCAAACAAAATTTGTCGTTTCTTATCTCGAAACAAAATACCAATTCCAAAAATATCAAACTCATGATCATCAAGGTATTGTCAAAATAACAACACCTCAAGACAAGGATGTATTAAATTGGAGACACCTTAATCTAATTTAATGACACCTTAATCTGGGGCGTCATTTTAACACATCATCGTAATCACATCCCTAAATAGCAGATACCCAAAATGGGTACATTGTCAAAATAACAAGGTGTCCACAAAACAAGGACATAGTATTTTATCACCTTAACTAACCTTATCATCTCTATCCTTATTATATATACAATCTCAATACATACAGGTATGAACAAAATAGACATCTCTAATTCATCTAAATAAGATTTAAAGTATCTCAAAATTAATACATACAATAACATTTAAGTAACAAAAAACCATACAAAATTCCATGTTATTATTGACTAGTAGCGGAGAAAAAGTTATAATTTTTATAGAGTTAATTAGTATCTAATAATATGAATTAATTAAATAAATCATAATTATGTTCTAGAATGTAAAATTTTAGCGTATAACGAATGTTTATATCTATTAGGTATAATTTATAGTCTTGTATAGAATATCTCTTAAAACGCAAATAAATGAGATATTTAAAGATTTATATAAATTTTTAACTCTAATTCATCATAAGGAGGTAATAAATGAATCAATAAAGACAATTAAATAACAACTAATTATTTTTTATTTTTTCCTAGTATCTAATAATATGTATTGTATGGGGCGAAAATATATCAAAAGGATAAATTATACATCTATATAGAAACATTCGTTAGAAGTCAAAATTTAAGAAAATAAAGGATATATAATTATTCATCATAAAAGAATAAAGAATTAATTAGTTTAATAGATCATAAGAAGAATGAATTATTAATTATTTAATTTATTTAATTTATTTAATTCAATAAAGAATAACTAAAAATTTTAAATCATCTAATCTATAAAGAATAAATAAATTGTAATTAATAAGTTCATAAGAAGAATTAAATGTAAATAAAATAGTTAATCGAATAAGAGATAAAGAATATAAAGTATTTATTAATCCATAAAGAAAGAATAAAGAAAATAAATTATTTCATATGGAGAATGATTAGGTATTACAAGGTATAAAGGTATATCAAGTTAATAAGGTAATTAAATGAATAAGTATTTCAGGGTTATCAATTCGTATAATTCATTATCTAATTATTTATTCATTGTAGATTGTTTTCGCAGCGAGCGTAAGCGAAGCAAGAACGCAAGCGAACGTAGTGAGTGCGCTAGTACGAACGAAGTGAAGTCGAGTGTAGCGTAAGCGAAACGACCTCTTGTATAAAGGTTATTTACCCGACCGATTTTTATCGGTTGCAATTGCTATCCATGTTATCCCTCTCTTGTATACTGTTATTAGATAGACTAGTTTAGTAAAGGTATTTTTTATTTTACTAGTCATACTTAACGGTATTAAGGTGATATTTTTAATAATCTCACTAGTCGTATCAGTATTCATAAAAACATTATATTTTTTATATTTTATTAGGTCTTAAAACAGAGGTGAAATAATGATAAAAAAAGATAGTAATGATAACATTATTAGAAAATATTATGAACACAGTGTTCCAAAATCAATATATAAGAAAGGAATAGAAAACAACAATTATTTAATCAATTATTTGTTTGTGACATCTCATAGAAATTTAAGTGATGTTCTAATATTTACAAAAAAACAATTGTTTAAATTTCACAAGGTATCAAATGTGAAAACCAAAGAACAAATCATTGTTGATATGGAAAATTTATTAAAGGAATTTGCATTAAATAAAGATGATGAAAATATAAATTTAAACAATTATGGTTTGAATGACACAATTGTTATTGAGTTAGATATGTCACTTATTGAGTACGAATCACCCTTTGGTCTCATTAGTAATTATGAATTAAAAAAAATTTGTAATTATGATGGTAAAACCGCTGGACTTGGGAAAATCTTACTTTTCTTAATTAGACATAAAATAGTGATGTATAAAAGATCAGGAAAAGAAAATACTGTAGAAAATTTACCTGAGATTAGTTATTTTTATAAAAATAGATTAGCAGAAGAATTACATATGGCAAGAGGAACAATAGATGCCTGTATTGAAGTATTAGAAAATTTAGAAATCATTAAAACTGATAAAGAAAATTTTCATAAGACTTATGATGGTATTATTCATCCTAGTCAATTAATTGTTACAAATTTTTATGCTAATGATGAAGAATCCACTTCAGATTTAGAATTATTATATGGAAAGAAATATTTAGATAGAAAATTCTTTGAAAATGATAGAGAACGAAGAATAAATAAAGAAAAGAAGTTTTTAAAGAAAAATAAAGAAATTTAAAGGAGGAAAAGATTATTAGTATTTATTTAGATAACGCAGCTAAAACGCAAGTTAAGAAAGAAGTTTTAGATGTTATTACAAAATCGTTAAAGGAAGATTGGTATAACCCTTCTTCAAGTTATCAACCAGGTGTTGAAGTTAAAGAAAAAATTGAACAAGTTAGAAAGTTAATTGCAGATAAGATTAATGCAAAACCTAATGAAATTTTCTTTACCAGTGGAGCTTGTGAAGGAAACAGTTGGGTAATTGATAATTTTGAAAATATTTTATATGATCCACTTTCACACACATCAGTTATAAAAGAAGTAAGCAAAAAGAAAAAAGAATGTGGTAAATGGATTTGTAATGGACATTTTCGAGAATTTGACATAAGAAGTTTGAACGTTAATGAATTTGGTGAAATCGATATTTTTAATATTTCTAATTATTTAAAGGGATTATATGTAGGATATTATTATGATGAAAATTTTAATGATAAATATATAATAACAGTTTGTGGTGCAAATAACGAAATCGGTACTATTCAACTAATTCATGCAATAAAGAATGTAATTGAAACTTACAATCAAAAAAGTAGACAAGAGTATTGTAGAAATTACAATATGAATATGAATGAAATAAAAGATTGGCATAAACAATTTATTTTTCATGTAGATGGAACACAAATGTTACCCTATATGAAAATTGATGTTCAAGATTTAGGTGTTGATATGATGACATTCTCTGGTGCAAAAATTGGATGTCCAAGTGGAATAGGATTTGTTTATATTAAAGAAAATAGACAAAAAAGCATTGAACCCTTAATTTATGGTGAGCAAGAAAGAGGTTTAAGAGGTGGTACAGAAAACGTACCTTACATTCTTGGTTTGGGTAGAGCCATGCAATTATTAGATACCGATACAAGTCATTTAGAAAGCCTTAGAGACTATTTTATCAATAAACTATTAACTTTACCCAATACAAAATTAGTAGGCTCTAGACTCAATAGATTACCAAATAACGTAAATATTTGCTTTGGTAATATTGATGCAACTGCTCTACTTTCATATTTGAACTTAAATGGTATTTATGCATCAAGCGGTAGTGCTTGTAATAGCAATTCATTAGAACCAAGTCATGTATTAAAAGAAATTGGTTTAAGTGATGTTGAAGCAAATTCATGTGTGCGTTTCACATTATCGAATGAAACCACTGTAGAAGAATTAGAAGAAGTGTTTAGTGTAATCGAAAGATTTGTCACTAGACAAAACAAATATCTAGGTAAAGGAGAATAATTTATTTAGTGTCATCATTAAAAGACGGTGTATATATTTTAAGCATTGATGCTAAAGATATATATTTGTCTAACTCTTATAAGAAAGACTACGTGGGGTATAACCCTAGAAACAATGTAGGTTTGATGAACACTGATAAATTTCTTAATAAACTTGATTACTCTTTAGATTTGATTAAACTTATTGAAATCTATAAATCAGTTTATAGAAACAATAGATTTACATTTGAAGAAAATAATAAATCATTTTCACAAAGAGTTATCAATGTAACTTTTAAGTATTCAGTAAAGGAATATAATCGTTACTTTGGAAATGTATGGGTAAAATTGGGATTTGATTACAATGATATTAAAGATAAAATGGTTGATCATGTTTATATGATTAATGGTAAAGTCATTGCAATTGATACTAATGAGGGAGTCGAATCCCCTATTCCTAAAGAATCATTAGGAAATTGTTTTTACTATGATAAGACAACACATAGATATTCAGTTTACGAATACAAAATCAAAACAATTAGAACAACAAGAGAATTAAGAAAAGATTTATACCATAAAGGATTTTATTGTGATGGAATTAAATTCATTAGATTTAAACGTTCTTCAGGAGCAGCCCGTGTCGGGAAATGCTTATTCATTGATGAAAAACTTTACTCAAAAATTCATAAATGGGAATTGTGTAAGTTAAAAATCAATGAAGGAGATGAACTTGATTTAGCTGCTTTTGAAGCTTATATTTCACTCACATCATCATCAATTATAGATACCCTCTATATTGATCCTAAATCTATTTTGGTCGTTAATGACTACGAAAGTACCTTTAAAGAAGATGCTTTAGTGACTAGAATTGTTGATGGAGAATTGCATACAAATGATGAAACTGTTGAATTATCAAACTGCATTTGGGATGGTCAATCATTAATGGATATTTCTTTATTTGGTGATTATCAAGACAAAGGAATGTTGTTGTTAAGAAATCAATTCTTTAAGTCATGTTGTTTTAACTGTAACATACAAAAATGGTTTAAAGATAATGGCATTGAAAGTCTTGAACAATTAAATGGACAAACGATTGCAGATGATATTAGTCAAATCAAATTAATTACAACGCCTAGCTCAATTAAATATTTAAAATTTGGAGAATTAGAACAATGGTTAACAAGCATCACTCCTATCTTTGGTGTTGTTAAATACGAGAAAAAGACTCATTATCTTGATGGCAATTTAGTTAGATGTCATTATCAATTAATTAATTCGTTACAAATGACGAAAAAGGAAGTAAAAAAACTAATTGAACCTTCGTTTAGTTATTTAGAAATGATAAAAAATGATCCAGTGATTTTAAGGCATTACATAAAATACACTGGGAATACTGATATGGAGCTTTCTGATCCATTAACATATAAGAGTGATATTACATATAAATTGTTAGGATTAAATGATAAATTTACTCAAACAAAAATGTATGATTTATTTAAAAAAAACATTATTACCTCTTATAAGAAGAATTTAAGAGAAGGACATTTATTCTTGAATGGTAATTATTCAACCATTTGTGGAAATCCAATTGAAATGTTATATCAAGCAATTGGAAAATTTGATGGAACTTCTCAAATCGGAATTGGTAAAGTTCATACTACTAGATTTAAGTACAATAAAACAATTTTAGGTAGTCGTTCACCTCATATTTGTCAATGTAATATTTGGTTGCCTTTAAATTCATCAAATGAAATGATTGATAAATACATGAATCCTACTAATGAAATTATTTACATTAATAGTATCGGTGAATCGGTATTAGACAGATTATCAGGCGCTGATTTTGATAGTGATAGTTTAATGATTACCGATAATTCGGTACTTATCAAAGCTGCTAGAAAAAATATCAACAACTTTAAAGTTTCAATTAATAAAGTTGAAGCAAAGAAAATAAAAAGATTTTATACTGCTGAACAAAAAGCAGATTTAGATATTAAGACTTCAAATAATCAAATTGGTGTAATTATCAATTTATCACAAGAACTTAATTCAAAAGTATGGGATAAGTTGAATAATGGTGCAAAATTAGAAGATATTCAAGAAATTTATAAAGACGTATGTCAATTAAACGTTATGTCAAATATTGAAATTGATTCAGCAAAAAAAGAATTTGATGTTGTTATGAATCAAGAAATTGAAAATATTCGTAATAAATATCGAACAAAAGACAAGGATGGTAAGACAATTAAACCTTATTTCTTTGGAATTATTGCAAAAGAGAAAGGATATTTCAATGATGACAAGTTTAATTACAAAAAAATGGATACTTCAATGGATTATTTAGAAGAATTAATAGACAGTAAGAGATTTAGTAGAAAAACTCCTAAAGAATTCATTAAATTTTATGAATTATTGAATACCGAAAATTATGATAATAACAAAGTTAATAGACAACAAGCTCAAAGAATTATGAGTGAAATCAAAAAATTTGAAGGAAAGATGAAATATTTATTTTCAACCACCCTTTTTGATCCAAGTTGTCAAATGATTTATTATCAAAATCAAAGAAATGCTCTTATGGAGTATATTGGAAAATTAAATATCAATGATAGTACAATTATTTATTTATTAAAGTCATTAGATAATAGTGAAAATCAGAAATATTATCAAACAATTTTTAAAGCGTTCTTTGGTTATCCTAATGAAAGATTTTATGAGCTAATAAAATCAAGTAATGAAAAAATGCTTGAATTAGCACAATCAGAAGATGGGATTTTGGAAATTTTCGGCTACAGATATTCAAAAATTTACAAAAATTAGCCAAAAATCCAACAAAATTTTTTTTCAGCATGGTGTAACTACCCTATTATTCGGTCGTTACCAAAAGCGGAGATAAATCTGTATATGGAGAGGGTACTATTTTTTGCTTAATTAGAAAGAAAACAAGGAAAAAATATGTACGAAAAATTAGAAAATTTAAGAAAATTACCTGAAGAAAAGAAATTTGAATACATTTGGCGCATCGGTAATGATATTGACAATGGGATTTTACCACATTGGAGAAACATATCAGAAACGATTAATAAAGAATTAGGCGTTCCAGAAGAAGAATATCTATCTGAATCAGCCTATCGCAAAATGTATCAAAGTGCGAAGAAATTTTATGATGAAGGTGTTTTTAATCTTGAGACAAATTCAGAAGAATTGATTCAACTCAAAGAAGCAATTACTGAAAATAAGAAAACACTTGCCAAAATTCGTACAGAAAACCTAGAAATAAATAAGGTGTATAGAGAGATGGGAAGAAGTGAGTTGTTGGCTGATAGAGTTATTGAAGCCGCACAATTGTTAGCCAAAGAACAACCATTCATTTCCCCTTCTCCTTTAAATATTATTCAAGATAATAAAAAAACAGCCTGTTTATGTTTTGGAGACACTCATTATGGTGTCGAATTTACTGTAAAGGGATTATATGGTGAAGTAATTAATAGTTACAGTCCTGAAATTTTTGAGGCTCGTATGTGGAAATTACTCGAAAAAATTAAAGAAATCATTGTAAAAGAACAATTAACAACTTTAAATGTCTATAGTTTAGGCGATGAATTAGACGGTATTTTAAGAATGGGTCAGTTAATGAAATTAAGATACGGGATTGTAGAAAGTACAATCAAATATTCTGAATTCATTTGTTTATGGCTCAATGAATTAAGTAAATTTGTCAACATTAGATACCAAATGACAACTGGAAATCATACTCAATTAAGAATGTTAAATGGTAAAAAAGGAACATTTGAAGATGAAAATATGTCAATTATCATCAAATGGTTCATCAAAGAAAGAATGAAAGCTAATCCAAATTTTGAATTAATTGATAATGAAACAAATATGATTTTCGATGAAGTTAGTGGTTATAATCTTTTAGGTATTCATGGTGAAGTTAAAAACATGGAAAGCGCTTTAAAGGATTTTACACAAATTTACAATGTTAAGATCAATTACTTAATTGCTGGTCATATGCATCATCAAAAAGAACAAGAAGTTGGTAAAAACACAAAAGTAATTAATATTGGTAGCATTATAGGACTTGATAATTATTCATTAAGTCTTGGGAAAAGTGCAAATGCAAGTGCTACTGTATTGATTTTTGAAGAAAATCAGGGAAAATCTATAGAATATTCTATTAATTTGAACTAATAAAAGAATTTAAGGAGTTAAAAATAATTGAATAAGGAAGAATTAGTTACCGTTATTTGGAGTAAATTAGACGGTATTACAAAAGATGAAGTAAGAACATTTTTAACAGCAATGTTAGATAGTATTGGACATTGTTTAGCAAATGGAAATAATATTAAATTAAAAGATTTTGGGAAATTTGAAATTTCTGAAAGAAAAGCACACATGGTTATTCATCCAAAAACTAAAGAAAGATGCCCTGTCCCTAAAACAATATCAGTGAAATTTAAGCCATCTGGGTGGATTAAGGAGTCCTTAAATGAAAACCGTAAGTAGTGTAGTTTTTGATTTAAGATTGCCTGATACAGTACAAGAATCGGCTTTTAAAACATATGACACATTTGCATGGGCATTATATGAAATAGCTAAAGAAATTAGATATTTGGAATTTGTTGCTATTTATCTAAAAAGAGATAAAGTTGTTAAATTATTAGTTGAAATGGCAAAATATTTTAATGATATTACAATTGACAGTGATGCTTTTGATGTAGAAAATGTAATTATTACAGTATCATATGATGGAACTGTAATTGTAGAAGTAGCAGAAGTAAATAATAATTACAAAGAATCATGTGCAATAATTACTTTAATTGATGAAGATTGTAAAACAAGTTTATTAAAATTTCATCAAGATAATTTAGAAAATATCTCAATTTTTAGTATGGATGAAGATCAAGAATATGAATAATTAACTAAAATGTAGTCATTTTTGGCTACATTTTTAGTATTTTCATAAATATAATTATGGCAAGAACTAAAACAATTAAAAAAATAACAAAGAAAACAATTATGTGTGTTAAATGCGGGATGATAACGGACAGTTATGAAAAGCAATTCCCAAAAACAAATAGTTCTTTATATGCTGGATATGAAGGCTATTTACCTATTTGTAAGACATGTTTGAACAAACTTTATAGTGAATATTTAGATATTTACCAAGACCATTTTATAGTTTTACGAAGAATTTGTCAGCTATTTGACATTTATTATAATGAAAGTCTTGCAAAATCGTTAATGAATTCGGATATGAGAACAATCCCTACTCGTTATATCAGCAAATTGAATCTTAATCCTCATATAGGAAAAACGTATCATGACACTATTTTAGAAGAAGAAAAAGCAAAAAAAGTACAAGAAATTACCGAACAGTCTCTCCGACAACAAGAAAATAGAGAAGATGCGGAAATTAATACTGAAGAAATTGATGAAACTGTAGAAAAACAATTGGCTGATGCAAGAAAAATATTTGGTTCTATTACTAATGAAAATGACGCCCTTTTCTTAAAAAATGAGTATGATGATTGGAAATTTAGAACTGGTGCTAAATCAAAAGCTGAAGAAGAAATCATTAAAAACATTTGTTATAACTCATTAAGTTTGAAGAAAGCAAGAGAAAGTGGGTCATCTACAAAAGCAATAGAAGAAACATTGTTGAACAATATCAAAGCTGGTGGATGGCAACCTAAAACTGAAGAAAATGGTGATGAAATGTCTGTTGGGCAATGGATTCAAACTATTGAAATGGAAAGACCAATCAGTGAAGTACAAGATAGATATAAAGATGTTGATAATTTAAAGAAAATGATAGATGTATTCTACCTTGGTCATCTTGGTAAAGCCACGGGAATAAGAAATATCTATATTCCTGAATATGAAGAAACAATGAAAAAATATTCAGTTATTAAAAATGAATCAGGTGAAGATGAGCAAGATGATGTTATTACAAAATTATTTGGTGATTAATTATGGCTGAATTAATTAATAATGTACCAGAAATGGTAAAAACAGATGCACAAATTAAAGAGGAACGTAGACAAGAATTTTTAGATAAAGTAGATTTTATTGCTGGGTATTTTAGAGAAAATCCACATAGATTTGCAACTTGGTTTTTAAATCTAAATCTTAAACCGTTTCAAGAAATTTTAATTTGTGAAATGATGAGGAATAATTTCTTTAATTACAATGCGTCAAGGTCTCAGGGTGAAAACTTGCCCACTTGATTAGTAATAATCTTGGAAAATAGATGCGAAATTAAGCGTGGAATCCTTCAATAATTTGGATAATACGAACCGAAGGCTAAATTAAAAGTTTAGTCAGGGGCAACGTCGTAGAAGATGAAACCATTTATGGAATATAACTCTTCCAAGAGGTCGCATCACCCTACTTTATTTATAAGAGGGTTAAAATTTACGCTGAACTATATCGATGATAAAGATATAGAAGTTAAGATAAAAAGCTTAACGATAACAAAATTGAAAACCTATTTGACAGCAATTTATTGTGTAATTAGATGTATTTTATATCCAGGTACTCGTATTTGCGTTGCGAGTGCTACTTTAAAACAGGCATTGGCAGTATTAAAGAAGATTACTGAAGATTTATGTATTCAACATGGATATGGTTCAACTTTATTAAAAAATGAAATTGAAAAAATCCAAATGAATGGTAGTGATCCAAGTATTTTATTTAAAAATGGTTCTATTATTTATGCTGTTGCTGCTAATAAAAACGCAAGATCAAAACGTGCAAACATCTTAATTTGTGACGAATTTGTTCAAATGAATAAAGACATTATTGATGATGTATTAGTACCTTTCTTAAATACACCTAGACAACCTGGTTATTTAAATAAGGTTGAATATGCTGATTTACAAGAAGATAGTAAACAATTTTATTTAACTTCAGCATGGTATAAATCGTCTTGGGGCTATATTTTAGTAAAAGATTACATAGGAAATATGGCAAAAGGTAAGAAATATTTTTCAGTATCTCTTCCCTATCAACTTTCTATTAAGGAAAATTTACTTAAAAGAAGCACGGTTGAAGGTGTAATGGATAAAAGTGATTTCAACCCAGTTTCTTTTGCTATGGAATATGAATGCATTTGGTTTGGAACTAATGGAGAAGAATTCTTTTCTTTTGATGACATTAACAAGCGAAGAAATTTATATAAAGCTTTACCACCTATTGAAGAAGTTTTGAATAACAAAAACGTTGAAGTACAACCACCTAAATATAATGAAAAACGTATTTTATCAGTCGATGTAGCGTTGATGATAAGTACGAAAAGAAAGAAAAATGATGCTACGTCATTAATTATTAATGACTGTATTCCTACTAATGGAAATAGATATGTTGCAAATATTGTTTATGCAAGAAATATTGAAGGTTGGACAACGGATCGTGTCGCAGTCGAGATTATGAGATATTATTACAAATATAAGTGTACTGATATAGTCATTGATACCAATGGATCGGGAATTGGAGTGTTTGACACCCTAATTAAACCGCAAGTTGACCCTGATACTGGCGAAATTTACGATGCTTTGTCATGTATAAATGATAAAGATATGGAACTACGTTGTGCTATTCCTGAAGCTGAAAAAGTAATTTGGTCAATTAAAGCTAATTCAAAATTTAACGATATAATTGCAACTTCTTTACGTGAAGGATTCAAACAAGGTCAAATCAACTTATTGGTAAGTGAATATGATTGTGATGAATATTTACGTGATAATATTAAGGGTTATAAAGGCAAATCAGAACTACAACAATTAGAATACAAACATCAATACATGGAAACCACTTTACTTGTAAATGAATTAATTAATTTACAACATAAAATCGAAGGCGGAAGTGTAAAAATCAAAGAACGTCCCGGTATGCGTAAGGATAGATATTCTAGTTTGGCTTATAACTTTTGGGTTATGAAACAATATGAATTGAAACTTTCCAATGATTATAGAGAAGAACAAGATGAAATTTTGTTCAGATTTAGAAAACCTAGTTATGGACTGTCTTATATTTAACTAAGGAAGGAGGAATTTAATGGATAATGAAAATTCTATAGATAATGGAATTCCTTTAGATTTAAGTATAGATTTATCTAATGAAGATAAAATCAAATTAGATCAATACATAGATTCAAAATTAAATAATCAGTTTAATGATCAAGCATTATTTGATGCAACATTAAAAAGTACAAGACACAATGCTAAAATCATTTTGAAAGAACTTAATGAAAAAGGATTAAGTAATTACTTCTTTAGAAAATATAAGAAAGAAGATGTTTCAAAATGGTTATCTGATCCTGAAAGATTTGAAGTGCAATTAAGAGGTGTTTCAAGATATTTATATAACGTTTCAAGTCATTATAAACGATTAATTAAATATTTTTCAGGAATGGCTATGTTTTGCATGGTTATGAAACCTAGAAATCTAGATATTAGAAAAGCTAATAGAAATATTGTTATGAATGATTACTATGTTACTAGTAATTATTTGATCAATATGAATCTTAAACATGAATTTAATAAAATTTTAGATACAGTTTTTAGAGAAGAAATTTTCTATGGCTACGTTTATGAAACTAATAAGTCTTTTTATATAAGAAAATTACCACCAAGATGGTGCAAAACAATAAGCGTCGAAGATGGCGTCAGAGTAGTTACTTTTAATTTTTCATATTTTAATGGTAGAGAAAGAAAATTAAATAGCTTTGGTAAATTCTTTAAGGATGCTTATACATTATATAAAAAGAATCCAAAAATGATGTGGCAAGATGTTCCTACGGATAGAGGAATATGTATTAAATATGATGAATCTTTAAGTTATAGTGTACCTCCTTTTGCTGGGGTTTTTGGTGCATTATATGATCTTGAAGATTATAAAAATTTAAAGAAGAATAAGGAAAAGTTAAATAACTATAAATTATTATCTTTAAAAATACCAGTTGATGACACTGGAAGATTTAAAATTCAAGAATCCAAGGTTGTTAAATATTTTGAAATGATTGGTGCTAATTTACCAGACAATATTGGTTTAGCATTAACACCTATGGATATGGAAGAACATAGCTTTGAAAAAGCTGGACAATCAAATACAGATGCTGTTTCTGAAGCATTGGAACAATATTGGGGAGCTAGCGGAGTTAGTTCTCTTTTATTTTCTAGTGATAAATCAGGAAGTACAGCATTAAAAGCTTCTATTTTAGTTGATTCTACTATGCTCTATCCTATTTATCGTCAATTTGAAAGATGGATCAATTATCGTCTTAAATTGATTAACACAGCAACTACATTCAGAGTTGAAATTATCAATGTTACTGAACAAACATATACTGATGTTTTAGATAGATACATGAAAGTTTTCAATTCAGGTGTTGGTAAAAGTTATGTGGCAGCATTAATGGGATATGATTTCTATGATGTTAAGTCACTATCTTATTTAGAAGATGATGTTTTAGGATTAGATACAGCATTTAGACCATTACAAACTGCTTATACATTAAGTTCAAAAAACAATCAAAATCAAACACAAATTGAAACAACAAATGTAGACGATAAAGGTGGTAGACCACAAAAAAATGATAGTGAAATAGAAATTGAAACGGATAAATCAAGAGAAAAAGGAAAATAGATTGATGGAAAATAAATTTATTTATAGTCAAGATAAAAAGACAATTGAATTTTTAAAACAAAAATTTGAAGTACTTTTTGAAGATAATGATGGATGTTATTTCTTGAATGATATTTCAAATGTTGATTTTGATTTATCTAATATGAATGAATCCATTATTTATACAAATTCTATAGATGTGGAGTTGGATTAATGGAAAATGAAACAAAAGTAACTGTTGAAATTGTTGATTTTGAAGTAGACAACAGTTATGACTCTACAAGTTTTTTAAAACTTAAACTTAAATTAGCTCATGATGGTAAAACACGTAAAGGGTTTAATTTCAGTAAAGAGTCGCTAGAAAATGCAGCCCCTACTATTATTAATAAACCAATTCTTGCGAGGGTTGTGTTTGATTCAGACAATAAACCACAGTTTGGTAGCCATGATAAACATTTAGAAAAAGACTATCAAAATAATGTGAGAATAATTTATGATGAAGTACCTATCGGTATCATTCCTGAAGATAATGAATATGCAATTGAATATGATGAAGATGCAAAAAAATCATATGCTTATTGTTATGGATATGTATGGAAAAAATATTCAAACTATGCTTTAGACATCATTGAAAGAGATAAAAATATTAAGTTATCAATTGAAATCAATATTAGTAAATTTATCATTGATGCTAAAACAAAAGAAAAAATTATTTCAGAATTTAGATATGATGGAGTTACTTTATTAGGTAATGATAGAACACCAGGTATTAATAATGCTGGTGCTACAACAGAATTTGATTTAGATTCAGAAAATAAACAAAGTGATTTAAATGAAAAATTACCAAAATTTATTGATGAATTTAAAAAAATATTAGCTGAATTTGATAATAGTAAGGAAGGAGGAGAAAAAGAGTTGAATAAAGAAAAAAATGTAGAGCCTGAACAAACTGAAAAAACAGTTGTTGAAGGTGAAAATCAAGATTTTGAAAACAAAGAAGCTGAACAAAAAGAAGAATCAGTAACTGGTGAGTTTGAAAATACTGAAAACAAAGTTACCGACTCCGAAGATAAAGGTAAAAGTGAAATTAAAGATCAGCCTAAAGAACAAGAATTTGAATTAACTGCTAATGAAACAAGAGACAAACTTCAAAAAGCTTTAAGAGCATTATATTACAATGTAACTAGAACAGATGCTTGGGTAAATGACTATGACTCAAAATATGTTTATTACGCTAAAGAAGTTTATTCAGAAGAAAAAGGTTGGGAAACTACAACTTATAGACGTTCATATGCTTTAGTAGATGGTGAAATTACTTTACAAGATGATGAAGTTGAAACTGTAGTTAAAGTCTTAACTAAAGATGAATGGAACAAAGTAGAATCGGAAAGAAATGCTCAATCAATTGAATTTGAAGATTTGAAAAAATTCAAAAAAGAAACTTTAGAAAAAGAAAGGAAAGTCAATCTTGATAAAGTGTTTGATAAATTTGATGAAAAATTATTAGGCGTTGAAGATTATCAAACTTTAAAAGATAACAATGTTGATTTTTCTATTGAAGATGTGGAAAACAAATGCTACGCAATGTTAGGTCGTATGGATTTTGATAAAGAACCATCTACAAAAAATGATAATTCTGTAGGTGTAATTAAAGTTGATACAGAAGAAACTTTTGAAGATGACAATGATGACAATGAATATTGTGGTGGGATTTTAAGAAAATATTATAAAAAATAAAAAACTAAATAGAAGTTTATTAAGGAGCGAGAAATCGCCCCTTTTTTATTTACAAAAAATGGAGGGAAATTGAATGGCAGATAAACACGCTATTGTAGAAAGACAATTAGTAGATGGCGAATTCGTTGGAACTAAACGTGTGGCAATTTTAATTGACGAACAAATGGATAACGGATGCGTTGTTAAATTAAAAGGTTTAAAAAATGGTGAAATGAATCTTTATGAAGTTGAACCAGTAGCTAAAGATACACCTTTAAACCAAGTATTTTTAGTAGCTTCTCCTGAAGTTATGAAAGATGAAAGATTATCAAAATCATTAGATGAATTTTACAACATTAAAGGAACTGTAGGAAATGCAGACAGATTAATTGAAGGAAATATTTTTGGATTAACTGCTGAAGCATTTAGTGGTACTCCGCAAGTTGGGAAAATCGTCGAATTAGAATCTGGGAAAAGACAATTAAAAGTTGTTGATACACCAACAGCTTCAACGACTACTGTAGGTAAAATCGTTGACTTTGTTAGAGGTTACTACGGAGTTCAAATTGGGTAATTAGGAGGATAGATGGTCAATGGATAGAAATAAAATTTTAACATTAGCAAAAGACATGATTCGTGGAACTTGTCCTGTTGAATTTGATAACGAAAAAACTAACTCACAAGCATTACGTGATATGTTTATTGAAGCAAATGGTGGTTCAAAAGAATTATCAATTAAAAACTTCTATAGAGGAAATGCTTGTTTTGATATTATTGAAGAATTAATTCCTTTAATTGTATATGAAGGATTTACTGGAAATGAATTCTGGATGAATTTAGTTGAATATAGAAACATTGCTTTAGGTGATGAATTAACTTTCTTTACTCCAGATAAAGCTGATTTTATCGTATCTGATTTATCTTACGGTACTGCTGGTATTCGTAGACAAAGATTAGGTAAAGGTCAAAGATATACAATTGATACTTCATTAAAAGGTATTAAAGTATATGATGAATTTAAACGTTTCTTGGCTGGTAGGGTTGATTTCAACTCATTCGTAGATGCTGTAGCACAAGCTATGTTACAACGTTTATATGAAGATATTTACAATGCTTTAAAAGGTGTTACTGAATCAACAAGAGGATTAAGTTCTACATATGTTGTTAATGGTACTCATACCGAAGAAGAATTATTAGATTTATGTGAACATGTTTCTGCTGCTAATAATGGTGCTAAAGTAATTATTTTAGGTACAAAGAAAGCTTTAAGAAAATTAAATATGGCTACTATTTCCGATAGTGCTAAAGAAGATAAATACAATATGGGATTCTTTGGTAAATTCAACGGAATTGATACTGTATTTATGCCACAAAGACATAAAGCTGGTACTGATACATTCTTATATGATGATAACAAATTATATGTAATTGCTGTTGGTGCTGATAAACCTATTAAAGTAGTTGATGCTGGTGAAGGTTACATCTTTGATCAAAGAGATGCTGGTACTCCAGTAACTGGCGATTTAACTATTAACTATACTTATGCTCAAGAATACGGTGTTGCATTAGTATTCGCATCTAAAATGGGATTCTACACAACTGCGTAATTATAGGATAAATAGAACAAAATTGGGGAGAAATTCAACTCCCCTTTTATTTTTAATTTAGAGATAAAAGGAGAATTTTAATGGCAGAAGAAGTAAAAGTTGATGAAGTAAAACAAACTGCAAAAAAAACAAGTGGAGCAAAAACTAAAACCACTACAAAAAAAGCTACAACAAAAGAAACTAAAACTAATGAACCTAAACAGAGAGAGAGATTAGTTTTAGATAATAATGTTATTTTAAATGTTCAATCAACAACATTTGGTAAATTAGTTTATGTTAATACACAAACTGGAGACAAAGTTGTATGGGAACATGAAAATGAAATCCAACAAGTAACTGCTGGAAACTTAAGAGAAATGAAATCTCGACAACCAGGTTTCTTTAAAAATTATTGGATTAGAATTATCGGTATTGAAGATATTGATGAAACATATCAAGATCGTACTATCGAAGAAATTTACAAAGCATTAACATTACAACAATATTATGAAAATAGCATGATGGATATTGAAGATTTAATTTTAAATCATACAGATGAAGTACCTACTTATTTAAAAAAAATGGGTAAATCATTTAAAACATCTTTAATCATTAGATGTAATGATATGATAGAATCTGGTAAATTAGATGCTTTTTCAAAAATTAAAAAAATGGAAGAAATTCTTGGTACTGAATTAGGCGGTGAAGATTAATTCAATGACACAATTTGAAACTTTATATAAAAGATTTTTGCTACGTGTAGAACAATATTCTTTTTATGATAAAGAAATTGATGTTAGAGAATTAATTTTAAGATCGTATTTAGACCAAGCTTGTTATAGATTTGCACCTTATTGTAAGAATGTAAATTTATTTGATATTGATGAAGAAAATCAACGGTTTAATTCAGAATTATCACCACAAGTAATTTATATATTAGTAGAAAATATGACTGTTGTTTGGTTAAAAACACAAAGAGACAGTGAAGAAAATACTAAAAATATGTTAAGTGAAAAAGATTATAGTGTTTTTAGTCCAGCTAATCTTTTAACTTCTTTAAGAGAAGCTTATACAGAAGCCGATAAAGAAATTATTGGAATAATGAACGATTATAGTCTTGATGATTTAGATACAAAAAAACTTATGAATGAGGTGTTATATAATGAATAAAGCTCAAATTGAACATCTTATAAATAAAATTTTTAAAATCTTACCACTAGCTGAAGAAGGTAATGAAAATATTAAGGATTATATCGGTAGTGTCATGGTTCAAGTAAATGGAGCTGCTGAAACTTCTAAAGATTTTTTCTCATTACCTAAAAATAGAGAAAAATTAATCGATATTTCAAATTCAATTAATTATTTAAAAACAAATGAATTTACATTAAATGAATGTAGACGTGAAGTTTTTAAATGTACTGGAATTCTAGCAAGAATGAAAGAGGATTAATATGGATTGGAGTCCTTTTGAAAAAAATGTTAAAGCAAGTGGGAATTCAAGACGAGAAAGAGAGTTAAATAAAGCTAGACATTATTTAAATAAATATGGAGAAAATAATCCTTCATATAAAAAGGTTAAAATTAATGGTGTTGATGATGTATTAGCGATTAATACAGGAACGCAACCTTATTATAAAAAGTTTCATACCCTTCCTGATCATCATATTCAAACTGGTGATTATGTGGAATGGGCAGATACAGTTTGGTTGGTTAAAACAGCTGATTTTGATGATGAACTCATCATTGATGGAGCTTTGCAACAATGCAATTATGTATTGAAATGGCAAGATGAAAATTTAAATATCATTGAACGTTATGCTGTTACTCAAGGTGCAACTGCTTATAACACTGGGTTAAATGAAACACAGTTGATTACCGTTGGATATAACCAATTATTAGTTTTAATACCATTTGATGAAGATACTAAAAACCTTACAAGAGGTCATAGATTTTTTGTAAGTAACACACTTAAAGATATTAGACCGTATAAGATAACAAGCTTTGATACAACTACTAATATTTATAATGGTCATGGATATATTTCTATGATGTTAAGTGAAGATCAATTACAAAAAGATGATAATATTGAATTACAAATTTGTAACTATCACGAAAAAGAAAATATAGATATTACTGAAAATACAAGAAGTGAAATCGGTTATAAATCAACTAAAATAAAGTCAGGATATAAAAAAGGAACAACATTTGCTGCTAATTTTTATAATGGTGAAAATTTAGTAAATGATATTAGTCCTAGATGGGAATTAAAATGTAATTTTAGAGATGAATTAAAAATTGTAGAAGATGGAAATAAAATTACTATTTCGGTAGATAATGATGAACTAATTAATCAACATTTATCACTTATTCTATCTGATACAGAAGGAAACTATACAGCAGATGAATTACTGCTTGAGGTTATAGGATTATTTTAATTATGGCAAATAGCAGAATCATAAGTGAACTAAAGACTAAAGTAACTAAAATGATAATTAATGATGAAGAATTAGTTAAGGCAATTGATCCACCTAATTATCAAGATGAAAATTGGGAAGAAATTTATATGATTAATTCCGCTGAAACTGAAGAAGCTGGATATACTCCGGTTATTTATAGAGAGCATCAAAATCCTAACATGATTACAAAAACTATAACTTTTCTAACAATAGAAGTAAATATTCCTGAAAATTACAATACCCCAGAGATTTTTAAATATCCTCAATTAGAAATTTGGATTATTTCTCATAATAAACATAACAGAATTGATAACATCAAAGGTGTCAGAGATAATCGCAATGATTATATATCTATTTTGCTTGATGAAAAGTTCAATGGTGAATCGGCTGGTATAGGTTCTTTGAAATTGATTTCTAACACTGCTGGAATTTATGATGATAAATTTGTTTATAGAAGATTGGCATTTACTGGTATAGATTTAAGTGACACAATATGTGACTAATGTAAGTAAATCTGCTTTATATTTAGGGAAAGATTTACAGCTTACTGAACATATATTTATTCATCAACCTACAGTTGGTGATGTATTTGAAAATGATAGTGAATATTTATCTATTGTCTACAATTTATGTGCTACTCCTAGTGATTTAGCATACCAACTTGAAACATATTTTCATGTTGATTTTGTAACTGCGGATGAATATGAAGTCTTTGTTAAATACATTTGCCCTTCTTTTGATAACAGTAAGACAAAATTGATTTTTGGGAATGATCTTGACTTTTCAAAAATGCAATTAATTCACGATAGTAACACAAATGAATTAATTCTAAAACAACACATAATCAAACAAAAAGAAATCGTTTTACAAGAGGATAAACATATGAGGTTTAAAAATAAACCCATACCCACAAAATTGTTAACAGAAGAATACGATATAGTATTTGATAAGTTTACATATAGGAGAATGACTGATTATCTTCGGCTTTTATTTAATATAGAAAAGAATGAAAGAAAACCTAAAAATAAAGGTGCTAGAAAACTTTTAATAGAAGAATCAAGACAACGTATGACTGGTGAAAATAATGAAGGTAGTGATGATCAACTACTAAATATGATTTCATATGCGGTTAATATGCCAGGTTTCAAACATGATGAAAAAAGCGTTTTTGATATGAAATATTATTGTTTTCTAGATAGTGTAAAACGTTTAAATAAAATAACAAATTCCCATATTCTTTATCAAAGTGGATATAGTGGATTTGGAATAGACTTATCAAAGATAAGTGACAAAAATGAAATAAATGCAATGGGTGACTTAAAATAAGTCACTTTTTTATTTGCAAAAATTTAGGAGGAAAATTAATGAATATTAATGAATTAGTATTAGAAAAAATTAACAATATTTCATTAAGAGATATTGCTAATCATTCATTAGCAGTTCGTTTAACTAACGTCAAAGATGGTTCTTTAACTACTACTGCTGAAAATACTGCTGTTACTGATGCTGTAGGTGCAACAATTATGACATTATGGAACGCAGTTGCTGCTAATTTATCAGGTACTAATGCTTTATTTAGTACAGATTTATATGCTGCACAAAGTGGTTCTGAAAAAGAAGTAGCTTCTTCAAGTACAAAAATTACAACTTCAACATATGAAGTTTTAGAAGCAACCGCTAACGAACTAGCTTTAGCTAAAACACCAGTTAAGGATAGTATTAAAGAAATCTGTTTATTACAAAATGGTGGAATTGCTAAAAAATTAACTTTAGCATCTGGCACTGCGGATGCTAATACATTTACTATTGCTGATAAAACAATTACATTAGCTGCTGACACAACTGGAACATTCTATGTTGAATATGATTATGAATCAGAAAAAGCAGTTAAAGTAACTAAATCCGCTGATAAATTCCCTGGAGTATATGAAGCGAGAATTTACGTTACTATGCATGATGCTTGTAATAAAAACGACATCTATACTGGTGTTATTATCGCAAAACGTGCCGAAATTGATCCAAGTTCAATTGAAATTGGTTTAAATGCTGAAGGTGGACATCCTTTCCAATTAAACTTCAACAAAGAATATTGCGATCCAAAAGGTGACTTATTCTCAATTATCGTAGATGAATAATATAGAGGGTTAACCACCCTCTTCTCTATTTATTATATGGTAGAAAAGAAAATAAATCATTGGTGCATCGTTTGTGGTAAAGGTTATCATGCTTGTGATTCATGTGATGAAACAAAATTTATGACATGGAGAAGATTAACAGATTCATCAAACCATTACGAAATCAGATTAGTAATAGATGATTATACATCAAATGTAATTAATAAAAAACAAGCGAGAAAAATGTTAAATAAATGTGATATTGATGATTATAAAACATTTTTACCTCATATTGTTAAAATTATTGATGAAATTTTAGATGACACCGATGAAGTAAAAAAAGTTTCTAAAGAAAAAGAAACTAAAAAAGAAATTGTTGAAATTGAGAATAAAAAACAACGAATAGAAGTTATTTAAAGAAAAATTTAGGAGATACACTATTCGTTTAGTTTAATGTATCTCCTATTTTTTTGTGTAAATAAATTTATAGAATAAAAGGAATTAAAGGAAATAAATGAAAAGATATAGTCAATTATTTGGCAAATATTATGATGGTAGCAAAGAAAAAGTTTTATACCTTACCGATATTAACCAAAACCATAAATATTGGCAAACCGAATCCATCTATGGTGATTTACTAGATATATTTGCTGGTGAAGAAAGAATGGTGTTTGTCTATAGAAAAAGCAAAAATATGCAAGAATTATATGAGAAGTGGAAAAACCACGAGTTTGATAAAAAAGAAAATAATGACGGGAGTATGAATGAGTAGTAAAGTTTTAAAATTAATCTCCCCTATTCCACCAAGCGTTAACCATTATCTTGGTTATAGAACTGTTAAAAAAGGTGGTAAGTATTTAGCGGTAAGTTATAAGAAACCTGAAGCTGTTAAATACCAAAAGAATTTTAAAGAATATATTATTAGAGAAAGCCTAATTCAACATTGGGATAAAGTAGAAGATAAATTTAGACACGTCTATTATGATTGTGTTTTTTATTTTCCTCGAATTGATATGGATGCTAATAACTATTTTAAATGTATGTTAGACGCTGTTACCGATGCTGAAACTGTTTGGAGTGATGATACTCAATGTCGTGAGCGTGTACAAGGATTATATTATGATAGCAAAAATCCTAGAGTAGAAATTACAATTACGGTTGCAGATAATGTGGGCATTTTTGATAATGAAGAACAAAGTGATAATTTTGAAGATAGATGCAAACATTGTTCTAGGTATAAAAGAAATTGTAAATTATTACGTCAAGCAAAAGAAGGACGTATACAAGAAGAAATAACAGATTTTATCTGTTCAAAATATAAGGAAAGCAAGGAGTAAACAAAATGGCAAAAGAATTTAATGAAGAATATTTAATGGACTTTTATAAAGTAAAAAAACAATCACTTACTTTAGAAGAATTTTTAGAATTTAGAAATTGGGTATGTTCTAGATTAATTGATGAAGATGAAATGGAAATCAAATATGATATGGCTGGAATTTTCATGCAATTTGCGTTTGCTAAATTCTATTTACAAGTAGAATTACCTAATATTGATACTGAAAATGAATTAGATGATTATGAATTAATTTGTATGATTGATCCTGGAAATTATGCTGAATATATTAACTGGAATCAATATATTCAATTAGATTTAAGTATTGATAGATATTTAGCAAAAATTAATAAAACATACCAAAATGCTAAAGAATATAAAGTTAATGATTTCTTAAAAGATATTGTCTTAACTTTAAACAGTTTTAGTTTAGGATTTTTAGATAAGATCAATTTTGATGCTTTAGATTTTAATGAATTAATTTCTTCAATGGAAAAATTCACATCACTAACTAATGGTCAAGTTGATGCTAAAGATTTAGCTAAAAACGTTTTAGATCAAACAAGGACAAATAAGACTAACAAAAGATCAATAGCTAAAACAACAAAACCAAAAGAAGATAAAAAAGATGTTAATTAAAAATGATACACAATTAAAACGTGTCATGCAACAAGCGGCTAAACAAGCTTTGAGTGAAGTCGAAGAGCAAATAAAGATTTGTATTGAAAATTATGTGAGGCAATATTATACAGAATATACGCCTCACCAGTATAAACGTACCTACCAATTTTTAAGAAGTATTACAAAAACCGATGTATCAATTAGAGGAAACACGATTTCATGTGATATTCATATTGATATGAATTTAAACTATTCAGAACCAGCAAGTGATGTAATAGATATTATCAATCAAGGTTATCATGGTAATAAATCTATTAAAGGTACACCAGTATGGTCAGTTGCAATGGATAAAATTAATTCAACAAATATGTTTATTAATGGTTTTAAAGAAGCCTTAATTAAACAAGGTTTTACAGTTGTATAAATACTTGAATAAAATTGTGATTTTCTTTTCAAAGAAAATGCAAATAAAGTATTGACTATACTTTATGTATAGTATACAATATAAGTGTAGTTAGGGAGGAATACTTACTTAATTACAAACTCATTTCAAGTTTTATTGCATACTTCCTCTAATGTGTGATAATAAATTTTTTTTAATTGATATTAGCAAGGAATTTGGAGCTTCTTTGCTAATAAAATGGAGAGATAGTCAAGCGGCAACGACAGCAGACTGTAAATCTGTTCTCATTTGAGTTCGGTGGTTCGAGTCCATCTCTCTCCACCATGTTTAGTAAACTAGCAAGGCGCTAGACCTCCCTGCTAAGGAGTGGGATGATATTTTATCATTGAGTTTCGAGTACTCTGCTAAACGCCATATGAGTGTATAGTCAGACGGTAGAACAAGTAATACGCGGAGTTTGCTATGTCGTTGGTTCGATTCCTTCTACACTCACATTAATATAAGGTAGTAAGTGGTGCGCTGAATAATTAAATATCAGATGGAGCGAATAAAACCGATAAATTCACAAAAACACAACCACAAAGTGATACCTTATTGAACACAGGCTCACTTGCTGAGGTTTTGAGATAGCCACTACGGTCAACGCCCCTGTATAAAAAACAACAGTTAGAACGATTAGCTATCAAAAATTCTTTATTGGTAAGAAGTTATTTAAGATATTCAACTACCCTACTGTTTATTATATCTAACATTAGGAGAACGAATAGACTTAATTTTACGGTGACGATCGTATAGTGAGACTTCATTTTTATTAGCGTGTTGGGGCTAGTAATTAAAATAACAAGCCACAGGTTTATAGTGAAAGGTGTCCTGATGTTAATATAATTGATATAAAACTTGTTGCTAGACGTGATGTGCTAGTGAATCCCATGTGTAGAGCTTGGCTACATAAATTTAAAACAAAACTTAAAAAACACTCATACAGCAAAACATTATTTTTACAAGCGTTTAATTAGGGATTAAAAAAGCATAAAATTTCGAGTGTTGAACATTTAAACACCATAACAGCAAATTAAAAGATGAATTTTATAAAACAAGACATATATGACTACAAATTATATTTTGGAGAACAATTTTGTAATTGTTCATACCATTAACTATTACTATTACATGGTGTTGTTATCTAAAATAAACAGACATACAGCAAATTTAATAAAGCAAGTATAAGATTAATTATTGGAATAAAAATGGATACATATATAAACGTCTGTTGATTATTTTATAGAAAGGAAAATAAGAATTATGATTACTGATTTAAAAAATGAATTAAGTAATACAAAACAGCTAACTGAAAATGGCGCTGTTGGATATATGACCACTGGCAAAGAATTACTAGACTTAAATTTTAAAACTAGTTCATTAAGAAATAAGAGTGAAGATGAAATTTTCAAATTATTCTTAAAAGCATTTCATGAAGATAAATTATTAGCAATTAAATGGTTGTTCTTTATGCGTGACGCACGTGAAGGTATGGGTGAACGTAGATCATTTAGAATTATTTTAAACGGTTTAGGACATCAACATCCTACTATTGCTAAAGAATTGATTTCATTAGTGCCAGAATATGGTAGATGGGATGATTTATATTCTTTGATGGATGGAGATTTAACAGAATATGTTGTTGATTTTATTTATCAACAATTGCAAGAAGATTGTGGAAATTACTTAAATAAAAAACCAATTTCTTTATTAGCAAAATGGTTACCTAAAGAAAGTACGAAAAAGTATAAAAAAGTTTATAACATTTTACTTAAAAAGTTTGGCATGACACCTAAAAAATATCGACGAATTGTAAGTGATTTAAGAAAATATTTAGACGTAGTAGAAGTTAAAATGTCGGCTAATGAATGGAACAAAGTTAATTATAACTCTGTACCTAGTAAAGCCAATTTATTATATAAAGATGCTTTCTTGAAACATGATGAAGAAAGAAGAAATGAATATTTAGAAAACTTAAAAAACGGGAATGAAAATACCAAAATTAATGCCAAGGTATTAATGCCTCATGAAATTGTTCATAATTATACGAGTCCTTTATATGATGGATGGCATCTAAGAATAAAATCTTATGATGAAACATTAGAACAGTTATGGAAATCATTACCTGATTATGTGGATGGCGAAGGTTTTTCTATGTTTGTTAGAGATGGTTCAGGAAGTATGACGGATAGAATTGGTAATACAAACACTACTTGTTTAGATGTTTCTACTGCTTTAGCAATTTATTTTTCTGAGCATTGTAAAGGAGAATATAAAGATAATTTTATTACTTTTAGTAATAGACCAAAAGTAATTGATCTATCAAATTGTTCTTCTTTACGTGAAAAAATAGAAAAATGTTACACAGAAGATGATTGGACAAATACTGATATTTATAAGGTATTTAAATTGGTTTTAGATGTTGCGGTTAAAAATCAATATGTACAAGAACAATTACCTAAAAATATTGTGATTCTGTCGGACATGGAGTTTGATGATGCGACAACGACTAGAGATCACAAAACATTATTTGAAACAATTCAAGCAGAATATCTTTTACATGGATATGATTTGCCAAGATTGGTGTTCTGGAACGTTTGTTCTAGAACTGGAACTATTCCATTAAAGACAAACAAAAACGGTGTGTGTCTAGTATCAGGTTTCAACCCTACTATTATGGATATGGTATTAAGTGGTGAACTTGATCCATATAAATGTTTAGTAAATAAATTAAATTCAAGTAGATATGATGCTGTTGAAAAAGCAGTTAAGAATCTATTAAATTAATCATTTTTAAGTAATTCATAATTTCATAAATAAAATTTTGATAAACCCTATCTATAGTTTCGGCTATAGATAGGGTTTTTATTTTACATTTTTTTAGAAAGGAGTTGATGATATGGCTGTTGGTAAAAAGAGATCAAAACCAGTAAAGCTATATGATGAAACAAAAATAGAATTGATAAATGGTGATACTAAAAAATATTGGAAGAAATATCAACAATATATGAGTATTAAAGAATTATCAGAAAAAACTATTTATAACTATAATTCTGATTTATCACAATGGTTTATTTTTATCTTGGATAATCAATTTAATCAATCAGTAGTTGATTTAGAAGAAGATGATATTTTAGAGTTTATTACTTTTGCTAAAGAACAAGGCAATAATACTGAACGTATTAAACGTAGATTATCAACTATTTCAGCGTTTTATAAATTTTTAAAGAGAAAGAAAATTTTAAAAGGTGAGTCCCCTACTGAGTATATTGATAGACCTAAAAAAGGTTTACCAGTTGTAGAACAAGTTTTCTTATCTCAAAAACAAGTTGATGATATTAGAATCGCCTTAAATGCTTATGGTGATTTACAATTAGAGGTTTATTTTGAGCTATCATTATCTACTATGGCAAGAGTAAATGCTATTGCTCATTTAAGATGGGAACAAATAGATTTAGAAAATAGACAATGTAATGATGTGCTTGAAAAAGAACAAAGATATGTAACACTTTATTTTTCAGAAAAAGTTAAAAGATTATTAATTAAATTAAGAAAGCAACGTGAAGAAAATAATATTGAAGATTATGGATGGGTATGGAGAACACCATATACTAATGAAGAAAATTGTGTAACTAATGGTACGTTAGGTCAATGGTCAAGAAAAATCGGTGACATGATTGGTGTGCCATGTCATTGTCATACATGGAGAAAAAGTGGAAGCAACTTATTAAAAAAAATGGGTATGCCTTTAGAAGATATTGCTACCCTGCTTAATCATTTAGACCCTTCTACTACAAAAAAACATTATATTGATAATCAAAATACACAAGTTGCTGCTTTAAAGGATCAATTTAAAATTTAGGGATGGTTATTACCATTCTTTTTTATTTTAACGGAGAAAAAATATGGCAGATTACAAGATACAATTAGGCGTTCAACTTGATAGTAAAGCGCAAGAGAATATAAATAACCAGCTTAGGAAGATTGAAACAAAAATTGAAACTGCTACTTTAAGTAAAAAAGCAATAAGTAGTATTCAAGATCAATTAAAGAGTGCAAATTTAGGTATCACAATTGATACAACTTCAATCAAAAAAGCGCAAAATGAAGTCAATAAATTAGTTGATAGTGTTAGAAAAGCAAGTGGTTTGTCTTTAGGTAATCAGTTAAAAAATAATTCATCATCTAAAAGTGATGCAAATTTCCTTGCTGATCAACAAAGAATGTTAGCTCAAAATGAAAAGTATTGGAAACAAAATACTGCTGCTGCAAAAGAGTATGAACAGCAATGGACACAAGCTTTCTCTAATGTCGAAAACGCTCAAAGCAAAGCACAACTTACCACAGCAACTAAACAAATTAACGCTTTAAAAGCAGAAATTGATAATGCTGGAAGTAAGATGAATCAAACTAATTTTTTAGCTGATCAACAAAAAGAATTAGCAAATATTAAAACATATATTAATGCTAATACAAAAGCTGCTAATCAATATGGTGAAGCTTTAAAACAAGCACAAACCAATGTTAGAGGGGCAACAAATACACAAGAATTAACTACCGCTAGAAAACAATTTCAAGCATTAAAAGCAGAGATTAGTGCTGCTGGAATGAGTGGTTTGTCTTTTGGTGATAAGTTAAAAAGTGAAATTAGCAATTTAACAAGTTTCTTTAGTGCTACTTCAATTATTCTTTCAAGTGTTAGTCATTTGAAGAATGGATTCAACGAACTTGTTGCATTAGATGATGCAATGGTTGAATTGAAGAAAGTAACTGATGAAACTAATGAATCATATAAGAATTTTTATTATCAAGCTAATGATATGGCAAAACAACTTGGTGCTACAACTGAAGAAATAATTAATCAGACTAGCTCCTGGGCTCAACTTGGATGACTTCCGTCCCCTTTTATAGTGATATAAAAGTGAGAATCAACTCAAATCAGTGAAACTCCTGAAGAGGACAATACTGAGGGGAATTGCTAAAATATTCAAAATTAACATAAGGAGTATATGGCGAAAGCAAAAAAACTATGATCATTTAATTGGTCAAAAATTTAGTAAATTAACAATAATTAAAATATTATATTCATATAAGGTAAATAATAAAAGTGGGACATATTGTGAATGTAAATGTGATTGTGGTAACTTAATGGAAACAGTTTCATCACGTTTAAAATGTGGCAAAACAAGAAGTTGTGGTTGCAATAATCGTAGTAAATACGAAGAATGGACAGAAGAAATTTTAAAAGAGCATAATATAGAATTTTATTCTGAATATAGATTTACAGATTGTCGTAACCATTATCCATTACCATTTGATTTTTATTTACCAAAATATAATATATGTATAGAATGTCAAGGTCAACAACACTATGAACCATATGATAGATTTGGTGGTTTAGAAGGTTTTGAAAGACGAAAACAAAACGATAAAATCAAAAGAGAATACTGTGAAAATCACGGTATTTTTTTATTAGAAATTATTTATAAATTAAGAAGTAAACAAAAAATAGAAAAAGAGATAATGAATATTTTAGACTCCGCAACGATCACAGTTTAATAAGTAATTATTAGACGTATGTTGACATCTTATTAATTTAAGATGATGGTATGATCTGTTCTGCAACAATAACTTAATAATGAAATTGCAGAGGTAGGCAGAAATGACCTATCCCTTTTTATTTAAAATAAAAAGAGTAACAAAAAGACTCAATGAAAGATGCCATAAATTTAGCCAAAGAATCATCTATTTTAAGTACAATTTCTCCTGAAATGGATATTGAAGATGCACAAAAAACTTTAGTATCAACAATGAAAGCGTACAAAATTGATGCTGATAATGTACGTGATGGAATCAGCAGTAAAATCAACGAAATAGGTAAACAGTTGCCTGAAATCCACTATATCGGTTAAAGACTAGAGATAGTCAAGACCGAGGAAAGAATTTATATCTATTAACAATAAAACAATGAAAAGAGAAGATTTAAAAGGAAATAAATATGGATATTTAACAGTATTAGAAATGGTTTATAATTACAAAGTTAAGGAAAATAGTAGACCAAGAACATTTGCCAAATGCCTTTGTGACTGTGGAAATATAGTTTTGCGTGATCCATATATGTTAAAAAAATCAAAATATGCTTCATGCGGCTGCAAGAAAAGGAAAATAGCTCAATTATACAAAGGCAAAAATGTGGATAATTGTAAATTTAACAATTTAACAATTTTAGAAACTGATTGGGATAGTAAGCCAATTAAAGTAAAATGTAAGTGTGATTGTGGTAAAATTGTTACAATTGCCAAAAATGAAGTAACAAGTGGACATACAAAATCTTGTGGATGTTTACAAAGTAAAAATGCATCAAAAGCAAATACGAAAGACTGGTCAGGAGTAGTAGCTGATAACGGTGTGAAATTTATTAAACAATATAAAATGAATAATAAAGGACAATGGATTTGGGAATGTCAATGTCCTTTTTGTTATGGAAAATTTAATGAATTACCAGCAAGGGTTAATAGCGGTCATGTTTGCTCTTGTGGATGTGCAATTAGGTCAAAAAGAGAAAAATTAATAGAAAAATATATTAAAAATCAAAATTATAAATACAAAACTCAATTCAGTTTTGATGATTTAAAAAGCGAAAAAGGATATTTATTAAGATTTGATTTTGCAATATTCAATGAATCCAATAAATTATCATATTTACTTGAATATGATGGTGAACAACATTTTCGTCCAGTAGATATTTTTGGTGGGGAAAAGGCTTTTAAAGAGAATGTAAAAAGAGATAAATTAAAAAACGAATATTGTCAAAATAATAATATTAAATTAATAAGAATACCCTATTCAAAAACAAATAAAGAAATAAAGGAAATAATAGATATAAATAATCCGTAGAGACTGCAGGATATTATTGGTAACAATGATATTGAAGTGGATTCAAATAGAAATATTTGTAATATACAGTCCGATCAACCAAATTGAGAAATTTGGTTCTTTTTGTGTTTATGAACATAAATCGTCACGAAATAATCTAAAAAAGAAACGTGAGAATTAGGTAGAAACACCTAATCGCCAATTTAAAGTTGGTCAGTAGCTCTTTATTGAGTGAAAGTAACAGAATGAACAATTTTGCGATTGATAATAATGGAATTGCTGAAATTTTAAAACGTTCAAGTGCTGCTATGGCAGCCGCAAACAATACTCTAGAGCAAAATATCGCTTTAGGTGTAGCTGGTAAACTGTTGCCAGAATATGTAGTAATACATATATAGTTTATATTTAATTGTCAGGTAAAGGCTAAAGCTTTACACCACAATAATAGAGAAATCATATTATGAAGGTTTGAAAACGTAAAGATGTAACAATGCCAAATCATGCAGCCAAGCACCCTAACATCATCATAGATCATATGACAGTTAAGTTGAGGGTGAAGGTTCAACGATCATTCCCCGATAATAAGGGATATTATCAATAGAATAAAGGTGGAAATCCTGAATAGATAATATTACAGAAGTACGGTACAAGCAGACAAATTATGTCAATGGTATGGGTGAGAACCCCTTAAATGGAAAAGGTATACCCCTACTCTATTTTAGAGAGGGTGGAGAAATGATCTGCTCATTTGATGATGAATCAAAGAAAATAAAACTAATTGTAAAAATGACAACAAGGAGATAAAAGGAATTAATGAGTAAACAATTTTATGAATGTAAAAATTGTAAAAAAATATTTGCAGCATATAAAAATAGAAATTTTTGTTCAAAAGAATGTAGAGAAAAATATTCATATGTAGAATGTAAATGTGAATATTGCGGAAATACATTTAAAAGATCGAGAAGTGAATATCAAAAGTATTTAGATGGTGTCAAAAAACATTTATATTGCTCTAGAGAATGTACCGATAAAGGACAAATTAAGTCAATTTCAAAATATTGTTTATATTGTGGAGAAAGTTTCATTACTACCCCTAGCGAAAAAGATAAAAAATATTGTTCAAGAGATTGTTATGAGAAAGATATATCTAAAAAGATAGCCTTAAGAAAAGTCATTTGTAAAAAATGTGGTAAGCAATTTACTACATATCATAAAAATCAAGAATTTTGTTCAAGAAAATGCTCTTCATCTGTTTTGCAAAAAAGGATGGAATGTAAATGCGATACTTGTGGGAAAGTTTTTTCAAAAAAGCAAAGTGAAATAAATACAATTAATAATTTTTGTTGTAAATATTGTGCGGAGCATTTCACATGGTCTCAAAATGAGATAAATATTTTGAAAGAAAAGTATAATAATATGCCTAATAAGGAGATATATAAATTATTCAATGGTAAATTTGCCATAGAACAAATTAGAAGGAAAGCACAATCAATCGGTCTAGGAAAATCACGAATATGGTCAAATAACGAAGAGAGTATTTTAAAAGAAAATTTTAGTAAGTTATCTTTTGATGAGTTGGCAAAATTATTACCTAATAGAACGATTACATCTATTATTGGCAAAGCAAGACAAATGAAATTGTATAGACAATATTATGAAGAACGTAAATATTCTGAAGATGAAATCAATTTTATCAAAGATAATTTTCAAAAATTGTCATATATAGAAATTGCCAACAAATTAAACAGAACACCTTATGCAATTGAACAAAAAGCTAGACAACTTGGTTTAAAAAGAGAAATTAAAATCAAAAAAGATGGTTATAGAGGATTAACTTATTATATAAGAAGTAGATTATCATCATGGAAAAATCAATATAGAGAAATGTGTAATTATACCTGTGCTTTAACTGGTGTAAGATCCAATATAATCGTGCATCATATTAGAAGTTTTAATTTACTTTTAGAAGAAGCAATGAAAATGTCTAATATGAAATATAAGAATAAAATAGATGAATATACCGATAATGAATTAAATAAAATATTTGATTCATTTTTTTATTTACAAGAATTTTACGGTCAATATGTATGTATAAATGAGGATGTACATAAACAATTTCATAAAATATATGGATATGGAAATAACACAGTTGATCAATGGGAAGAATTTATAAAAAATTACAATTAGTTTAATATTTTTATATGTAGTTGCGATACATATATAACACAAAGGAACGAAATTGTTCAAGACAGCGCATCAGTCGGTGGTCACAAAACAATGTGCCGACTATAAAAATAGCTATATCGGTTAAGCATCCTGAAGAGGAAAAGACCGAGGAAAGATTTGATTATATTAATAGAGATACAAGGAGAATAAATGAAAATATATATACATAAATGTGACAATTGTAAAAAAATACATTTTATTACATCGTCGCAATGGCATAGATTAAATAATGGAAAACAAAAGAAATGTTATTGTTCAAAAGTATGTGCCAATAACGCCAAAACAAATAGAGACAATGTAGTGTGCGATAATTGTGGAAAAACATTTTCAAAAACAAAACATAAAATTTCTGTTTCAAAAAATAATTTTTGTTGTAGAAAATGTACTGATGAATATAGAACCAAAATAAATAGAAACGTAAGAAAATGTGAGTTTTGTGAGAATTATTTTGAAACAACAAAATCAAGTAAAAAACGTTTTTGTAATACAAAATGTCAAAATGAATGGCAAAAAACAAATGTTGGTATTAAGAACAAACATTTTACGAGAGTTTTAATAAAATGTGATTATTGTGATAAAGAATTTTATATAAAAAAATATAAATTAGAGCAAGAAAATCATTTTTGTTCCACAAATTGTAGACAAAATTGGTTTAAAAATACTTATTCACAATTAGATGAAACTAAAAATAAATCAAGAGAAACTGCTTTAAAAATGCTCGAAGATGGTAAATTTTCACACACAAACACAAAACCTCAATTAATTGTAAATGAAATATTGGGAAATATTAATATTGACTATATTAATGAATATAATGTTAAAAATTATTCAATTGATAATTATTTAAGTGATTATGATTTGTTTATTGAGGTTCAAGGTGATTATTGGCATTGTAATCCTATTAAATTTGAAAAACCAAAAAACAAAAATCAAAAAGATAGGATTGTTAGAGATAAAGCTAAACATAAATATATAAAAAATAAATATAATACTGAAATTTTATATTTGTGGGAATATGATATAATCCACAATATAGAATTAGTTAAATATTTAATCGAAACCTTTGTGAAGAACAAAGGTTTTTTATATGATTACAATTCTTATAATTATAAATTAATTAATAATAATTTAGAACTTAATATAATCAAAAATCTGTAGAGACTGTAATGCCCTATATAGTAATATATAGGGCTTCGCTATTTATCATTAGAAATAATGTAAAGATCCAGTCCGACCTCATGATATAACTTAAAAATGAAACATGAGAATTAGGTAGAAATGCCTAATCGCCATAGTTTATATGGTTAGTAATCTATTATAGATGAAAGTAACAGAGTGACAGCATTAAAGACAATTTCTATGCGTATCAGGGCAAACGTATTCATTGCCCTAGCCTTATAGAGATATGAGGTGGAAATATATTTAATTGCAAGTAAATAACTAAAGTCTTACAAACCACAACGTAATTAGAAATAATAAGCGTGACGGTTACGAAAGTAGAAAAAATTGTAAGGATGACATATGGACAAAACCCTAAGTGTTTATACAATGTAAGTTTTTGCAGCGAAGTACCCTAACGTTATTCATAGAGCATATGATAGTTAAGTCGAGGGTAAACGTTCATCGACTATTCCCCGTGAGGGGCTTCAATAATAAGAATAAGTGCGGAAATCACGAATAATTGAAGCAATAGAAGTACGGTGTAAGTAGGTATTTTAGAATACCAATGACATAGGTGAAAACCCTTTAAATGGAAAAGGTATACTCCTACCCTATTTTTAGGAAGGATGAAGAAATAGTCAGAACATCACATTAACAATGTGAGATGTAATTTATGATAAAAATAAAAATATGAAAAATAATAAATTAACAGAAAAAGAGATTGTAGACAAACTACAAAACTTAGATTTAAAATTATTTAATCAAAAATATACTATTATAAAAAATAAATATGTTTTAATTGATAGTAATGGCTATAAATTCTACAAACAACTTGATAATTTATTATATAGAGGTAATAAACCAAAAATCATAGCAAAAGATAATCCTTTTTGCATAGAGAATTTACAACATTTTTATGATTTGAATAATTCAAACACACAAGTATTATCGAAGTTTTATAATGGTTCGCCTATAGAAATTAAATGCGGAAAGTGTGGCAATGTTTTTCAAGAGAAACAAATACATCGAATTATAAAAAATAATAAAATATATTGTCAAAATTGCCTTAAAAAATTAAGCAAATTAGGTTCACTTGAATATGGAAAGAAGATTAAATATAAAGATGTTGAATCTGAATTTCAAAATAAAGGTTATCAATTAGTTGATAGAATATATAAAAATTGTGATACCAAGATGATATGTAAAGATGAAGAAAATTATTTATATGTATCATCTTATAGAAATATTAAATCAAATTTATCATTGCCAAAATTTAGCGTTAGTAATCCTTTTACTATTAAAAATATTAAAAATTATATTACAAGAAATGATTTATCTTGTAAAATTTTAACAAAAGATTATATCGATTCGGAACATAAAATGAGTTTTAAGTGCAATTGTGGTAATGATTTTCAAACAAGCTTGATTGGATTTCTAGCTGGAAAAAACACTTGTGATAAATGCGGAAAATCAATTTCACGAAATGAAGAAAAAATTGAAAATCTTTTAAATAATAAAAATATCAAATACATTAAAGAATATACATTTAATGATTGTTTGTACAAGCATAAGTTACGATTTGATTTTGCGTTATTTAAAAAGGATAAATTATTCTTATTAGTTGAAGTAGATGGAGAGCAACATTTTAAACCTTGCACTTTTGGGGGCATATCAGAAGAGCAAGCAAATAAAAATTATGAAGAACTAATTATTAGAGATACTATAAAAGATGAATATGCTAAAAATAATAATATAAAATTATTAAGATTACCATATTATTCATTTAAAAATGGAGATTATAAGGAAATATTAGAAAAGGAATTAAAATTATCATAAATTAAACATATTATGAATTTACGATTCATAATGAACATAATTGAATGGACGAAGAAACTCAAACCTATGATGCAACTCTTGAGTCAGTTAAAGGAAATATCCATGAATTAACTGGGGTTAGTATCATGCAAGACGCTGATACATATAAATCAACTTATGATGTATTAAAAGACATTGCAAAAGTTTGGGATAAATTAACAGACAAACAAAGAGCTGGAACGCTTGAAAACTTGTTTGGTAAAAGACAGGCAAATGTTTGCCTAGGTGTATAGTAATATGCACTACGATTATATTTAATTGCAGGTAATGAGTAAAGCCATACACTACAACATAATTGGAAACAATAAGTGTGAATGTACGAAAGTAGAAAGAACGTATGGATGATATATGGTCAAAAGCCTAAATATCATTTTTACTAATTTTATATAAATTAGGAATCTCTGTTCATGCAACGAAGCTCCTTAACGTATTCCGTAGATCATACGGTACTTGAGACGATGGAGAACGCTCAACGACTATTCCTCGGTGGAGGTTTTGATATAAGAATAAAGGTGGAAATCCTGAATAATCAAAACAACAGAAGTAAGGCACAAGTTTATGGTGTGGGTGAAATTCCCTTGAATTGAAAAGGTATACTCCTATTTTATAGGATGAAGAAATAGTCTATTCTCATATGAAAGTATGAGGTTTTAAACTGTATAGCTTACGACTATACAAAAGATAAAAAAGAAACATTGGTTCGGCAATTATTCAAAATTTCAGCCAAGCAGAAAAAGCCGTAGATATGATGGGTGATTCTGCTGGTTCAGCCGAACAAGAATTTGCGAAAGCTCAAGAAGGTATTTCGTATAAATTAAATGCTTTAAAAGAAACATCGGTAGGTATTTGGCAAAACTTAATTGATAGTGATGCTATTAAAACTGGTGTTGATACCCTAACAGGATTGTTAGGTATTTTAGATAAATTAACTAGTGCATTAGGTACTATTGGTACTATAAGTGTTGCTGGTGGAATTTTTGCTTCATCAAGAGGGTTTAATATCTTTGATGAAATAAAAAAATACCAAGAAGAACAAAGTTTATTTAAAAAAGGATCTAGTCGTTTAGATATGGCTAAATCATTTAGCAATAGTATTGATTTATTCAACAATGGAGAAGATATTGATAATATTGCTAATATGACTGATGCGCTAAAAAAATATTTAAGCAATTGTGAAGTCGGAGAAGCTAATGTTCAAGGATTTGCAAACAGTCAATCTTCATTAATTGGTAAAGTAAAAAATTCAATTAGTGAATTTGGTGGCGCTGGAAATGCAATAAAAAGTTTTGCTAGTAGTTTAGCAAGCGCAGCAATTACTGCTGGTGCTTTTGCATTAGTTGGAGTAGCTATTTCTGCAACGTTGGATGCTATTGATAAACAAATCAATAAGCAAAAATATTTAGAGGAAGATGCTAATAACGCTGTTAATAAATATCAAGAAACAGCAAGTAAATTAGAAGAAATTAATACACAATTAAAAGAAAATAAAGCTAGAATTAAAGAAATAAAATCACAAGGTAAATTAACTTATACCGATAAAGCAGAAATTAACAAATTAGAAAAAGCTAACACTCTATTAGAAGAACAAAAAAAACTATTAAAGAAACAAAAAAATAAAGATCAAGAAGATGCAGCCTTAAAAACAGCCAAAGCCTTAAATAATAAATTTTCAATTAATGGAAGATATGATGGATATGCTAGTATTCTTTCTAAAGAAGGAAAAGAGAAAAGCAAGAAAGAAGTTAACTTATCCAATACTGGTAATAAACCATTAGCTAGTGATTATAACTGGGTTCAAGATGATATTGGCAACAATTTGCAAATTTATAAAACTGAAAAATCAAAAATGAATTCTAAAAACATCAAAAAGAATTCTAAAGTTTATAAAAAAGCAAAAGAAAATGTCGATAAAGCAGAAGAAAATTTAAATCAAAATTTATCAGATATTAACAGTGCCCTACTTACTATGAATGACTCTTATAGTAATATTTCAAAGAAAGAGAAGAAAGGTCAATCACTTACTTCTAATGAAAAGCAAATAAAATCTGATTATGAAAATTTAAGAGATTTATACAAAGAAGTTAGTTTAACAGTTGATCCTGATAACTACAAATCTTTAAAGATGTCTGAAATTTTAGATACAAAAGATATTGAGTTTACAAAAGAAGAATTAATGTCTCTTGCAAAAAATGGTGGATTAGATGCTTTAGATTTAACAAAATTCGATAATTTAAATCAAGCATTAAAAGATTCTGGTATATCGGCTAAAGAATTCAAAGAAGATATGAAAGCTTTAGTCGATGATGATTCGTCAGTTATCTCCGACCATACAACTAGAATTAATGAATTATCAGGTGCATTAGATAATGCTGATGATGTATTGAAAGATTTTAATACTGCATTAGAAGAATCAGCTAGTGCCACTGGTATGTCTGGTGAAGCAATTCAAAATGTTAAAGCTATGTTTGCTAAATTAGATGGTTATGATCAAGGCACTTTGTTTGAAAATACAGCAAATGGTGTACGTTTAAATAAGGATGCTTTAAGAGAATTAACCGCTGAATATGAAGCAAATCAAAAATTAGCATATGCGAATGAATTACAACGATTAACAGATGATTATAATAAAACAACAGTTGCAATTGACAATTGTACGGATGCTAAAAAGAAATCAAAGTTAATAGATCAACAAAGTAGTCTTGCATCGCAAATCGAACAAATATCGCAGTTGGCATCTCAATATGATGGACTTACATCGGCTTATTCTAAATGGGAAAGTGCAATGTCAGGTTCTGAAGAGGGTGACACATATGATAGTGTTCGTGATAAGCTTGATGATATTAAAAAGCTATATGAAGATGGCGATGTAGGTACTAATAAATTTAGAACTTCTGCCCAATTAATGACAAATAAAGATTTAACAACTGCAAGCATTGATGAAGTTGTAGATGCCTATGAAAAAGGCATTGTCAAAATGGAACGTTATTTCAAAGAAGGAACTGATGGAACAGAAAACTTCTTAAAAGATGTTCAAAAAGTCAATAAAGAATGGGCACATATGAATGATGATGGCACATGGGAATTAAACTTCCAAAGTGACAAAGATGTGGCTGATGCTTTAGGAATTAATGTTGAAAGTGTTCAACAAATTTTAAGAAAACTTTCAGATCAAGGTTTTGAAGTAAATATTGAAACTGATAGTGCAACCGATAATATTCTTTCTTTAAAAGAAAAAGCTGAAGAAGCCTCTAAATCATTAAAGAAAAGTTTAGGTGAAAAATTTAATATTGATATTGAAGCTGGTTCACTTGATGATATTAATAAACAAATTGACAAGTTAGATGAACAAATAAAAATTACTTCAGATTCTTCTGATTTAGAAGATATGAAATCAGTAATGAGTTATTTGATTGAACAAAAACAGTCATTAGAAGCCCCTACTTTTATGTCTATTGATACTTCTACTTTAACTGGTGATGTTCAAGCCGCTGTTACATTATTACAACAATATCAACAAGCAGTTAATGAAGTTGAAAAGAATAAAAAGTTAGATATAGATACAACTGATGCTCAAAAGAAAGCAGACAAATTATTAGGTCAAATTGCTGGTTTAAGTGATAATACTAAAAAAGCCATTGGTATTGATGTTAAATTAGACGAAAAAGGCATTGCCAAAGGATTGAAAGATAAATCTATCAATGTCAAAGAAAAAGTCGAAGGTGGAGATAAGGTAAAACAAGCAGGTAAAGACCTTAATAAGATTAAAGATAAAAGCGCAAAAGTAACAATAAAAACCAGTGGTAAAAAGACACTTGAAAGTATTAAAAAAACCTTAAAATCTCTTACAGACAAAACAATTACTGTTACTACAAAGCAAGTTACTGAAAAGTCTGATAGTAAAAGTAGTAAAAAAGGTAAATCTAAATTACGTGGTTCTGCATATTCAGGCGGTTCTACTGGTAATTGGACTATAGGGTTTAACGGTCGCTCTTTAGGCGGTGAGGTTGGTAGAGAACTCCTTGTTGATTCAAAGACTGGTAGATGGAGAACTATTGGAGATAATGGAGCAGAGTTCTTTACTCATAATAGTACTGATATTATATTTGACCATGAACAAACTGAAGATTTATTAAATGATGGTTATACTAATTCTTATGGACATTCTTTCTTAAATGGTACAGCTTTTAAAAAAGGAACAAAAAAAAATAAGAAAAAGAAGAAAACTAAAACAAGTAAAGCTTCTAGCAAACTAAAAAAAGTAGTTTCTTCCGTTTCTAAAGCTGGCTCAAAAGCAAGAGGTAAATTACACAAAACTTCAAGCAGTAGTAAAAAATCTAAAAAGTCTAAATCTTCTAGTTCATCAAGTTCTAGAGGTAGTGGTAGTGGTAGTGATTCTTCAAGTTCAGATGATTCATCTAGTGAAAATTCATCGGAAACTTTTGATTGGGTAGAACGTGCTTTAAACGCTGTTGATAGAGTTGTTAAACGATTAGAAACTGCTATTAATAATGTTTATAGAGATTGGTCTGATCGAAATTCTAAAATCGGAGAAGAATTAAGTCAATTAACCGCCCAAATGAATTATTATCAAAGTGGTTATAATACTTATATGGCAAAAGCCAATGCTGTACCATTAGCTGAAAATTATAAACAAATGGTTAGAGATGGTAATTGGAGTATTCAAGATATTACTGATGAAAACCTTAAGTCTCAAATCAATGAGTACAAGCAATGGTATGATGCTGCAATGGAATGTAATGATAAACTCGAAGAAATTCGAGAAAATATCGGTGCAACATATAAGAAAGCATTTGATAATATTGCTAAAGAATATGAAAATCGTATTAAACAATTAGAAGCAAGTATCACAAATTTAGAAAATAAATTTGACTTATCTAAATACCAAAGTAATGGTATGAATGATAATTACTTAACTTCTCAAATTGATTTATACGATGCCAAAGCTAATCAATTAGTTAATGAAATTGCAAATCTTGAACAAAAGATGAGAGAAGCTTTAAATTCAGGATATGTTGGCAGATATTCTGAAGGTTATCAAGAAATGGAATCTACTGTTGCTGATTTAAAGAACCAATTAGTAGAAGCCGAAAAATCAATTTCTGAAACTTATGAAAAGATTTTTGATAATGTAACAACTAAATATGAACAACAAACTAAATATTATCAATCATATATTGATATTTTAGATAAAAGTCAAACTTTAGCAGCAACTAAAGGAATTATGGCTAGTGAATCATATTATGAAAATATGATTAAATATCAACAACAAAATATCGATAATATGAAAGCTCAGGAAGAAGCATTAATTAATTCATTAGAAAAAGCTATGGCTGATGGTTCAGTAAAACAAGGTAGTGAAAAATGGTTCGAATTTCAAGATGCTATTCATGGTGTTCAAGAAGATTTAGTTGAAGCCAATAATACATTAGAAGAATTTAAAAATAATATTAGAGATATTAAATGGGATAGATTTGACTATCTACAAGATGAAATATCTAAAATAACTGAAGAAGCTAAATTCTTTGAAGATCTATTTGATAATGAAACTTTATATGATAAAGATACTGGTAAAAACACTCAATATGGCGATGCTATGATGGGATTACATGCAGTATCTTATGAAACATATAAAACACAAGCTAAAGATTACGCTAAAGCTATTAAAGAATTAGATGAAGCTTACAAAGATGATAGTTTAAATCAAGATTATCTTAATAGACGTGATGAATTAGTTAAATCACAACGAGAATTCATTTTAAATGCTCAAGATGAAAAGAAAGCAATTAAAGATTTAATTGAAGATGGTTATAACGCTCAACTTGATGCTTTAAAAGAATTAATTTCTAAACGCAAAGATTTATTATCGCAAGAAAAAGATTTATACAATTATGAAACTGAAATTGCCAAAAAGACACAAAATATTTCTGAATTACAAAAGAGATATGATGCAGTCCGTGGTGATACTAGTGAAGAATCACAAAAGAATATTCAATCATTAAAGAAAGATTTACAAAATGCTAAAGATGAATTACAACAAACTGAATATGAAAAATATATCAGTGATCAACAAGCAATGCTTGATAATTTAGCAACTGATTTTGAAGATTGGATAAATAATAGAATGGACACTATTGATGGTGAATTTGAACAAGTAATTGCCGATATTAATTCAAACGGAAGTTCAATTAGTGAAACTATTAATAGTGCCGCAACTGCTAATGGTTATACATTAAGCACTGCGTTTAATGATATTTTCAATAGTAAAGATGGAACATTAATTACTGAATTTGGTAATAGAATGGGAACATTACAAACTGCTATTGATAGTATTCGTGCTGGTGTTGAATATATGTATAAACAAGCTAAAGCTGAAGCGGACAGAAAAGCTGCTGAACAAAAAGCTAAAGAAGAAGCAGAAAGACAAGCACGTGAAGCCGCTGAAAGAAAGAGACAAGCCGAATTAGCTGCCCAACAAGCTGCCGCAGCGGCTGCTGCTCAACAACAACAGCAACAACAAAGTAGAAGAAATATATTTACATACAAAAGAGATGGCTATAATAAAGCGAAGCTTAATAAATATGGCTCTGTCGTAGATGCCCTAATTATTGGGGAAATTCATTATAAATATACGTAAATAATGAAGAAAATTTACTCTAATATACGACAAAACCCTAGAGATAGGCAATGTCTTGGAAGTATTTAAAATTATATATTATATTATTTAATCAATATTTTTTTAATATTGATTTTTTATTGCTCAAAATACACCAACAACGACTAAACGAGTAAACGTTATATATAAACATATGACGATGCAATAGTCTGAACACACACTATAATCTAATAATGAAATGTGTGAAGAGAGGTCAAGTGTAAAGACACTTTGAAGAAGAACCTCTTTCGCCTACTTTATTGTAGGTCATAAAAGTAACAGAATGAAAATATGTAGATATGGATTCAAGTTTTGGTAAACGTGCGCAATATTATTCAGCACTAGGTGGTAGTGGAACTTATACTGGTTCAGCTTCACAAAACAATTGGTTATTATCACAAGTACGGTCTATTTTCGGATTCGCACAAGGTGGTGAAATCGGAGCATTAAAAAGTGTAATTAAAGGTAATGGTGATGATTCATTAGCTATTAACACATTCAAACAAGGTGAAAAGATTATCCCTTTAAATCGTGTTCCTGAATGGGATAAATTAATTGCTACACTCCCTACTCTTAATACTGCACTTGATAATTCATTCGGTCAATCAAGCGTTGAAGTTGGACAAATTCAAATTACTTTACCTAATGTTAAGAACTATCAAGACTTTAAAAATGCACTTATTAAAGATGATAAATTTAATAATGCAGTTGCTACGATGCTTGATAGTAAATTGAATAATAAAAATAGCTTTAATAAACTAAAATTCAAATAAAATGTAGATTTTAGGACTTGAAAATGAAGGCAATAATTCCCTATTTTTAGGATTTTAATTTGCCTTCATTTTTTACATTTTTGGAGAAATAAATGAGAAAAACCAAAGAAGAAATATTAAAAGATAAACTCGTAAAAAAAGACGAGGAAATTAGAAAATTAAAGGAAGAATTATCTAAAACTCAAAATGAATTAGATTTAGCCAGACTATCTAACGAATTGGTTAAAGCTAAAACTGACGAAATGATGAATACTTGTGAGAAAACTATGATCACATTCAACGATTCATTAAAAGAATTAGATGATTTAAAAAAAGAATATAAAAAGATGATTGAAGAAATGAAAGAAACTCAATCAAATCAAAAAAAAGATTATAAGAGTCTTATAAAAAAAATAAGAAAACATAAATAAAACAGTAAAGGATGTGATAGATATGAATGAACGTAGTTTTATTTTTAATAATAGAAGTTTAAGTGATTTAGGAATGATGATCTGTTATTTTGACTCTGTAGATAATATTGAAACTGTAGAATCCCCTACTATCACATTCAATGTTGTTCAAAATAATAGCGATGATTCTTTTAGACCAACTTATACATCTTATGATGGTACTTTAGAAAGTAATGAGATTGGTATTTGTAAAATTGATTGTACTGGCAATAATAGATTCTTTACTAGAGATGAGGTAAGAGAAGTCTATAGATGGCTAGATACTAAAAGCTTTAGAAAATTTACTATTCAAAATGATGATATGTTTGAAGATATTTATTTTATAGGTGGTTTTACTCAAATCAATCAAGTTAAACATTTTGGAAATGTTTTGGGATTCAAAATAAAATTTACTTCACAATATCCTTATGGATTATCTGAAGATATTAGATATGCTAAAACAATTACTGAAAATGATAATATGTTTAATGTTGTCAATAATAGCGATGATGTTAAACCAGTTTATCCTTCAAATTTGAAAATTACAATCATGAAAGATGGTAATTTAACAATCAAGAATTCATTAGATAATGAAATGTTTGGAATAAAGAATTGTCTTAATGGAGAAACAATTACTGTTGATTGTATCAGTAAAATTATCGAAACCGATAAAAGTGCCCATGATATTTTTAATGATTTTAATTATAATTATTTTAGACTTTTACGAAACGATGATACTGATAATAATAAATTAACTGTAAGTTTACCTTGTAAAATTGAATTTGTAGTTAATGAACCTAGAAAGGTAGGATTTATTTAATGAAATTACCTTTTAAAGATGGAAATTTATTGGATAAATTTCAATTAAAATTATCTAATAAAGAATTAAAAAAACTAGATGAAATTAGTAATGTCTATGAGTTATCATTTAGTGAAAATTATAATTCACAACAAGAAGCAAGTTGTGTGGTTTATAAAACTTTAGATAATGAAATGTGTAATGTTTGGGATAAATTATTAGACTTTGCAATAGTTTACCTTAAAGAAACTGACACATATTATGAAATTAGAGTAACTGTTGAAGAAACTGATACTTTAAAGAAAACATTAACTTTAACTTCTTTATGCGAAGCTGAATTAAGTACAATCATGTTATATGACATTGAAATCAATACGGATGATGATATTGATAGAGAAGATTACACTATACCTTCTGTTTTATATAGAGAAAATAATCCAAAAGCTTCTATATTAAATAGACTTTTAGATAAAGCACCACATTATCATATTGGTCATGTAGATACTTCTTTGAAGAATATTCAAAGAAGTTTTTCTTTTGATAATAAAAGTATCTATGATGCTTTAATGGAAATTGCTGAAGAAATTAAATGTTTATTTATATTTGATACTACAACAAGAACTATTAATTGTTATGATTTATTATCGTATTGTTTAGATTGTGGTAATCGTGAAGATATGGGTGATATTTGTCCTAAATGTGAAAGCAACAATATTGTTAAGCCATACGGAACTGACACTGGAATCTATATAGATGTTAATAATTTAGCTGAGCAGATTACTGTTGATGAAGATAGTGATAATGTTTTTAATACATTGAAATTAAAGGCTGGAGATGAGTTAATGACAGCCACTATTAGATCATTAAATCCTAATGGTACTGATTATTTATATTATTTCAATCAACAAACTTTGGATAGCATGCCAAAACCATTATCTGAAAAATTATTATCTTATAATGAATTAGTAGATGATTATTCTAAAAACTATGTTTTAAACATTACAGATGATAGCTTGATTTCAAACTATAATGCACTTGTTTCTAAATATAATGGTTCGGCTTATGCTCAATATCGATACAATGAAGATAATGAAAAGGTATTAACAAATAATACTTTCTTACCTATTGAGAAAACTAAAAAGGGTTATAGTAATTTAACTTCATTATATTTCGATGTTGTTGATTTTAATTTATATCTTGAAAGCTCTTTAATGCCAACAACGATTAAAGAAGCTCAATCTGCTAAGGAAGATATTATTAATTTAACAGTTGACAATTTAAGTCCATTAGCATTGTCTGAACTTAAATTTTCTACAAATCAAACAACTGTAGAAAATGCAATTAAAGCTTTTAGTAGAATTTTTACTTATGCTACTTATAAAATTACAGTTGCTACTTCATCATGGGATTATATTGGTGATGATGGTGATACTGGATTTCATTATGGCGAATGGATTGGTACTATTACATTACAAAGTTACTCTGATGAAACCGATAATGCTGCTACGGATGTTTTAAGAATAACAGTAACAGATAATTATGAAAAATTCTTATCCCAAAAGATTAGAAAACAAATTATTTCGTCTAATGAATCTTTGGGTGGTATTTACGATTTAGTAAGTATTGATATTTCTGAAGATTTAACAAAATTTAAAAATGCAATTAAATATTATTCATTAGAAAGATTAAACTCATTTCATGATGCTTATAGATCAGCTTTAGATAGCTTAATTGAAGTCGATCAAGCAAGCGAAGAAGCGGATTTTTATAATGCTTTATATGTTCCCTACTATAATAGATGGACAGCTATTGATGAAGAATTAGGAACTAGAAAAGCTGAAATTGATTTGATTACTAATATCAGTGATATTATTGATGGATTAAAAGTAGAAATTCAAGAAGCATTGGATTTTAAAAAATATCTTGGTGATGATAATTGGACTGTATTTTGTTCTTATAGACGTGAAAGTGTCTATGAAAACTCAAATTATATTAGTACTGGTTTAAGTAATGCCGAATTAATTGATAATGCTAATAAATTCATGGATGTTGCAAAAAAAGAATCAATTGAAGCTGGTACACCTCAAATAACACTTTCAATTTCAATGAGTAATATTTTTGCTAGAAAAGAATTTGAAAAACTTATTGACAATTTTACCGTTGGGAATTGGATAAGATGTAAATGTAATGGTTATTTATACAAATTACGATTAACAAAAATCCAAATTGATACTGAAAGTTTAGATAATTGCGGTGTTGAATTTTCTTCTTTAAGAAAAAGATATAATTGTTTAAGTGATACTCAATCAATTCTTGATAATGCAAAAAATATTTCAAATTCATATTCATATGTATCTTCACAGGTAGATAAATCTAAAAAAGCTACAACTATTGTAGAAAATTGGTTTGAACGTGGTCTAGATGCGACAATGAAAATTTATAATGATGCTAATAATCAAAAAGTATCATTTGATATGAATGGTTTATTAGTGAGAAGTTATGATGATATTGATAATGTGTTTGATGATCACCAACTAAAAATGATTAACGCTGGAATTGCTATTACCAATGATAATTGGAAAACAGTAAAAACTGCATTAGGTAAATATTATTTTACTGATCCTGAAACTGGTGAAAATAAAATTGCTTATGGGTTAAATGCTGAAACATTAATAGGTAATTTAATTGTCAGTAAGACATTAAAATTATATAGTAAAAACGGATATAATAGCTCTATTTTTGATGATAATGGTTGGGATATTGTTACTAGACCAGTTGATGGTAAATATAGTGATAAGATTTTTAGCATTAGTAAACTAGAAACTGATGGAAATAAGAAAAAATTATTTTATTTAGATAATGATGGTGAGCTAATAATTAATACTAGCCAGATTAATATGATTGCAGAAAAGGCTAATAAAGTACAAGATGCGATTGATTTAGCTGGTGAAGGTGTAATTAAAACTGAATTAGAATATTATTTATCTACTTCAGAAACCCAATTATTAGGCGGTTCTTGGTCGATTACTTCTCCTACATGGAAAGAAGGATATTATGTTTGGGTACGAACAAAAATGTACTATAAAAATGGTACTGAACCAAGTTATTCTAATCCTTCATGTATTTCAGGTGCACAAGGTAAAAATGGTATCGGAATTAAAAGTATTACAGCACAATATGCTAAATCTACTTCTAATGTGACTGCGCCAACAACTGGTTGGCAAGATACTTGCCCTACTGTTGAGGAAAAAACTTATATTTGGACAAGAAGTCATATTGAATGGGATGATGGTACTTCTTCAAATACTGTGCCTATTTTAAGTACATTAGCAAAAGGTTTGTCAGATGCAATTGCAAGTATTAAAATCAATACTAATAATATCGAATCTAAAGTATCTAAAACTGATTATACAGGTACTACAATCTCTTCATTAATCAATCAAGATGCTAATACGATCTTAATTAAAGCTAGTAAAATTGATTTAGTTGGACAAGTAACATTCAAATCTTTTGATAAAGATGTTCAAAACAAACTATCTAACGCAACTGAAAACTCATCTAATGCTTTGAATAAAGCTAATGAAGCTAATAATAATTCAAGTTCCGCTCTTGATAAAGTAACTGAATTAGAAAATAAAGCTAATAATGGTGACTTTGATGGGCGTGGTGTCGAATCTACAAAAATAGAATACAAAGTTACAGATGACGGAATTACAACACCTTCAAACGAAGGATGGTCAACCACTTTTCCTGTTGTGAGTGAAGATGATTACTTATGGACTAGAACTACTATTACTTATACAAGTGGTGATCCTAGTGTAATTTATTCAGTTTCACATATGGCAGTTAATGGTGATTCTATTATTGTAAAATCTATAGTTGTTACTTATGGTACATCAAAGAATCCTAATATTAAACCAACAAATTTCTCAACCGACATACCAGTAGCTAATCCTGGAGAATACTTATGGTGTAAAACTGTCACCACTTACTCAGATGGAAAATCCGTAGAAACTTACTCTTATGCTTTGCAAGGCAACGATGGTGACTCCCCTACTGTTTCTATTTCTAAAAAAGATAATATTACTACTATTACTATTGAAAATCCTGATGGTACAGTTACAACAAAAGAAATTTATGATGGTAATGCTGGAACTCCAGGTAAAAATGGAGATACAAGTTATTTTCATGTTAAATATAGTAATGATGCTGGTAAAACATTTACATCGCAAGATGGTGAAGTTATTGGTGAATATATTGGTACTTATGTTGATTTTAAATCAGAAGATAGTTTAGAGGTTACTAATTATACATGGGCAAAAATTAAAGGTGAAAATGGCGATAAAGGAGAAGATGGAACAAGCGTTTTTGTTAGATTAACTAAAACAACTTATGGAACATCTACTTCGGCTTCTATCAAACCAACTTCATGGAGTACCACTATCCCTACTTCATTAGAACAAGGTACTTATTTATGGACTAAAATGTATATAGAATATACAGATGGTAAAACAATTGAATCATATAGTTATACTGTTCAAGGTAGAGATGGTAAAACTGGGAAAGGTGTAAAAAGTATTACAGCTCATTATTTAATTTCGGATCAAAATACTGGAATTAAAATCTCTACAACTGGTTGGCAAGATACACCTCAAATTCCAACTACAACACAAAAATATCATTGGTGCTATCAAACTATTACTTATACTACGGACGAAGTAGAAAATACTGATCCTTGTATTATAGGTGTATATGGTGATACTGGACTTAAAGGTGATACTGGTAAAGGTATTAAATCAACCGTTACTAAATATTATTTATCTAACTCTAATACTGAATTGAAAGGAAGTTATTGGAGTAATATACCCCTTACTTGGTCATATGGAAAGTATTATTGGACAAAAGAATATATTACATGGACTGATAACACATCAACTTCTACTGATGCCGTATTGGCTAATGGGTTAAATGATTCTTTAATTGCATCATATAATGCTGAAAAAGCCGCAAATGATGCTGCTCAAAAAGCGTATGAAAGTGAACAAAAAATTGCTGCCTGGTGTGATGAAAATGACACTACTAAAATTGATGGTTCAAAAATATACACTGGAACAGTTTCTACTATTCAATTAAATGCAAATTCAGTTACTGCTGAAAAGTTAGCTGTAGATGCTATTAAATCTAGAAATTATATTAAAAATAACTCAGGTAGTTATTTAAGTCTTAAAGATGGTACATTTGATAGTAAATATTTTAAATGGGATGAAACTGGTAAGATAAACGCCACTAGTGGTGAAATTGGTGGATGGCTATTAGATTCAAAAAAAATATATAAGATTTCAAGCGAAGTAATTGATGAATCACAAAATGCAGTAACAACTTATTCCATTGAACTATCTACGATACCAAACGAAAGCGGTAGCGATACTGGTGGATCAATGTATTTAGCTTCAAAACAAGTTACTACAGCAGATACATATATTACTAATAGTAACCCAATGGGTTATCGTATTGTGAGCGGAGCTGAATTATCAAACGGTAGTATTTCAAATCAATATAAAATTTATGATAAAACTGCTGGATTACAAACAACATTCACTACTAGCATCAATACTGGCAGTCTTTTGTTTGATACAATGTACAACTCTACACAACATTTAGCTGATATAAGTTTATCACCATATCAAGGTGGTTATTTTCGTATTGAAACTTCAACTGCTGCAATGATGATTAGTTCAAAAAAAGATTTAACAATCCAAACTACAGATGGAAACTTATTTCTTACTGGTGGAGGAAAAGATCATTTGGTTTATGCTTCTAAACCTGATACTGGATCATATGAAGTAGTAACAAGCTGGAATTATGGACATCATATGTATTTAGATTGGACTGGTAGTTCAGTTTTTTGTCGTGTTGATGCTACAAACTTCACATTATCTCATAGTTCAGATAGAAGATTAAAAGATGATATTAATGAATTAGATGAAAAATTAATTAATACTTATATGTCTTTAAAACCATCAAGTTACGTATTTAAAGATGATGGTGCTTACCATAAAGACGGACATGAATTTGGTCTTATTGCTCAAGATATTATTCAAGCGTTTACTGATAATAATTTGGATTTCAATGATTATACATTGGTTAATGTTGAAAACACATTAGATAATAAGCAAAAAGAAATTCTTGGTGGTGATGATCATTATTACAGTGTTGATTATGATAATCTTCATGCTTTGCATATTTTAGTTAATAAGAACCAAGAAAAGAGAATTCAAATTCTTGAAAATGAAATTGAAAATTTAAAAAAGGAATTAAGGGAAATAAATGGAAAATAAAGGATTTAATACTTATATAAGAGATTTAGAAAATACAATTATCAAGTTAACTGACGATGCTCTTAAACAAGGCATCCAACCTTCTATTTTGTGTTTGGTTTTAAAAAGTGCTTTATATCAATTAGAAAGAGCAACTGATAATGTAGTTCTTTTAGAAAAAGAAGAAATTAAAAAACAACAAGAAGAACAAGAAGCACAAAATGAAGAAAGTAAAAATAATTAAATAATAGTCGTATAAAATTACGATTTTAGGGTTAGAAATAATACTTACAAATCCCCTATTTTTTGGGGATTTCTTATAATAAAAAAATACGATAAAAAGGAGAAAACAATGATAATTTCAAGAATTATACAAAATGGTTTAGATTTATCTATTGAAACGAATGACATCCCCTATCAACGTAGTGCGAATCATAAAATACAATTTGTAAAAGATCCAAACTATTCTAACTATTCATTACAAGCCTACGGTAAATTACCTAAAACTGGTTATCAAGAAAGTGAAGAATTCAAACTTGAATTAGAAGATGGAAATTATATCAAATTGCCAAGTGCTGTTTTTGCTACAAAAGGTATTTTTCAAATTGCAATTTCATTAACTGGTGTAAACGGAGACATTATCAATTTAGGTATCGTATCGTATAAAATTAGAAAATCATTTGGTGATTCAACAAACATCTTGCCAGACAATGAAAAAGCTTGGAATAGTTTTGTGCATTTAGAAGTCGATAATTATTTTAATAATACTTATCAATCTAAGCTAAATGATTTCAATACAAAATATGATGATACTATAACTAAATATACTGAAATTGTAGAAACTTCAACTGAAGTAAAAAAAGAATATGATGAAGTAGTTTCAATGAAGAAAAGTGTTGATTCTTCAAAACAATCAATTGATAATACAAAGAAACAAATTGATAGCACTTATGATGAATATAAAAAATTCGCCAATGATACAAAGACTGAAATTAATAATGCAAAACAAGCTATTATTAATGGTAAAAATGAAATCAATACTTTAGCAAAAGAAAAAGTTGATGAATACACCCAAAAAGTAACCGACTTCAACAATAATTACGATACTAAAACCGCATCACTTGACACAAAAATCAATGAAATTCAAACTAAAGCAGATGAAATTGTAGAAACTTCAACTGAACAATTAAAAGAAAATATCGCTGAATCCAAAAATGATGCAATCAAACAAATTCAAAGCGAAGGTCAATCATATCAAGATCAAATCAATGAACTTCAAAAATCTGAAGCGTTACAAGATGAAGTTCTTGATAAGTTGAATGAAGAAGTTGATTTGAAACTTACACAACCATATTTAAATAATAACGATTCTACTCGCATCACTTCGAGCGACAACGGTTCATTAAAGAATATCGTAGTTAAAGGAAATACCGTACAAAACAGTACGAAAGGATTGAATTTGATTAATTGCACTACAAAAACAACTACTATAAATGGCATTACTATGGTTAATAATGAGGATGGTACTTATACTGTAAATGGTACAGCTACTAATGATTTTGATATTGCTATTGCGAAATATGCCATGAAACAAAATATTTATTATACTTTAAGTGGTTGTCCTTCTGGTGGGTCAGAAACTACATATTATTTAGACCCACGTGGATATGGTTATGATACTGGAAGTGGACTTACTATTAGAAACCCAGAACCAGATTTTATTAATTATATTAGAATTGTAATTAAGAAAGATGTAACTGTAAATAACTTGTTATTTAAACCAATGTTCAATGAAGGGCAAACAGCTCAACCATTTGAACCATACACAGGCGGTCAACCATCACCAAGTCCTGAATATCCTCAAGAAGTTAAAGGTGTTAATAAATTGAGTGGAGTTATATGTGGAAAGAATCTAATAAATCCAGCAACTGTTGCCAATAATTATTTTATAAATGATATGAATGGTGTATTATCGCCAGATTCCAGAAGCGATGCTACAGATTATATTAAAATCCAACCCAATACAAACTATTACATTAGCAAAAATCCATCGAATAGGGGTCGTTGGGGTGCATGGTATGATAAAGATAAAAAATACGTCAAAGGAGTTACATCAGAAAAATACGGTATGGTTGTAACTTCTCCGTCAAACGCACATTATATAAGATTAACATTAAACTATGATGAAACTAATCCTAATTTTGTAAACAATATGTACTTATATCGAAGTAATACGGATGATTTACTTTTTGAAACGTTTTTTGGTAGTAATTTGAATTATACCTTACAAAATCCACTTTATAAGTTAGGTGACGTATATGATTACATTGATTTAAATAGAGGTAAGATTGTAAGAAACATTGGAGTAATAACTTTTGATGGAAGTGATGATGAAGATATAAGATTAAGCCCTCCTGATGGTTCTCGTCGTGTTTATTTGTACTCATTTCGCAATTCTATTCTATCGATAGAAAATATAAACGCCTATTGTAAAAGCAATATGTTTAAATTTACAAATCTATGGAATGACGGTATAATGTCACATAACCATCTTTTTTATGTTTCAAGTACTAACATATACGTTTCGTATAATGAGATTACGTCTTTAAATGATTTTAAAACATGGCTCAATAAAAATCCAATCACCGTAGTTTATCAACTTGCAACACCTACAGAAGAACCTTTACCACCCGACTTACAAACATTACTTCAATCATTAAAGTCATACTATCCCCAAACCAATATTATGTTTGATACCGAAGTAGAACCATATATCAATTTTGATTATAAATTGAACTTAAAATCATGGATTGAAGATAAAGATAATAAAGAAATTATTTATGATAAACAAAACAAAGAAAAAGATAAATACTCATCAACTTTCTTTGAAAATATGTTTGCTCTTCAAAGAACAGGTAAAGTATATACAGTCAAGTTTCCTAAATGGGAAACATCTCATATTTCAACTGGTGAAAAGTTAGATGCTAATGCTGGTCTTGTTTGTGAACCATCTACTAAAAGTATCAAAGGTCAAAATGATTATGCAAATATTCCATTATTTAAAACATATGATGTCAATGCTTACGTGGATGATGAAGGTGTACGTCACGTTACTGCTATTAAAGGTGATAAAAATTTTAAAGACGAAGGTAAAGTTGATGTATTTGTATTAGGCATGTCTTATTATGAAAAAGTTTGGGAAGATGATCAATACTGGTATTATTCTAGAACTGATTCACCTAGAGACGGATATACGATTGCAAGAGAATGTATCAATCGTGACGGATCTATTCAGCCATTTGCTTTGTACGCTAAATACGTGAGCGGGTTCATTGATAAAGTTCCTTATTCAAGCAAAGGATTGATTCCTGGTAGAATATATTCAAGTACACCTTTACCATCAGAAGATAGTTTCAGTGCAAATAACTCATACAATAATATGATTACTAATTATCACAAGAAAGGTAATTTCTATTGCGGAGGAATGACTTGTGATTACAAATACATTCTATCCACTTTTTATTTGAAATATGCAACTTTGAACACGCAATCTATCATGTATGGGTGTGCCAGCAATAATTTTCAATACAAAGCGTCGATTCAAAGCGAAGATAAAAATACTTATTTTCCTGTTACAAAATCGCAGGCTACACAAATTGAAATTGGTTCATCAGTTTCAGTCGGTTATCAATCAAAATTTTCATCAACAATCACAGTCGACAGAGCTTATTCAAACACACATCGATACGCTGATAATGTGAAGGTGTTAAAAAAAGAAGATATCGACGATAATAATGTCGCCATCTATTTAGACATTGATGAACCATTTAATACTATACCAATCACTATTGCGGACGGTGTAGAAAGTGAAATTTACATTTCATCGATGCACTGGCAAAGTGGATTCAGCGATGATGTATTAGACAGAGATGGATGTCCTTGTGAAACCAAAGCTCAATTAATTAATGGTAAATTTCCTATGGTCATTCAAGGTATTGAGATTATGGTCGGTGGTTATGAAACATATGCTAATGCTTTTATGGATATCGTGGATGCTGCTGGTAAACGTGAAGTTTATATTCAAAATGATGCAAGTCAATTGACTACTAATATGACTACTGCAAAAACTACTTATAAGAAATCACCATATGCAATTCAACCTACAAAGTTAAATAGCTGGAATTATATCACAAGAATTGACTTTGATTTGGAAAATGGTACTTTTGTTCAAACTAATATTGGACAAGATGGATCATCAACTACTACTGGATTTGCTGATGGTGTTTATGTAGATAATGCAAGTTCAGGGCAAAGAGAGTTCCTTGGCTTCGGTTATCTCGGGGATGGTTCTACTGCTGGTCTTTCTTGCTTGGCTGCGAGCCATGGGGTCGGTTCTGCGGACTGGGACATCCTCGCCCGCCTCTCAATCAACGGTGTCGGAGGTGAATTAACTGCGTAGCAGTTAAGAGGGGATCTCCCCTTATATCACACCGCTATAACCATTTAAACTTATAATAAACAAATATAAGTAAATTAACTTAAAACAAGATATTGTGATAGTAAGAATCTTGTTTATATATAATAATTAGGATAAAATTCCTGTTTTACATTTTTGTAATATGTTCTAATTATAAAACTTCATTAAATAAAATAATAAAAAATAAATTAAGTCGTGTGTAGCAATTCTAATAAATATGCTGGATAAGCGATTGCAAAAAATACAATATAGCACACGCAAAGGGCTTCTAAATAGCGTCGTTGTTCCTTGGCTTCGGTAATCTCAGGAATGGTTCTAATGCTGGTCTTTCTTACTTGAATGCGAACAATGGGGTCGGTAATGCGAACTGGAACATCCTCGCCCGCCAATCTGTTATTAGGTACTTTCACATACAAAATTATCTAAAATTAAATCAATATATATAAAGTTTAGAAGTCGTACCTAAGTAGGACATTCAATGATTCATTTCATTGAGTCTTTAGCCTTTATGACTAACAATAGTATGTAACACACTCTATATTCAAACTTGTGCACAAGTTTTAGTATAGCGGTTATGTGAATGGCATAACTGAGGTTTAGTAGAAAAATCTTATGATTATAACCGAAAGACCTAGATATACATGAGAGTAATCTCAAGCGTCTCATTTTACTGAGGCGCTTTTTATATAAATAAATTCAAATATTGTAGAATGAAAGGAGTTTAGATGAGAAGATATTTGAGCAAATTTGAATTTACACCCCAATTGATTGAGTCTGCAATTTATGACTGTTTAAACGGTGTTGGAAATTCAAATTCTAGATGGAAACGTATGGATTCAGCATATTTTCTAGCTGAATATTTAATATGCTTTTCTAGAGATAAGGATAAAAACAAACATGATCTTGCAAGAGAAATTCATGACTACATAATGAAATATGAAAATTACAGAATGAAGTTTAATCCTTTGATTAAGGTTATTTCAAGAAATATTCATCATGAGATAGTTAACCATGAAATTAATCTACCGCCTATTCGCTATCAAATGAGACGTGATAATTGCAGTGGTAAATTAAGAAAGATAGGATTAGCTAGTATTAAACAACAAATTTATGATCATATCGTAGTAAAAGCTTGTATGGGAATGTTCATGAATAAAATTGGGCAATATCAATGTGCTTCAATTAGAGGTCGTGGTCAAGTTTATGGTAAAGAAATTATAGAAAAGTGGATAAGAAAGAATCCAAAGAAATGCAAATACGTTTGGAAAGGTGATGTAAAGAAATTCTACCCTTCTATACCTCATAATAAACTCAAGAAATTATTACGTAGAGATATTAAAAATAATGATGTTCTCTATGTCGTTTTTCGTTTGATTGATACGTATGGAGAAGATATTGGACTTTGTATAGGTTCATACTTGTCTCAATTTCTAGCAAACTATTACTTATCTTATGCCTATCATTTTTTAAGTGAAAAATGTTTTACAACTAGAAAGAAAAGAAGGACAAAAGAAATTATACAAGTCCGTCTTATCTCCCATCAATTATTCTACATGGACGATATTATATTATTCAGTTCAAACAAGAAATATTTGAAGAAATGTGTAAACATGTTATCTAAATATCTCAATGATGAATTAGGTTTAAGTATTAAGGACGGACACCAATCATTCCCTCTTGATTCAAGACCTATTGATATGATGGGATATAAAATCTATACATATAAGACAACTATTAGAAAGAGAATATTTAAAAGAACGAATATTATCCTTGCCACTTATAAAGACCCTAAAAAGGTTATGAATGTTGAAACTGCAAGAGCATTTATGAGTTATAAAGGATATTTGGATCATTCTGATAGTGTGAAATATAGGAAGAAAATGAAGTTTAAAAGAACTTTCAAAAATGCGAAGGAGGTTATCCGAAATTATGCAAAGTATAGCGGAGTTCATGAACAAACAGCCTGATTATAGGTATTTTAAAGTGAATGATGAACGTGCTGACATTTTCATTTACAAGTTCATTGAAGAAATTGATTCTAAAGAAATGAACATGAATGTTTCTTTTGATGAAGAAGGAAATAGAATTGAAACTGAAGTAGATGAAGATAGTCACGTTTATTCATATAAGGTTAATTGTTTTACAGTTGATCCAAATGAGATTACTGAAGAAATGATTAAAGAAAATCCTTTAGATTATATTGATTATGTTAAGCCTACTGAAGAAGTTGAACAAGACGAATATTTATTAGATTTAGATTATAGAATCACTTGTTTAGAGCTAGGTTTATAAAATTGATTTAAAGGTTATTAAAATTAAATAGGTATTAAATCTCATGAGTTATTCGTGGGATTTTTTATTTTACAATTGAATATTTAAAAATTTTAGTGTTTATAGGAGGAAAAAATTATGGAACACACAACTACTTACAAAATGTTATTAAAAACTATTACTAAAAAGAAACAAACTGGATTAACTCAAAAGTACATTGCTGATATGCAAGAAAAATTAGATGTATTCTACGCTGGTGATAGATTAACTACTGAAGAATACGAAGAATTAATGAAATTGTTAGATGAATAAAATCATAGTTTTAGTTCAACAAATTAATATTTTTTAAATTCAAAGGAGGATTTATTTATGGACTTTCAAACAATTTATAATGTTTTAGTAACTGTGGCTGCTATTACGATTGGTGGTTTATCATTATACTTAAAAACTTCAGCAAAAGCACAAAATAAAGCTAAAGAAATTCAAGAAACTATGGCTTTAATTATGGGAGAAGCAGTAGTTTATATTAGAAAAGCTGAAGAAGATTATAAAGATACAACTAAAAAAGGTGGAGAAAAATTCAATGAAGTAGTTGATAAACTATATTCATTAGTTCCTGATGCTTTAAAACCCATTATTACTGAAGATAGAATTAAAGATATTGTTCAATCAACTTTTGATGAAGTTGAAAATTATGTTAAATTACAACTAGATAATACAGTTGATAAGGTCGATGTAAAACCTAAAACGACTAAAACCAGATCAAAGAAAAAATAATTGTTTATATAAACCATTGAGTAGAGGTTAATTCCCCTACTCTTTTTTATTTTATAAGGAGGAAATAAATAATGTTAGAAATTAATCAAAGTTACTGGAGAGAATATGAATAGTGGTATTGATTATAGAACAGAAACACCATATAAACTCTATATTCATATAGTTCCAAAAAAAATAACTGGATATGATCATGATAAATATTATGTAGGAATAACTCGACAAAAATCTGTTAAATTACGTTGGAATAATGGTAATGGTTATAGAAAAAATATTCATTTTTGGAGAGCGATACAAAAATATGGATGGAATAATATTGAACACGAAGTTATTGCTTCAAATATAACAAAAGATGAGGCAATAAATTTTGAAAAATTGATGATAAAAAAATTGAATTCTAATGATTATCATTTTGGATATAACATAACCGCTGGTGGTGAAGGTTGTATGTTAAAAGGTGAGAAAAACCCAAATTTTGGTCATCATTGGACGGATGAACAAAAAAAGAAAATGAGTGAATATAGAAAGCAACATCCTATAATAGTAAGTGAAGAAGGACGAAAACGAAAATCTGATTTTATGAAGAAGAAATGGCAAGATGAAGAATATAGAAAAAACAAAACTGGAGAAAATGCGCCTTGTTATGGCAGAATTGGTGAGAAACATCCTTTATATGGTAAACCTGGATATAATTCAAAAAAAGTAATATGCTTAAATACAAAAGAATTATTTTCTTCAGTAACAGTTGCTTCAAAAAATAAAAATGCTAATCATTCTAAAATTTGTATGGTTTGTAGAGGCGAAAGGATTTCATGTGGTAAAGATAAAAAAGGTAATCCTTTGCATTGGATTTATTTTGAAGATTATATAAAAGAAAAAAATATTTCAGAAAAAGAGGCTATGGATGGTCTCTTTTTTATTGCTTAAAAGGAGGAATAATTATATGAAATTTAATGTACATGGTGGACACAATTTCAAAGTACAAGGAGCTAGTGGATGTTTTAGTGAGACCAAAGAAGATAGAAATGTCAAAAATTTAGTTATTGCTAAATTACATGCTTTAGGTCATACGGTATATGACTGTACTGATGAAGATGGTGCTACACAATCAAAAAATTTAGTTAATATTGTAAACAAATGTAATGCTCATTCAGTTGATTTAGATATTTCAATTCACTTTAATGCATCAAATGGCGCTGGGCATGGTGTTGAAGTTTTAGTTTATAGTGATAATTCCAAAGCAAAACCATATGCTCAAAACATTTGTAATTCAATCGCTGCTCTAGGATTTACTAACAGAGGGGTAAAAATTAGAACTAATTTGTATGTTCTTAAAAAAACAAACGCTCCTTCTCTATTAGTAGAATGTTGTTTCTGCGATAATCAAGGTGATGCAAATTTATATAACGCAGAAAAAATGGCTGACGCTATTGTCAAAGGAATTGTAGGTAAAACTGTTGAAGTTAAACAAGAGGTTACAACAGTATCACCTACTCCAACTGCAAAAGCAAAATCATATTTATCTAATGGAGATAAAGGTATAGCTGTAAAAACAATGCAAACTATGTTGATTGCAGTAGGATATTCTTGTGGTAGGTATGGTGCAGATAGTTCATTTGGAACTGGAACTACTAATGCTTTAAAGAAATTCCAAAAAGCTTATGGTTTAACTGTAGATGGCAAATATGGAAATAAATCTAAAGCTAAATTAGAATCGGTTTATAATGCTAAAACAACTCAAACAACTAAAAAATCAAATGATGATTGGGTAAATAGATTAAATGCTGAAATAAAAGCACAAGGTTTCTCGACATATCCACTCGTTAAAAGAGGCGCTAAAGGCAATATTACAAAACTAATTCAAGAAAGATTAGTTAGCGTAGGTTTTAATCTTAAAGTCGATGGAGATTTTGGAGAAACTACTGAAGCGAAAGTTAAAAAATTTCAATCCAACAGAGGTCTTACTGTGGATGGAAAAGTAGGACAAAAAACATGGGAATGGTTAATTAGCGGTAAAAGCGTATAGAAAATATAAGAAAGTGAGTATTATCGCCCACTTTCTTTCATTTCTTCTAATGTTTCATAAAACATATTATTTTGTAATTTAAAAATATTTAATGCGTGTTTAATTGTTGTTTCAATATATTTATCTTCACGAAGATCAATTTCAAAGTCTGAATATTCAATATCAAAATCATTAAATACTAAAGCTTTTTCTTGAAAGTCATAATAAAGAATTACTTTTGTATCTTCACCAGTTATTGATTTTACATATTCTAAATCTTTGATCATATCTTCTGATAAGTAAGAAGTATTAAATGGATCATGATAAGCAAAATTTTTATCAACGTATTTTCTTATATAATCGTAAGCATTTCCTAGTGCCATAAATGTCAATCTCCTTTCGTTTATATGAGAATATTATAGCATAAGATATTGATACTTAATTAAATAATTTTTAAATTAACTGAATTTATAAGGAGTTTAAATGAAAAAAGTAAAAATTGTTAGAGGTTCACAAGATATTTTACATGATAGATTGCGTATGAAAGATTATGAGAAAGAGTTTAATTTGATTACTGAAACTAAATACGTATCTGTTGTATCTGATGGTGAACGAGAATACACGTTTAAAAACGAATTTATAATTAAATAAAATTGTAGGAGAGAAGTTAATGATACAATTTATAATGGATCATTGGACATCTATTATCGAAGGATTTGCAGCATTAGGTATTGTTGTTGAAATTACACCTATTAAAATTTATCCTTTAAAATGGTTAGGGAATCGATTCAATGCTAGTTTAAAAGAAAAATTAGATGAGTCTAATGCCGAATTAAAAAAAGAAATAGATGATGTTAATAAAAAATTAGATAAGCATATTGATAGCGGTGCAAAAAAAGACATGAAAGATTTAAGACATGATATTCTTGATTTTTCGGATCGTATCACTGAAGGTAGTAAACCTTCTAAAGATGCTTTTACTCATACTTTTGATATTGCTGTAGATTATCATAACTTAATAGAAGAATATAATTTAACAAATGGAGTTATTGATATTGAAATGGAAAATATTAAAAAGAAGTATGCCGAACTATATTTAAATAAAAAAGATAATTAAATAAACATGGGTTACTATTAATTTAGTAACCCTATTTTTTTGCATTTTAATTGAAAATAAATAATAACATTCTCGAATAATATTAACATTTATTTTCAATTAAATAATAGAAGGATTTGATTTATAAACTAGGAATATTTTGTTCCAATTTTTGTTCCAAAATAATGCCACATAATGCCAAATTTTGCCTTATTTTGCCATTTTGAAGTGAAATTTTAAAAATTAAAAATCGCCCAAGCCCTTTGAAAACGTTGATATTTCAAGGAATAATACAGTGTATGACATTGAAATGATTTTTTGTATTTCTGTAATACTAGTTATTTTACTGCTTGTTATTCCAAATGTTACAAGTAAAAATCGTTTAGTAAAAGAAAAAA